TGTCAAATACTGTTTTAATGATGTCTTGCATGGTTACGTTTTTAAAATTGGAGTACAATAACAATCTACCTTAAACTTAAAAGATAGACTATTTATTTTTAGTACATCTGTAAGACTTATAAAATTTTTATATGTATATTTATAAAATTATTAATTTAATTAATAATAAAATTTATATAGGTCAATCTCAATTTGATTTTAATAAGACAATAAATTATTTAGGTTCTGGAAATAAATTAAAATTGGCTTTTAAAAAATATGGTAAAGAAAATTTTAAAAAAGAAATTTTGGAATTTTGTAATACTAAAGAGGATCTTAATGACAGAGAAAAATTTTGGATTAAAGAATTAAATTCTCAAAATAGAATTATTGGTTATAATATTTTACCAGGTGGATATAATAAAAAAGATTTAAAACTTTTAGAAGAAACTAAACAAAAAATTAGTGAAGCAAATAAAGGTAAAAAAAGAACTGAAGAGCAACGAAAGAATATTAGTGAAGGACATAAAGGAAAGAAAAGAGATTTAGAAGTAGTATTAAAAATTGCAAATTCAAATAAGGGGAAAAAACGAACAGAAGAACAACGCCAAAAAATTAGTAAAGCAAATAAAGGTAAAAAACGAACCGAAGAGCAACGAAAAAAGAATAGCGAACTTAATAAAGGAAAAATACTTTCTGAAGAAACTAAACAAAAAATTAGTGAAGGACGTAAAGGAATAAAAAATTCTATAGAATCTATTCAAAAAGGAATAGAAACAAAAAAGAAAAATGGTACTAATATTTGTAAAGAAGAAACCAAACAAAAATTAAGTATTTCTCATAAAGGAAAGAAAAAAGGAGAACCTACCGAAGAAACTAAACAAAAAATTAGTGAAGCAAATAAAGGTAAAAAAAGAACTGAAGAGCAACGAAAGAATATTAGTGAAGGACATAAAGGACAAATTCCATGGAATAAAGGATTAAAATTAAAGAAATAATATGAATTTAAATGAAATAGAAAAAATTCAACTCGATGAAGAAGAATTAGAATTTTTAGAATGTTTTAGACAAGAAAAGAAATTAGCAGAATTACTTTATGAGAAACTACAAAAAGAAGGAACTTTAAGTTTTGAATTACTTTATAGATCTTTAATAATAATAGCAGAAGAAAATCATAAAGTAGGCTATGATAATGGATGGGAAGATGCAAATAAAAATGAATAATTAAAAACTTTTTAACAGTTTCGAATACTAATTAAAAATGAGGTAGAGATAAAGCTCTATCAAAACCTTAATAAAGAGTTTGGGGGAGGTGCCCAATCGAAAAAACTAAAATTACTTTAAATGAAATGGCAAGTGAAATGGATTTCTTCAATTTAACAGTTGAAGATTTTGACAAACCAGAACAAAAGAAAAGTTGGAATTCGGAAGATCTTTACAAACCGAGTCCTAAAAATGCAAAAGGAAACACAGGTGTTTACAAAGCGGTATTAAGATTTTTACCAAATCCAGTGGATCCAAAAAACAAATCAATTCTCTCTAAATGGTCAGTATTTTTAACAAATCCTGATACACAACAAAAACGAAGTGTAGATTGTCCGTCAACTATTGGTGAAAAATCAATTATTCAAGATGTTTTCTTTAAGCTTAAGAAATCAAATTCTGTAGCAGATCAAGAATTGTCTAAAGAATTTTCACGTACACAAAAATTCACATCTTTAGTACTCATAGTAGAAGACAAAAATAATCCTGATCTTGAAGGTAAGATTATGGTATGGCAATATGGTGTGAAAGTACATGATAAAATTAAAGCCTTAATTAAACCAGAATTTGGAAAACCTTGTATTCCATTTGATCTTTTTGAAGCTAAAGATTTCTTTTTATCGGTTAAAACTGTTAACAAATTTCCAAATTATGATGACTCTTACTTTTTAGAAGAAAGAACACCATTAACGTTAAATGGAATTACATGTGATAAAGACAACCAAACAAGTACTAAAAAAGTAATTGAGTACTTGAAAGAAAATGCACCAGATCTTAGTACCTATGATTATCAACCATGGACAGATGAAATTAGAAACTTTGTGAATGATTGTATTAAAGCAATAGTTCCAGCTGGAAGAGTTGCAAGTGAAGTAGCAAAATATTCACAAGAATCAAGAAGTGCAAGTGCAAGTGCATCAAAAGTTGAAGAAAAAGTTGAAGTAAAACCAACTAAAAAAGTAGAAATACCTGAAATTCCTATCAAAAGTGCAGATTTGACAGAAGATGATATGAAATTTGATGATATGGATTTAGATGGAGACTTTGATGAAGAACTTTATAACAGTTTGTAATCTGACAAATGAAAATAATATCAAAGCCGATTATCTTACAAGGTGGTCGGCTTTTTTAGAAAATTTTCAATTATATGAATATTTTAGATTTTAATTTTGAAATTTCAAATTTTGAAGAAAATGTTATTCCTGAAAATTTTAAAGATAAAATTATATCTTTAATACAAGAAATTTTAAATGAACAGTTTTCTATTTTTCAAAAAAGAAAAATTAGAATTAAAAGAGATCGTTTAAATTTTAGTTGTCCATATTGTGGAGATAGTGCAACAGATTCTTCAAAAAAGCGAGGAAATCTCTATTTAAAAAATTTGTCTGTTTATTGCTACAATTGTAATCATCATACATCATTACAAAAGTTTCTTAAAGATTTTGGAAAATCATTAGTAGGTAATGATTTAGTTTATGCTAAAAAATTACAAGAAGAAAACAAACAGTTTTTATCACATCGCCAACAAATTGATAATTCTTTCTTTTTTGATGAAACAATTTTAGATGAGTTTGCTATTGATAAAAGGGTAATTTTTGAAGCATACAATTTAATAGAGATTAATCATCCACAAGCTAATTGGATTAGAAAATATCTTGAAGACAGATTACAAACTAATTTTAGTAATTTTGGTTGGGATAAAGAAAGAAACAGACTTTTCATTTTTAATTTTACGAGTTCTGGTAAAGTATTAGGATTTCAAATTAGGAATTTCAAACAGGAACCTAAGTATATTACCAAAACCTTGCAAATTTTATATGAAGAATTAGGAATTGAACATGAAAAAGAAGACGAAGAAAGTGAATTTGAAGAAGTAAATCGACTTTCATTTTTGTTTGGTTTGAGTACAACCGATTTTAAAAAACCCGTTTTTGCATTTGAAGGTCCACTTGATTCTTTCTTAATTAGTAATGCTATAAGTACTTGTGGAACTAATAACGAGTTACCATTTTTCATGAGTAATCTTTACTTTATCTATGATAAGGATAAACCGGGAACAAAAAAATCAATTGAAAAACTTAATGCAAAATGTAATGTTTTTCTTTGGTCTAAGTTTTTAAAAGCCATAGAATATCCTGAAACATCAAAAAAAATTGATTTTACAGACATCATGAAATGGAGTATAGAAAATAATGTGGAATTACCATCTTTGTTGGGATTTTTTGGCAATCATCCACTTGATATTTGGGAATTATGAGTGAGGAAAAGTACTTAAAAGAACTTGATGATTATTGTAAACCAAAGGAATATTTGAAAGCTCCTGTTAAAATGAAAATTATGGACTTAGAATCAGTAGAGGTAAAATTTAGAATAGATAGTATTGTAGAGACAAAAGAAAAAATTAAAGTAAAACATGATAGAAGAGGAAAATCTGGAAAACAACTATTCTGAAAAAGAAATTGATAAAAAAGAACAATTATATGAAAGGTTTGCAAGAGAAAGAATAGAGTGGTATGAAAAAATAGATGAAATGACAAGAAAATTAAGAGACATCTATCAAGTTTCAGAAGTATTGGTTGATGTTCTTAGTGCTCGTCAAAAATTACTTGATTATCAGCATACTATTTTTGGAAATCTTAGTAAAGTTAATGCAAATCTCAGAGATGCAAAACGTAAAAAGTTCATTCATTATACTACAGAATCGGATCTTCGTTTAGATAAAGAGAAAAATCTTTTTATTGAAACAGATCTTAAGAAACAGATACTACTACAAGAATTATTAGACTCTCATTTAAAGTTTATCAGAGAAACTATTGAAACATGCGATCGCATACACTATTCTGTAAAATGGAAAATACAGTTAGAAGAATATCGTAGAAGTAACAATTAAAATTAAGAAAGAATTTGAAAGTAAGAATTTGTACCGAAAATCCCAATTTTTTACAAATCTATGAAGCAACAGACAAAGAATTGACACAAATAGAATACAGTTTTAAGCCATTTGTAGATAATTATCGTTTTAATCCTAAGTATAAAAGAGGAATTTGGGATGGAAGAATTTCATTTTATTCAAAACATAAAAGATTGATTCCAATTGGTCTTTGGAATCAACTTTGTGTTGTTGCTAAAGAATTTGATTTTGAATGTTTTATAGAAGATATCGATGAAATTGTTGATCAAAATTTTATTTTTGAAGAATTTGAAGAATGGATACGAGATTTTTTTAAAGATCATCCATTATATTGTATCGGGGGCGAAAAAGAAGTTAGAGATTATCAAATAAAATCAGCATTTAATATATTACAATTTCGATTATCAACATCAGAAATTGCAACATCCGCAGGGAAAACTTTAATTATGTTTATAGTTTTTGCTTATCTCTTTTCAACTAATAAGATTAAAAATTATCTAATTATAGTTCCTACTACTTCTTTGATTTTACAAGGGATGGAAGATTTTGAAGAGTATAATAATGGAAAATTAAAGTTTGATATTTTACCGGTACATGCGGGAACTAAAAAAGACAGAACAGGATATGAGATAATTTTTGGTACTTTTCAATCTTTGACAAAACAAGAAACGGAATGGTTTGCTGATATTGATGTGATTTGTGTAGATGAATGTCACACAGCTCAAAATCAATCAATTAGAGATATAATTTCAAAATGTCCTGGATTAAAATATCGGTATGGATTATCGGGAACGGCAAAAAAACATCCAAATAGTGCAAATCACTATACATTACAAGCATATTTAGGTCCTTATGTTAATGACATCTCAGCTAAGTTTTTAATAGATAACAAGTTTGCTACTCAAGTTTTTGTTAAGGTAGTAAGAATGAACTATCTTGAAGATGATATCAAGAAAAAACTACAAGAACTTAGATACAAGAGACATGAAATTGAAGGTACAAAGTTACTTAATATTGAAAAAAAGTTAGTAATTGACAATAGAAAACGTTTTCTTTATGTTACTGATTTTATTTCTAAAGCAACTAAAAATTCTTTAGTTTTATTTGCTGATATTAAGTATGGTTATGGACGAAAGATTTATGATTGGCTGCGACAAAATACAGATAAAACAGTTTATTATATTGATGGAGATACTAGTACAAAAAACAGAGATTTATATTTTTCTGAAATGGAAGAAGGAAATAATAAAATTTTAGTTGCAAGTTTTTTAACTTGTAGTCAAGGAATTTCTATAAATAATTTACATAATCTTTTTTTAGTAGAAAGTTATAAATCCGATAAAATTATCCGGCAATCAATTGGGCGTGGTATGCGTAAACAGAAAAATAAAGAAAGAACTACAATCATTGACTTTTGTGATGATTTTTCAATGAAAACACAAGGATATCTTAGAAAACACTCGGAAGAACGAATTCAAACATACAAAGAGCAAGGATTTCCTTTTAAAATTTTTGAAGTGAACTACTAAAGATGATAATTAATAATTGCAAAATAGACCTGTACAATCAAGATTGTTTCAAGGTCTTTTCTAATTTAAAAGATGGTTCAGTTCATCTTGCCATAGTTGATCCTCCTTATGGAATTTCAATGAAAAACAGTCATTCAGATGATGTTCAAGATTGGGATAAGTTTGAAAAAGAAGAGTTTGTTAAATTCACAACCAAGTGGCTTAATGAACTTTACAGAGTTTTAACTCCTAATGGAAGCTGCTGGATTTTTTTCGGTCCTACTATGATACATGAAATGTTTGATGCTATTGCACAAACTAAGTTTCACAATTTGTTAGAAAATTGGATTTGTTATGCAAGAAACAAAGGAAGAGGTGCTAGCAAAAAATTAAAATCATTAAGAGAGGATATCTTCCACTTAGTTAAGGATCCAAAAGACTACACTTTTCACAGTGAAGAGTATTTGCGAAGAGTAGTTGCGCCTTATGTTTTAAAAGGTGGAGAAAAAAGAGGATGGGATTATAGAGATGGAGTTCCTATGCGCTATACAGGATTAGGAAACATTATGGCTTTTTCTGAGTATGAATCGCGAAAAGGTGCAAAACCAAAAGGGTGGGTTCCTGATATTTCAACAGGAGAACCATTACAGTTTTCCGGTGAACCTACTGATGTTTGTTTCTTTACACCACCTACTTATCATCATAGATTTGAAAAACAAGTGCATACATGTCAAAAACCGGTGCAACTATTAACTATGCTAATTTTGATGAGTTCTAAAATGGGTGAAACAGTAATTGATCCGTTTATGGGAAGTGGAAGTACGGGAGTTGCGGCAGTGATTGGAGATAGGAATTTTATTGGTATTGAAATGAGTACTGATGTTTTTAATAAAGCAAAGAATTGGTTAGAAAACATCAATTTTAGAGAAGCAGAAAAATACTTAAAGGACCATATCTCAAGTTCTGAAGAAAACTCAAAGTTTCATTATAGTAAAAGAGATTTCATGCCCAAGTTAAAGAAGTTGTTTTAATAATAGAAAACTTGCAAAATAATCTGGAATAAATAGTAAAAAATAGTGTATATCAATGTTAAGAAAAATTAAATCCATAGATGAGTTCATCAACGAGAATTTGCAACAAAAAGTAAATGAAGAGTTGTATGATAGAACAGTTAATTTAAAATCTTTTAGACCTGAAGAGCAAAATTTCATTAGAAGAGTTTTGAATTTTGACAGTAATGTGAAAGAAGTGTATGCTGTTAGTAATACTTTAGGAGTACAAAAGAAAGATTTTGCTAAAGTTACTAAAAGTTTGGGAAGCATACTTGAAGGACCAGTTAATATTGAAGGTGTTACTTATACTGTTTATCAAGGAAATGGAAATAGTCCGGTAGTTGAATCAAAAAGTGGAAACAGTGTGATTTACTTAATGGATGCAGATGCTATTTTAGAAGGACATCTTTTTGAAAGTGAAAATATTACACCAGAAGATTTGACAATTATTTTAGAAGCTTTACCAGAACTTGAAAAATTGATTTTTAAAAGAATTGGAATGAAAGTTAAACTTTCAGCAGAACTTAATCCAGGAAGAACGGATTCTTATATAAGAATTTCAAGCGGAGACTTGATGAAAGAATATGGAAATAATCCCATTGTTAAAGCATGTTTTGCAAAATGGAATCTTTATTTCTGGGGTGGTACCAAAATAAAAGATAATGAATTTTGGTTTAATCCAAAATGTAGTTATGAACATCCTTCAGGGGGACAAAATGGCACCGACTTTATTTGGGACAGTTTGTGGTTACAGAATGGTAAATGGGTAGAAGGAAGAGTAATTGTTTAATAGCATATTTTAAAATAACAACAAACTAATGAAGAAATTAACAGAAAGTTTAAAACAATACAGAGAAGAAAATCAAGAACAGTTTTTGTTGGAAAGGTACACTATTAGTAATAGTGATATAGCAGCAATTAAAAGATTGAAAAATTCTTATTTTGATGAACTTGATAAATTGACAATTCCTGCACGAGATTTTTTGATGATGTTTTTTAATGCTATTAATGGAACTTTACCATTTTCTCAAAGATTTAATGCTATTACAGAAGGAAAAGTTAATTAAAATTATCCAACAGGAATTGATGGAATTAGACAAAAAATGGCAGACTTTTTTAATGTTACTATTGGAAGTTTAAAACAGTTTAATTTTGATGGTACTGATGATTGGAAAAAGTTGACAAAAGCTTTAAATTCAACAAGCGAAGAAGGAACTAAGAATATTGTACGAGTAGCTTACAATGCAGCAATTAGAGATGGTGAAATAGATGGAACACCAATTTAAGGATAGTAAACAAAAAAAACACTATGAACAGAAGAATTTCAACACTTGATGAATTCATCAATGAATCAAAACAAACAATAATTAATGAAGCTTTTGAGTCTAACATACTTAGAATAATGTCAAAAACTAAGATGTGGAGACAAATTAAAGATAGTATTAAGTTAAAATGGGATGAAATTAAAGATGATGATTTCATTCAATTAGAACCGGTAGAAGCAGCAAAGAAAGCTAAAAAACAAGACGGTCAACATCCAATGGTAATTTTTTGGATGAATGGAAATGATTTACTCGGGGTTTCTAGAAATGATTGGGTAATGGTTACTGAATTTTATTACAAAAGCTATCGCTCAGGGGCTACACCAGTTTATCGTTCAGTTGATGCTATTAAAAGAGATTCAACTAACACTTACATAATTGATGATGCAAGGTACATTGAATTTAATGCTAATGATGTAAGACAAGAACGTTGGGCAAATAAGCAAGATGCTGAAGCTTTCAAACAAAATTATGAAATTAAAAATGCTAATATCACAAGATACAAAGGAATTTTAGCAGAAAACAAAACTAAAAGATTGTTACCAGAAGAGGAAGAAATCAAAACTATGGTAAAAGAAGTTTTCGAACATTACCAAACTTTGTTTGAAAAGTTAGTTGGTAGCCCGGATTGGTACAAAATTAAAAAATTGGGAGGTAAAATTGCTAATTTCTTAAATCTTTATAGTGAATTTACAAACAGAAGTACACAAGTTGCAGATTATAAAGCAAGAGGAAAAGAACCAGATGCTTATTATAATGATGAATTAAGAAAGAATTACTTAGGTATTAAGCAAATTTTGTTAGAATTACAGAAAGAAAATGAAGAGCAAGTTGCCGCAGCTTAAAATAATGAGATAATAATGAAGACTTTTAATGAATTTTTAACAGAAGCAAAAGAAGTAGATTATGATGGTGTTCTACTAAAAGATTTAGAAAAACTTTTGGATAAGTACCTTAATGATAAGATTAAAACAAACGAAGAATTTGATGATGCTTTTTCAGCAGTTCTTAGTTTAATGCACATGGCTTTTAAAGTTGGTATGAAAATGCAATCCGTTGGTTATGTTGAAGTTACACCAGTTTTAGCAAAAGCTGAAAAAACTTTGAAATCTGATTTTAGAGTTTTTGATCAAGTTAAAAATAGTCCCGGCGGACTAAAATTCCAATAAGAATTAACTAAAATAACAAGATAGGAAAATGAAACAAAGAGTTTTAAATTTAGACCAATTCATTGCTGAAGATAGTAGAATAGACAGAGAGCTTAATTCATTAGTAGAAATAGCAGTAAATGAACAAGAAACAACAGAGCAATACAGAGAAACATGCAAATCAATTCTTAAAGAGAATTTTGGTGTTACTTCTATTGAAGTTTTGACTTTTGATCAAAAATCAAAGTATGTTGACATATTGAAATCAACAGACATGATTAAAGAAAGTATTGAAAGAGCAGAACAATTAGATGAGTCATTAAAAGAAGAGTATCAAACTTACTTTAGAGAATGCTTAAAAGGGTTTGGTATTAAAAATCTTAGCGAACTTACTAAAGAAACAAAACCTAAATTCTGGAAAACAGTAAAAGAAGGTTGGGAAAAAGGAAAAGGACGTAAAGAATCAGGTGAAAAGAAAATTGAAGAAGCTGAAATCAATGAAGCCGAAATTAAATCTGAAGAAGAATTCAGAAAATATGCAGAAGCTCGTTTAAAAAAGATGCACAAAGATGACTTTGATGAAACTAAAGCAAAGGAAACTATTGATGGATTATTAAAGAAAAAGAAAGAAGATAATCTTGAGTTTGGTGCTTTGGTGGGAATGTTAGGCTAAAAATTTAAATTACAATAGAATGGAAAGAAAAATTAAAAGTTTAGATAATTACATCAATAGTGAAAAAGTTATTGCTGAATCTTCAATTAATGAATCAACTTCTTACAACAGAGTTGTAGAATGTGCAAGATTTTTTGACAATTTGATTTCCATAATAGATGTACCATCTGACTTTACAATAATTCAATTTACTGAAAGAGAAACGTATGGTCAAGTTTTACGAAATTGGGATATTGATAAAGAAGATCCTAGATTTAATGAAACAGTAAAAGCTGGAATTTACCTCTTATTAAGGGGTAGTTATCGAAAAATACTAGATTTGTTTACACCAACCGAATCTTTTACAATTTCAGCTAGATCAAAAACAGAGTCTATCTTTTACTACAGTTTTGGTGAATTTTAAAAACTAAAACTAAGATGAGATTGTTCTACTTTTTAAAACGTCTTAACAAGTGTCTTAAAGAAAATTATGGCACTAATGAGTTTAAATTGCTCCGCAAAAAAGTGTGGAGTGATTTTGTTTTCATGATATTCATGGGACTTTATGCTTGGATTACATCGGTTTTGATTTGGTGGATTGCTGTTTTAAGAAGAAAAGCAGTACAGAAAAATTTCTATGAAGCTATTAATCCTAAGATTGAAAATTGGCTTAGAGACAAGTTCATGCCACATCCATTAGATAGAAAATACCGAATGCTTGAAGTTGCTATGTGGACTAAAATTTCAAGTTCAGAAGCAATTAGAACTTTAGAAGATGCAAAAAATCATATCCATTGGAGATTAACAGGAAATGCTTGGAGATATGAAAAAGATAATTTTACAGAAGATGAGAAATTATTAATGGCTGAATTAGCTTGTCATTTTGACTTTGATCATCTAAGAAAGTTGATAAAAGAAAGAATGAGTTTCATTAATTACAGAATGCTTTGTCATCTTTCTATGGACAATATTGCAAATCCATATCCACAATACTTTATGCTACAAAAGTACAATAATAAATGGTGGTTGGCTTGTATTGCAGATTACGTTTTTAGAAATCCAAGAAATACCGGTTACTATTTAGGAGATAGATTTTTAACATGTGATTTAACCAATATGCCAATTCATGGATTTAAGAATGTTTATGGTAAAGTAGAAATAGAAGGAATAGGACAAAGAGAATTAGGTGAACAGTTTTATTACACCGACGATCAAAACTATTTTCATTATCAGTGTAATGATGAAAAAGAAAAGAATTGGTTTCAGTTTGGATTTGGATACTTAAAACCTAATCCGGAAAGAGCTAGACCATATTTGGGTACTTCAATTCGTAAAATAATTAACACACCAACATACTATTAAGATGATAGAATTAAAAGGATTTCTAAGTTTTGATCAATTTTTAAATGAGAATTTAAAAACAGGTTCTTTATTTGTAGTTAGTTATGGAGGAAAATTTAGTCCGTTTCATTCAGGGCATTTTGAAATTTACGAAAAGATTTGCAAACAGTTTGGTAAGGATAATGTTTTTATTACAACATCCGATTTACCTGTAAAACCAGATCCTACAAAACATTTTTTAAATTTTGAAGAAAAATCTTCAATAATGACAAAGATGTTTAAAATTCCATCAAATCGAATTTTTAAAGTGAAGAACAATTATGCACCTATGGAATTATTAAATCAATTTCCAGAAAGTACAATTTTCGTTACTGTTCTTGGACAAAAAGATGTAGAAAGATTAGTTAATGGGAAGTACTTTAAATGGATGGCTAAAGAAGATGTTTTGGTAGCTAAAAATGGTTCTGATTTAAGTTGGTTACAAGGGTACAAAGAAAGTGGTTACGTTTGGATAGAAGAAAATTGGAATGTTAATTTAAGCGCTACTGAAATTAGAGAATTTTTTAGAAATCCGGCAAATTCTTTAGAAGATAAGGAAAGATTTTTTAAGAAAATCTATGGTAAGATGGATGCAGGTATTTTTAATATGCTGGATTCTAAGATAAAATGAAGATGAAATTTTAATAGGAGTTAAATCACTTTTTGAAAAAATTGGTAAAATTTGGTATACCACTAAAGATGGTATTGAACATATTTATTGGCCAGATTTTTTTATCCCAAAAATTAACACTATTATTGAAGTCAAAAGTACATGGACATATGAACATAATAAAGAAATTACACACTTAAAAAAGCAAGCTTGTATAGATTTAGGATTTAATCATGAAGTTTGGTTAGTACAAAGAAAAAAGAAAAATGATGATAATACTAAAAGGATTAAAATCTTTTGATCAATTTTTGAATGAAAAAATTAAAGAATCATTAGTAATTTCATATGATTTTAAAACAATGGCAGATTTAAATGGTGGTGCTTTTGGTCATCTATCTCATCTTTATGAAGATTTAGACCTTACTTTTGGAGATTTAAAAGAAATTGTTGAGGCAGGTTTAAGGGGTGAACTTAATGAAATAGTGGAAAAGACTGATGGTCAGGCTCTTAGTTTATCATTTAAAGATGGTAGAATTATCTATGCTCGTAATAAAGGACAGTTTAAAAATTTTGGTGCTAATGCACTTGATTCTAAAGGAATTAAAGAAATGTTTGCTGGTAGAGGAACTTTGTCAGAAGCCTACAATTTTGCCATAGATGATTTAGAATCAGCACTATTAAAATTACCAACAAAAGAACTTAATGCCATTTTTAATGAAGGTGAAAAATTCATGCATTTAGAAGTGATGTACACTAGAAATCAGGTTACAGTTCCTTATGGTGCTGAACTACTTGTTTTTCATAATGTTAGTACCTATGATAAAGATGGTGAATTAATGGTACAAGATAGAAAATCGGCAGACAAACTTGCTAAGATGATAAAGGATGTGAATGCAGAAGTTCAAAAAACTTTTAAAATTCAAGGTAGTCCTTACGTAGACATGAAAGTAATTGATGATTTTGACAAAAAGAAATCTGAATTTTTCAAGAAAATTAACGAGATAGAAAAGAAAGTAGGTTTAATTGATACAAGTACTTTAGGAGATTACTATGAGCAAGAATTTGAGAAAGTTCTTAAAAAAGAGAGACCTGGACTTAATGAAATAGAAAGAATAGGTTTGGTAAGAAGATGGGTTAGAGAGGACAAAAGTTTCAGATTAGACAAAAGCAATTTAGAACTTGAAAATATCGAATGGGCTAAAGATTTTGAGAAGAGTAAAGTTCTTAATACTATTAAAGAGATTAGAAAACCAATCGAATTATTTTCAATAGAGTTAGGAATTGAAATTATTAAGAATATCAAAACTTTTTTAACGGTTAATCCAGACCAAGCCACTGAAAGTATTAAACGAGAATTGGACAAAGCAATTAATGATATTAAATCAGGCGGAGATGAATCAGCAATTAACAAAATGGAAAGACATCTAGAACGATTACAATCATTTGGAATGGACCAAATCTTTCCAACAGAGGGTGTAATTTTTCAAAGAGGAAACCAATTGTACAAACTCACAGGTACTTTTGCAGATGTACATCACATCATAGGAATTTTAAAATTTGGAAGATAATGAAGCAGAGAATATCAAACACACTAGAACAGTTTATCAATGAAAATGTTGAGTACAGATTTATTGGAGATGATAACAAACCTATGGAACCATCAAAAGAGGTAGAAAAATTTAAAATACCACAAGATCCAATTACGGTTGCTAAAGTAACAGGTCACTATGGAAAAATGAGTACAAGAGATTATGCTTATGTTGAAGTTACTTTTTCAAATGGACAAGTATATTCTTTAGTTGTTGATCCTCCTAAAAAAGAAAAGTACAGAGTAAGAATTGATCATAGAACAGAAAGTGGACAAACTTGGCAATATCCAATTGCAGGCGATGATTACCTCAACATGATGAAAAAGTATGATGAAGATATTGTTTACGTTGCAACACTTTTAATTGCCCAAAAGTTTTTTAAAATGAAGATTTAGAGATGGAACAAAGAATACCATTATTTGAGGATTTTATCATAGAAGCAGATTTTTCTTGGAATGTTGATGATGTTTTAAAAACAGTTCAAGAATGTTTGCCTAATTTAGAAAAAAGAATTTTAAAGACTTTCAATAGAAACGTAAAATTGGAAGCAACATATGAACAACAAAGTCATCAAATTAGAATTAAATCCGGTTTTCTTTTGGCGCCAAAATCTGAAATAGGACAATCATATGATGTTTACGAATACTATTTTTGGTTTGGTAGAATAGTTGATTCCCCAAAACATCCCGAATTAACATGGAAACCAACTTTAAAATCAAAAGCAAAAGAAGGATATTCTGGAATGCAATCTACTGATGTATTCTGGAAAGAGATAACACTAAACTTTGAAACACAGAAATGGTCTTTTAAAGGTAGAGTAGATTAGGAGATAAAATTAGAGAAAAAATGTTAGCACAATTAAAGAGCTATTTTGAGGAAAATGGTAAAGAAAAAACTATTAACCTCTTGAAAAAGTACACTACAATTACAGAGAAAATTAATGCGCATAGAGTGTACTGTAAAAAGGAAAAAACAGGAAACATCTTGTTTTATTCCAAAAAGAAATCAAGCCCGATTACAATTTTAGATCGAATTACAACAGATCTTTACGAACCATTCATTAAGCACATCATCAGTAAAAAAGACAAGTTGCAAATTGGTGAACATGGTTTTTACTTTATTAAGGATGATATTGATGTAGAGTATTCACAGAAACCGCAAAATTTTCTGTTAATTACCGATATCCCATTTAAAACAGGAAAAACTATTGTAGAAATTGCAATAGAGTTAGATGTTTCCTATGCACCACCTGTTTTCAAAGGAATTCTTAATGATGTAGCAGCCGAGAAAATCATTGAATATCTTGAAAATGAACACAATGAACAATCTCTTTTATTATTGTTTAACATGTTGTTTGATAAAAATTGTTCCATGTTTTTTGAAGAAGATGGAATAGTTGAAGGTTTTGTTTTCAACTTTAAAGAAGAGGGGACTTTTAGTTTGTATGATGATAATTTTGTGAAAAAAGAATTTCAGAAATTAAACACAGCAAGTTACGAATTACTTGTTATTGAGATTTTTGAGTTTATCAAACAACAAGATTTTTCAACTGTTAAAATGCACAGTAAAAATACTGAAATTAAAAAAGCAGAATTCATCTTTGAAGTTTTCAACCGATTTGTCGAACAGACTGAAAATCTTGAAAATTACTTGCTTAATGAACCTGAATTTCTTAGTATGAAAGGTAAAGTAAATCGCAGGTACATTAACAACCAAAAGACTATTGACTTGATTTCTAAGAACAAAAAGTTAGAATACTTGCTTAGAGTTTTTATTACAGCTATCAAAGATGTGCAAAAATCGCGCGGCGTAATTTCTCAAGATTTAGCAGAAGAACACAACTACATCATACTAAAAATTAATGACTACATCCGAAACTCTGAAAATCTTCTTGATTTTGAGAATTTTCGCAAGTTTTCACAAGAAATCTAAGAGTGTCAAAATAATTCGGAATAAATAGTGAAAGATAGTCAAAACTAAAAAGATTTTAGCATATGAAATTTCCAACATACATCATTAATGAGGGTAAATTGGTTACAGTAAAAAGAAGATACACTGATAATCATCCCGAACAAAAAGTTGCAGCAATTACACCAGTAAGAGAAAAAGTTCTTGCTTTTGTAGGAGAAAGAGGTAGAGTATCAAAATCTGAGTTTGTTGAATTTCTAAGAGGATTTAATGAAGAAGCAGGTAGAAACACAACTTTTGCATGGGTTAGAAAAAACAAACATCTTTTTGATACTGTTAGAGAATCGGGTTCTGGTGAATTACAATTCAGACTTTCAAAATTTGGAAAAAGAGTTCTTGAAAAAACTAAGATTAATGAGTCAGTTGATACAGAACAAATGCTTAATGAAGACTACACAGATTCTCTTATCAAGTTGACAGCCAAGAAATTGGGTGCCGATTTAACACCTTATGATTTGAAACAAGTAAAGATAGGTATGGCAGTAGAATTAAAACATGGTACCAAATTTGGTGATGTTTCTAATATCACAAAAGATGATCCGGAATTGACAATGAAGTTAGTTCTTGGAAATCTCATGGTAAATCCGAAATATTACACAGATCCAAAACCTGAAGATTGGGGTGAAATTGAAACTGAAATGGATAGAAAGGGAAGTGTTGAAAAAGCAGCAGAAGATAATGAAGAGGAAGTAGAACTTGAAGAACCGGATGAAATTGAAATCAAGTTAGATGATGATAAACAGAAAGACAATAAAGAGGTAGATAATCCAGAAAACAAAGAAGGTGAAAAGAAAGAAACCGAGGGTGAGAAAAAAGAGGAAGAAACAAAGGGTGAAACATCTGATGAAAAGCCAGCAGAAAGTAGTGAAATTTCTCCTGATGAAAAGAAGAAAAAGATGGTTGAGTTTTTACAAAAAGTAATTGATGAAGGAATAACAGGCGATGCTTTTGTTTCGAAATTAACTTTACTTGCTAAATAACTTAATATGGAGTATGATGACCTTAAAAAAGAAATCTATGGAATTGGTTTCAAAGCTATTAAGGAAGATAGTGTAGATGTTAATATTGAAGATTTGTCAGATGAAGCACAAGAAAAAATGGAAAAGAAAATCGGTGATGAAGTACAATTAACAGATGATTTAATTCAAACTTTAGCAAAAGAAGCAGGAATTGAAGAAAAGCTAGTTAGAAGATTTTTCTATGAAGCAGCTAAATTACAGTTAGCAAAACAAAAACTAACTAAAGATGAAAGTGAAATTAATGCAGCAGACATGCCGGAAGATTTAAAAAAGAAAGAACAAGTGAAAGAGTCAACTACAGGATTTTTAACAACAGATGCAATAGACAAAAACACACCTGATAAATTAGGAAAGTACAATACTAAGAAAATGTTAACACTTGATGATTTTCTTGCTAACAGAATGATACAACCGGCAAATGAAAGTGAACTTAATGAAGCTAAAGCACAACTTTGGACTTATTATGCACGCCATAATCCTCAATTAGGAGTTTACTACAAATTCTACAAAGAACCTCTTTCAGCAGCTGAATTTAAAAGAAAAGAAAAAGCAGGTTTAACAGGATATGGAAGTAATTATTATTACAGTTTTGCAACAAAAGAAGAGTTAGAAGCTGAATTTGCAAAATTAGAAGCAAAAGGAGAAAGAGTAAGCTGGACAAATCTTCTCTAAAAACTAAAACAATAATGAAAAGAATTCCATTATTTGAAGAGTTTATTGCAGCAGGTGGTGCCAATGTAGGTGCAACACCACAGAATACACCAGGTATGGGTAATGTTCGTGTAGGAACTATTGCCGGTGGTGCAGAATCTTTCCATAATGGAACTCCAGGAAGCGGAGATATTTTAGGAATGGGAAGTAGTTTTAGAAATCGAAAAAAGCGTAAAAAACGTCGTTCATAATAGGAGATTAAAGAATGAAAGAAATGTTAAGAAGTTGCAATTTTTTGCGACTTTTTTCATCCCCAAAATCAAAACTTTTTCTAGATTCGTAGTACAAATTTAAAACTAAAAAGATTAAAATTTTAATGAAGGATTATCCAGTTTTAAAGTACAAATTAAGAACAGAAAATGCCTATCATCCAGTTAGAGGAACAAAAGGAAGTTCCGGTTTGGATGTTTTTTCACCAATTGACATTATTGTACCAGCACGCCAAGATGCTTTAATTCCAACAGATTTAAGTTTTGATATTCCATTTGGTTGGGATTTGGCTGTTTACAATAAATCTGGTATTGCCACTAAGAAAAAACTCTTTAAGGGTGCCGAACTCATTGATACAGACTATGTTGGTAATTGTCATATCCACTTTTTTAACCATTCAGATGTTGATGTTGAAATTAAGAAAGGAGATAAAATCGGACAACTTGTAATGAGAGAAGTTTGGATGGGTGAGTTACAACAAGTAGATGAAATTGTAAAAGATACAGAAAGAGGCGAAGGCGCTTTTGGTTCAACAGATAAACAAAAAGAAGTTGAATTTAAACCGGTAGATGATGAAGATTTTGGACATGCCGGTTGTTGGAAGTGTGGTAAAAGTATTGAGTTCACAAGAGATGATATTGAACAATACAGTGCGCTTATTCCATACATCATTTGTCCTGAATGTAATGCTAAAATAGACGTTTCTAATGAGTACATGGAATACTTAAAATCAAGAGATGTTGTAATTGAAGAACAAAAGAAATTTCTTGAAAATCACAAGAAAGCACAAAAAGAACACGAAGAAAAATTTAAAGCATAGAGATGAGTCAAAATTTAAACGCCCAACAAATGGGAATGATGGGACAACAGTTACCATGGCATAAAGCCACAACAATAGAATGCAAATGCGGCAACAAGTTTTTTACGGAAGTTTTCTTGATGAAAAAATTTCCAAAGACTATCATAGAAACACCAGGCGAGATGAAATTTCCTGAAGATCAAATAGTACCAATTGCAGTACTTTCTTGTAGTAAATGTGGTGAAATTCAAAAGGACATGCTACCAAAGCAAGTTCAAGAAACAATAGGTTTGTAGTATGATTAACATAGAACAAGCAGATTCTAGTTTGAAGATTTCTTACTTTAATGAAAAGGGAGAGATTGATATGTTAAGTGTGCAAATACCTCAAAATGAGTACTATGAGTGGTATTATGCAAAAACTTCTAAACATGATTTGCACTTTAAATCATGGAATAATAAACCGGTCATCAAAAACAATTCTAAGTTCTTATCAAGCAATAGGATAAAGGAATTTTTGGCAAAACAACCAGAACATGTTCATGAAAGGATTTATCAGTACAACATGCCTAAAAAGTTCTTTGTCGATATAGAGGTAAACAATGATGATGAGTGGCCAGAACCAAGTATTGCAAGACATGAAATTACGGCAATTTCTTTTTCTCACGGTCAACTTTTAGTTGTAATGGGTCTTAATGAACTTTCAAAATCTCAAGTAGAAGAAATTGAAAAATCAATTAATGAGTACTTGGCAACTAAAGAATATCCACCTATTGAGTTTCGTTACATCTACTATAAAACAGAGTATGATATGATTTTTACTTTTTTCAACAAGTGGATTCAGAAAATGCCTTTAATTACAGGATGGAATTTTGTTGAATTTGACTGGGCATACTTAGTTAATCGTTGTAAAAAACTTGCAATTGATCCAGGAGTTGCTAGCCCAAGTAAAAAACTTTATGGTAAAAATCAATTACCAATGCACAGAGTTGTAGTTGACTATATGGCTATCTACAAAAAATGGGACAGAGTAGTATTCAAAGAAAACAATAGTCTTGACTATGTTGCAACTCAAGCAACAGGATTAGGAAAAATTAAGTACAATGGAACTTTAGCAGATCTTTACACAACAGATTTTCAGAAGTACATCTATTACAATGCTATTGATAGTGTTTTAGTTAGGTTAATTGATGAAAAAATTTCTACAATGGATTCAATGTTTAGTTTAGCCAAAGTAACAAAATCTGAAATTCTTAATGTTTTTTCGCCAATTTCAATGACTGAAAATGTTATGGTAACTGAATTTTTCAAAAGAGGAAAAGTTTTTACTAATGAGAGAAGAAAGTTAACAGAAAAAGAAGAGTATGAAGGTGCTTTTGTTTTTGAACCAATACCGGATCTTTTAGAATGGTGTGCAAGCTTTGACTATGCCAGCCTATATCCAAGTACAATGAGACAATGGAATATGAGCCCGGAATCGTATCTTGGTAAAATGGACAAGAAACTTTTTGATGATCCTGAATTTGTCAAAGATCCAAATGTTATCTATTCGGCAAGCGGTGCAATGTTTGACGGTAAAGAAGATTCAGTTTTTAGAGTAATTTTGAACAATCTCTATGCAAAGAGAAGAGAAGCAAAAGATGCAATGGAAACTGTAGAATTAGAAATGGAAGAATTAAAAAGAATGAAAGAAAGACTAAAATAATGAAGATTAGATGAAGAAAGATTTGTCAATAGAAATCTTAAGCGAATTAACGATATTTACCAAGTATGCAAGAGTTAATCCGAAAACAAAAAGAAAAGAAACTTGGAAAGAATTGGTAGATAGAAACAAAGAAATGCACATTAAAAAGTTTCCAAATCTTAAAGATGAGATAGAAGAAGCATACAAAATGGTGTATGATAAGAAAGTATTACCATCAATGCGCAGTTTACAATTTGCCGGTAAACCTATTGAGATATCACCTAATCGAATCTACAATTGTGCCTATTTGCCAATTGATGATTGGCGTGCTTTTCCTGAAACCATGTTTTTACTTTTAGGAGGAAATGGGGTTGGATATTCAGTACAAAAACATCATATTGAGAATTTGCCTATTATTACAAAACCAAATCCCGGTAGAAAGAAACGTTACTTAATTGGAGATTCAATTGAAGGATGGGCAGATACAATTAAACACTTGATGAAATCTTACTTTCATGGTGGACCTACAATTGAGTTTGATTACAGAGACATCCGCCAAAAAGGTATGCCATTAATTACATCCGGGGGTAAAGCACCAGGACCACAACCTCTTAAAGAGTGTGTTTTGAAAATTAAAGGAATTTTAGATAACAAAGAAGATGGAACTCAATTAACATCTTTAGAAGTACATGATATTGTTTGTCATATTGCAGATGCTGTTTTAGCAGGTGGAATTCGCAGGGCAGCATTAATAGCACTTTTTAGCGCTGATGATACAGAAATGATTAGTTGCAAGTATGGTAATTGGTATGAACTTAATCCTCAAAGAGGACGTGCTAATAATAGTGCTATGTTATTGAGACACAAGATTACTAAAGAATTTTTCATGGATTTTTGGGAAAAAATGCAAGCAAGTGGAACAGGTGAACCGGGTTTTGTTTTTTCTAATGACAAAAACGCCGGCGTAAATCCATGTTGCGAAATTTCTTTAAGTCCAAATCAGTTCTGTAATTTAACAGAAATTAGCGTTTCAGATTTAACAGACCAAGATGAGTTTAATAATCGTGCAAAAGTTGCTAGTTTTATTGGAACTCTTCAGGCAAGTTACACAGATTTTCACTATTTAAGACCAATTTGGAAGAAAACTACAGAAAAAGATTCTTTAATTGGTGTTGGGATGACCGGTATTGCAACAGAAAGTTTTCTAAAACTTGATTTGATAGAAGCAGCAAGTGCAGTAAAAACTGAAAATGCAAGAGTTGCAAAATTAATCGGAATTAATCAAGCAAGTAGAACAACTTGTGTAAAGCCATCTGGTACAACAAGTTTAGTGCTTGGAACTTCTTCAGGTATTCATGCTTGGTTTGATAGGTTTTACATCCGCAGAATGAGAGTTGGTAAAAATGAATCCATCTATCCTTACTTGTTAGAAACTAATCCGTCTTTAGTTGTAGATGAATACTTTAGACCTCATGATACAGCTGTGATTGAAGTTCCACAAAAAGCGCCAGAAGGTGCAATTTTACGTTCTGAATCTGTTTACGGATTTCTCGAGAGAATTAAAAGACTGAACAAGAAATGGATACATGGTGGATACAGAAAAGGTGATAACCATAATAATGTTTCAGCAACTGTTTTCATTAAAGACAATGAATGGGAAATGGTAGGAGAATGGATGTGGGAAAATCGAAAGTACTATAATGGAATGGCGATTTTACCTTATGATGGAGGTAATTACAAACAACCACCATTTGAAACAATAACAGAAGAAGAATTTAACACAAGATTTGCAACTTTAGGAAGTATTGACCTGTCAAAAGTAACCGAAGTAGATGATGATGGATTTGGTCAAGAAGCAGCCTGTTCTGGCGGATCATGTAGTATTGAAAGTTTTTCAAAAAACTAAAACAAAATGGTGCATAATAATACAATAGAAGATTTAAGAGCATACCTTAATGAGTTTGAATTCACAAAACATCATCAAATTACAATTGATATTGTAGAAAAATTAGAAGATGTTTTGTTAGATAATACTGAAAATTTTAATATCGAAAAATTAGGTTCAATAGGATACAAAATCAGTACCTTACTTGAAATAATTTCACCCGATTTTATTGCAGATATTAAGACTTTAAAAAATCTGTATGGCTTAATTGAAAAAATAGTGTATTCAGAAAGATACTAAAAATTAAAGAAAAATGAAAAGAAGAAAAGTTTTAATAGTAATTCAAGATGAACAAAATGATAATCATAGCTTAGCTACTATTGCAGAAGATATGGTACAATGTGCTGAATGTCTTTTAGGATTAGATGATTATGGGATTGATAAAGCTATTGTAGTTGTAAACAGACATCTTGAAATGGCAGAACAACAAATTTCAGAAGAGTACAAGGATAAGATTATCTTAATGGAAGATTTGAATTATGAACAATATGGTGATAATGGTAGTCTTTACATCGGATTTGAACATGTTGAAAAAGGAGATGTAGTTGTAATTATGAGACCTTCAAAATGTTTTGGTTACAATGAAGATTCAGGTCTTGGTATTATTGCAGAAAATCTTGAATTCATTTCTTACGAAAAAGTAGAACAATTTGAACAAGATTTAGAAAATTCTCTAAAATAGTACAACTATGGCATTGAAGATTTACGAAAATGGAATAGTCGACAAATATCGAGCGCAACATAGAAAAAGATTTGCTTTTAAAGATTTAGCTATTGCGCTTGGTGATATTGAAGAGAATATCCTCTTAATGGATATGGGAGTTGCTATTTTAGTTATTAACAAAAATGCAACAGTTCTTAATTCAGTTGCTAGTTTGTTTTTTCGGAATGTTGTTAATGGTCATTGTTTGATTGTTTCAGGAAGAGAATTAGATCCTGAAATTTTTTGGGAAACAATTACTAAAGAAAATTGTCATTATGATTTAGATTTTTTTGAACAAAATCTAATGGTTGGAATTAAAGAAACTTTAGAAATTTTTCAAATGGTACTTGATAAAAACAAAGAAAGTTTGAAACCTGTTAAAAATGTTTTTTATGCCAAAGTTCCACAGTATGAAAGTATGAATGAGGAAGAGAAGAAATTCATGAAAAACTTTTTTAATGCTACAGTTCAACGAATGGAAAAGTACAATAATGAAAATGAAGAAACTAATTTTCAAGACCTTATCCTCTTTGAAGAAAATGATTTTGTAATCAAGTTTCCGAAAGAAAAGAAAGAAGTTGAAGGATTCATGGAGTCAGTAATTGATTATTACATGGAAAAAGAACAGTTTGAAAAATGTGAGATTTTAACTAATGCTTTAAATTTTGCCAAAAGTACTGAAAAGTTAGTTTAAAATGAAAGTTATTGAAAACAATTTCATACCATCAAAGAATTTTTTAGCTATTAACATTTTTGGATTATTGTTTGTTAGATGTTGTAATAAAGATAAAATTTCCGAAGAAACAAAAAGACATGAAAGAATACACACAGAACAAATGAAGGAATTGTGTTTTATTGTATTTTACGTTTGGTATGGAATAGAATGGTTAATAAAAATTATCTGGCATAAGAATTTGATAAAAGCATACTATAGTATAGCATTTGAAAAAGAAGCATACAGAAATGAAAAGGATGAAAGGTACTTTAGTAAAAGAAAAAGGTTTAATTGGATAAAATTGATTTAAATTAAAATTGTTAGTAAAAAGTTTAAAGTTCTTGCCTGGTGTAAGAACTTTTTCATTATCTTTGCATAATAATTGAAATAGTACAAAATGATAGAATTAAAAGGAGCTTATTGTAAAGATTGCAAGATTTTCATTGATGATGTAGAATCTGAAGCAATTTCTACTATTTACAGTATTTTGAATGATCAAGTTTCTGAAAATGTTCCAGTTAGAATAATGCCAGATACTCACAATGGTCAAGATATTGTAGTAGGTTTTACTATGCCATTAACAGATAGAGTAAATCCTTATCATATTGGAGTTGATGGAGGTTGTGGTGTTCTTTCTATTCCTATTCCAAAATTAAATCAACCATTAGAAAAGATAGACCGTAGAATTAGAGAAGTAATTCCTATGGGATTTGAACATCGTAAAGTTTCATTGAAGTATGAGAATGAAGATGTTGAAAAAATTTGCAAGAAAATTCATCTTAATTATGCCGAAGTTGTAAAGCAAATGGGAACATTGGGAGGTGGTAATCATTTTATCGAAATCGGAGAAACTAAGAAAGGTTGGATGCTTTTCATTCATTCCGGTTCTCGTAATTTTGGATTGCAAGTTTGCAAATTTCATGGAAATCAAGCAAAAGCTGGAAAACACTCTAAGTATCTCTTTGAAGATAAGATGAAAAATTATCTTGCAGATTTAAAAGTAGTTCAAGAATTTGCTGCCGAAAATCGCAAAAAAATTGCAGAAGAAATTCTAAAGGTTTTTAATTTACCAACAAAATTATTGAAAGAAAGTTTTGATACTGTCCATAATTACATCGGAACCGACCAAATCATTCGAAAAGGAGCTATTTCAGCACACCAAAATGAGATGGTAGTAATTCCTCTCAATATGCGAGATGGTGTCCTCTGGTGTCGCGGATTGGGCAATGTGGAGTGGAATAATAGTGCACCTCATGGAGCGGGCAGAATATTATCAAGAAATGCAGCTAAAGCTAAAATTAATTTAGTCGATTTCAAAAACTCAATGAAAGGAATCTACTCTTCATCTGTTTGCAAAGAAACTATTGATGAAAGTCCAATGGCTTACAAAGATGCAGAAATTATCAAAGGTTTAATTGGAGAAACAGTAGAAATTTTAGAGGTAATAAAACCTGTTTTAAATCTCAAAGCTCATTAAATTGTTAGTAACTTTTTTCTAAATCTGTTGATTCGTAAGGAAAAAAGTGGTATTTTTACAGTATCAAATCAATCAAAATTCTAAAGATATGACAACAAATTACACACAAGACGAGCAACTTTATCTTGAAGCAAAACATGCTTATTATAACACGGATAAGCCCATAATGACAGATTCTGAGTTTGACCACTTAGAAGCAAAATTAAAAGCACTTAATTCTCAAGTAATTGGAATAGTAGGTGCTGATGTTTTCGATCGTTATGCAAAGTTTTCTCATATTACACCTATGCTTTCATTGGCAAAATATCAAACCAATAAAACTACCGGTTTGCCTCCTACTGAAGAAGCCATTAAATGGATGAAAAATTTAGTTGGTCAAGGAGTACAACCTCATTTTGGATTTTCTCCAAAATTCGATGGAAATGCGGTAAATGCTATCTACAAAAATGGAAAACTTTGGAAAATTTTATCTCGTGGTAATGGTATTCAAGGTCGTGATTACACTTCAAAATTAAGACAACAAGTTCCCGCTACTATTCCGGTTTTAGACCAAGTAGAAGTAAGAGCAGAGGTTGTAATTCCAAAAGCAATTTTCGCAGCCAAGTATGTAGCTAATTTTGCAAATGAACGTAATTTTGTAGCTGGTGTACTTAATGATGACAAACCAAATCCAGCCATTAATGAGATTGTGTTTATGGCTCATGAAATTAAGCACATTGAAGGAAAAACCGCTGAATGGATTCCTACTTCAAAATTAAAAGAATGGGGATTTAACAAACAATACGATCTTGTTGAGTTTTACTATCATTATGATGAGTTTGAAAAAGCATACTATGCTATGAAAAACTATCGTGAGAATAAAAGCCCATTTCTTTTGGATGGTTTTGTTATCAAAGCAGCGGAAAAATATCGTCCTGAACTCGGAGAAAATAGTCACGATCCTGAATGGGGTGTTGCTATTAAGTTCATTCCCAAGGATGTAATAACAAAAGTAGCAAAATTAAAATGGGAACTTGGAAAGACCGGAGTTTTTACACCAGTTGCACTTTTAGAACCTGTTAATCTTGATGGAAGTACAGTAACAAAAGCAAGTATCTACAATTATCGCTATGTTATTGACAATGAAGTTTTTGCAGGTGCTGAAGTTAGTTTAGTAAAATCTGGAGATATTATTCCACAAATAGTAAAAGTAATTGAACCGGCACCAACTGATCCATTTGTGAACATGGTAACTGAAATTCCAACTCATTGTCCCCATTGTGGAACTAATCTTGAAATAGTAAATGGTATTCATCTAACTTGTCCTAATGCAAATTGTGATGAAGTAAAGTATTGTATCTTTGAAGATTGTGTTGAAAAATTAGAATTATTTGGAGTTGGACCATCAATTATCCGTTCATTTTGGAATGCCGGTATTAAAGAAGCATGTCACATTTTAAATCCTAACATTTTTAACAAGAAAAACTTAATAGCAAGTGGACAATTTCAAGACGGTCGTTCTCTTGATAAAATTTTGGATGTTGTTGATAAAGTAAACAATTTGAGTTTACAACAAGTAATTCAATTATTAGGTTTTAAAGGAATGGGCAAAACTATTTCAAAACAAGTAGCTAACAAAATTGCCGGAGTTGCTTACAGTTTTGCAAGCTTAGAAAAAGCAGTATGTGAAGGTTTTGAACCTGGTGAACCAAAAAGAATTGGTGTAGATAATGTAGTAAATTACTTGTCTGAATGGATTACAATTGATATGCCACAAGATACAAGCCATTTGCAATTTTTGGAAATGACCGGTAGTCCAAAAGCTTTTGGTTTTGTTACTAAAGAAGATTTTTTAGACACTATTAAACCATTTGGATTTGAACATGGAAAGTTAAATGAAGCAAGGTTTTTAATTACTGATGATTTAAGTTCAACTTCAAGTAAGATGAAAACAGCTGAAAAGAAAGGTATTGAAATAATGACCTATTCTCAATTTGTTGACAAATTTTGTCAAGGAGTTCCCGTTATTCAACTGGTTGTAAAAAGCATACCACAAACAAAATTAAATCCAATAATTAAACAAACCTCATTATTTTAGAATTATGCAAAAAGTAGTAATTACCAAAAATAGTAATAGTGATGAACTTAACAAACTATTAGATGATGGATGGACAGTAAAAGAATTTAAACCTATTGCAGCAAGAATTGTAATGGGAGGTGCATGTACATGGTCTGATAAAGAAGGTAATGTTTATTGTTACTATCTTTTAGAAAAAATTGAGTTTAATTTCAAAGACAAACCAAAATTAGATTAAGATATGGAAGATTTAATCAAAGCTTTTCAAATTTTCTTCAAGTATTCGCAAGAAAAATTTCCAACTCATTGTGAACATGATGTAATGTATGTTCAAGTAGATCCTAATGATGTTTCAGAAGAAGACATCAAAGAATTAGATGAATTAGGTTTTAATGCCGATTATGAAGACCTTAACAATTTTTACTCTTACCGATTTGGTAGTTGCTAAAATTAAGAAATCATGGATACAACTTGTCCTTATTGTGGAGGTTCCGATTTTCTAAAAACTTGCACTTGTGATGATGGATATGGTGATAATGAAATTTTTTTACCACGACCACCAGATTACAACTCTAAGAAATTACCAGAAGTTCAAGAATTCATTGATTGGACATGGGAAGAATACAGAAAAGAAAATAGTGTAGAAGCTAAAAGACAAAGAAAATTAGAAGTTTATCAAGAATTAAAAGAATGTCTTGAAAAATTCACAAATGAAAAATTATTGGAACTACATCAAGAATGGAAAAAATTGGGTAATCCAATTCACCAATTTAAAGAAGTTAATGTTAATCGCTTAGCTTTCATTAAAAGAGAATTAAAAAGAAGAAAACTACAATGGTAGAAAATCAAGAAGCTTTTCTTGCTATGATTCCAGGTGCTATTGGAAATATCCGATACAAATGGGAAGACAGTAGAAAAGTACTTTCAAATTCAGAACAACAGGATAAAAACAGTTTTATTGACCAATATGCCGGCGAATACATGCATAGTATTGTTTCAAAATCCATGTATGGTGAAAAACATGTACCTATTGAAAATGCGTTTATTCTTGCAAGAGAAGAAGCGAGAAAAGAATGGGAAAGATTAGAATTGGGTAAAATTACACTTAGACAAGAAATGCTACAAGTTGGTGATGCTGAAAGTTTGAAAAGAGTAATGAAACTAAAAAATCATCCATACTTTAAAGGTTGGAAAGAACCTCATGTAATTCAAGCGTTTATTACAGAAACTACTAAAATTTTAAATGAAGAAAGCAAAAAGAACTAATGGAAAAACGAGATTACTATGAAATTCTAGAGGTTGATAAAAATGCAAATGCAGATGAGATTAAAAAAGCTTATCGCAAAAAAGCAATGGAATATCATCCTGATAGAAATCCTGATAACAAAGAAGCTGAAGAAAAATTTAAAGAAGCAGCAGAAGCATATGATGTTTTAAGTACGCCGGAAAAACGTCAAAGATATGATCAATTTGGACATCAAGGTATGAATGGTGGATTTTCAACACAAGGTTTTAACATGGATGATGTTTTTTCACAATATGGTGATCTTTTTAATGGTCATTTTAGTGGAATGGGGGATTTCTTTGGAAGACGTGGACATGGTGGACAACAACGAAAACCAGTAGTAAAAGCAAAGGATTTAAGAGTTACAGTAAAATTAACTCTTGAAGAGATTGCAACCGAACAAGAAAAGAAAATCAAGTTTAAAAAACAGATTCTTTGTCCAGAATGTAATGGTCTGAAAACCAAGAATAAAGAAGATGTTGTTACTTGTCCTGCTTGTAATGGAACAGGTCAAGTTGTTCATACTCAAAGAAATGGATTTAGCATAATGCAGCAAGTTATGCCTTGTAATAGTTGTGGAGGACTTGGAACAATAGTAAAAAATCCTTGTTCTAATTGTCATGGAAAGGGGACCATACTTGGTGAAGAAACTGTTGAAATTAAAATACCGGCAGGTGTACTGAATGGAACTCAAATTGCAATTAGAGGTATTGGAAATGCAGCACCGGCAGATGGTATTAGTGGAGATTTGATTGTGCAAATTGAAGAAATACCGCATGAACTTTTTGAAAGAGGTGGAATAGCTGGTAATGATTTGTTTGCTGAATGGTACATCTCAATTCCCGAAGCAATTTTAGGTTGTGAAGTTGAATTACCAACACTTACTGGAAAAGTAAAAGCAAAATTGAATGCTGGAATACAAAATGGAGAAATCATACGATTAAAAGGAAAAGGATTACCTGGAGCACCAAACATGAATTACAGAGAAACTGGAAACTTGATTTTTACTATTAAAGTTTGGATTCCACAGACTTTAAGCAAAATTGAAAAAGAAACAATAGAACAATTACTAGAATCTCAAAATTTTAAACCACAACTATGATAACACTATTTCTCATCTTATTATTACTAATTACAGCTCATTTTGTAGCAGATTTTTGCGATTTTGTTTATGGTGGTCTCTACAAGAAAATTTTAGTTGCAAAAATTGAGTACAAAAATCTTTATTGGCTTTACATTCATGGATTAGTTAATGGACTTGTCTATGGACTTATAGCAGCTTTGTTTGTCCCCATAATTTCATGGATAGTTTTAGGTGTAATCCTAATCGAAACTTTAACACATGGAGCAATAGATCATGGAAAATCTTGGATTTATCGAAAGTACAATTTATCATACATGAACAAAGGATACTGGATTTTCTTGGGCGTTGACCAATTGTTACATTACATTGTAATTTTAGGATTAGGATTCTTAATTTTTCTTGGATAGCTAAAACTTTTTTGTATAATAAATTTAAAAATTTTCTACTAATATTTCTTTCCCGTTTTTTTCATAAATATACCAACGATAATTATATCCTAAATTTATACATGCATCCTTTTTAAGGATGCATTTTTCTTTTTCTATATTAAAAGTTCTTGTAGATTTTGTTTCTATAATTAAATTATCTTTAGGTATAAAAAAATCAGGTCTATAATAATGAATTATATTATTTTGAAGATAAGTTATTGGTCCTGTTAATTTAAAAATTTCTTTATCTTTTATAATTATTTCTTCTTCTTTATAAATTTTTAATAAAGAATTTAAAGTATAATTTTCATATCCTTGTAAAGTTATTTCTTTTTTGGATGGTAAAATATAATTTTTTCTATAATAAGAACTTTTTTGTTGTTTTTCAAAAATATCTATATTTTGCATAGGATTTTCTACTCCTAAATTTTTAAAAAAAGTTTGTTTTGCTTTATTATAAATTTTTTCTTTTTCTTCCTTTGATCTATTTTCCCAAATTTCCTGTAACATTTTGCTAAATTCTTTTGTTTGTGAATATGTTTTAACTCCATATTTTTCTAAACAAGTTTTTTCTGAATTATCTTTTTTCTGTTGTGATTGAGAAGTGAATTCTACACCATATTTTTTTAAGCATGTTTGCTTTCCTTTTTCTTTACATTTTTCAGCTTGAAATGTATTTTTAACTCCATATAATTTAAATATAGTTTGTTCTTTTTTAATAATATATTCTTTATCATTTACCATACATTTAATAGAACACCAAGTAGCAAATTCTCCTTTATTTCTATTCCATGAAGTAATTTTTCCACATTTTTTACAATATGGTTTTAAATTAAACATAATTATAAAAGCTCTACCAATATAAGGTATTTCTTCTTTGAATTTAGAAGTATATTTTAAAATTAAATTTTTTAATTTTTCAGAATTACCTATAGTAGATCTTAATGAAGATCTTGATTTTTTATTTAAAATTTCTAACATAAAATTTTTACATTCATTTTTAGATTTTATATTTTCAATTTTAATAGTATTTTCATTTTTCAACATATATTCTTGTTTATAATATATTCATATTTTATAAAACTTTTTTTAACTTTTGTATAATAATTAAACTTTAATTGCAATTTTTTATGAATTGCTTTTCTTGATTTAAAATGACTTTTATGTTTTGGAAGAAAAACAAAATATACCTTCAAAAGAAATTATTGCACTTTCTGATTTTGAATTTGTCCAAATTCGCCCGGCGATTTATATAGGTTCTTTAGATATTATACCAGAAAAAGTTAGAATCATCAAAAATAACACAATTGAAGATGCAACCAAAGAAATTTCAACCGGTTTTTACAAACTGATGAATGAAGTTCTTGATAATGCTTTTGATGAAGCTAAAAGAATGAATGGTAAAATGGAAAAAATTACCATTTCTTTTGATTCGCAAACAAAAAGAGTTACTGTTACTGATACAGGTAATGGTTTTCACAAGGGAACAGAAATTAATGATAAAACAGGTCTTAATAATATTGAGACTGCTTTAACTATTCTTAGAGCTGGTTCTAATTTTAAAAACGAGGAACTTGATGAAACTATTTTAGGAACTCATGGAATTGGTGCAAGTGTTGTTAACATGCTTTCAGATGAGTTTGAAATTCACACAATTAATGATAAGCATAATTACAAGCAAGTTTGGAAGCAATTCAAAACAGTAGTAAAGGAAGAAAAAAAGAAAAAATCGACAGACCAAAAAGGTACAATAATTTCTTTCATTCCAAGAGTTGACAAATTTAAAAAATGTCAATGGGATTTTGATTACATCGAAGCACAGATGATTTTCAAGGATTACATCCGTAAAAATGATCCAATTTTATCAAAAGTAAAGTTTGAAGTTTATTGTGATGGTAAGCTTTTGAATCTTAACAAACCATTCATTCCTTACGAAAGTTTTACTATTGATACTAAGATAGGACGCTTTATTCTTTGGGAACATCGAGAAGATGGAACTAAGATGACTTCTTTTATTAACACGGCACTTTGTAATGGTATTCACCAAACAATAATGCAAGATGTTCTAAATGAGCTCTTTGACTACAAAGGTGCTCATGCTTATTATGATTTTTTCTTTATGCTAAATCTCCCCCCAAAACATGTGAGATTTGGTGACCAAAACAAAACTCAGTACAAAGTTAGTAGATGGGAAATTGAACCTATTCTAGAAAAGCACTTTTTTAAAGAATTGAAAAAGGATTTTACCAAAACTGAAATGTTTAAACGGATTAAACAACGGATTAAAGAGAAGAATGAAATTGAAGAGATGTCCGGTTTAAAGAAAGCAATTCGCAATAAAGGTAAAAAAGCAATTTCAGAAAAGTACATCCCGCCTACGGACAGAAAAGACAGTCTTTTCATTTGTGAAGGACTATCAGCTGCCGGAAGTTTAGCTTTGAAACGAAATCCACTAAATGATGGGATTTATGCTTTGAAAGGAAAGGTAAAGAATACTAGGTCCATAGGAGATTTAAGCAAAAATGCAGAAATTGTAGATTTGATTAACATCTTGGGACTTGAAATTGGTAAAACCAAATGCGATTATTCCAAAATTATTATCAGTTGTGATGCAGATCCGGATGGACACCATATTGCAACTTTAATTATCAACTTTTTCTTTAAATGGTTTAGGTTTATCATAGAACAAGAAAAACTTTTCATTTTGATAACACCGTTAGTTTCTGTGGAAGTAAACAAGAAGCGCAAGTACTTCTATGCACTGAAAGACTTTGTAGAATACCAAAAAACTACATCTGAAAAGTTTTCGAATATCCGGTATTTGAAAGGATTAGGTTCACTCGCAGCTCAAGACTGGGAAATCATAATGAACAAACGAGATTGTTTTAAAGTAACTAATGATAAACAGGCAGAAAAATATCTTGAAATTGCTTTTGGAAAATCGGCAGGATTAAGAAAAAATTGGATGGAAGGTAAGCAATAATGAAGACAGTAAAAGAAACAAAGGTAAAATCAAAGATAATCAAACTTAATGTCAGTTCTCAAGTTGATGTTAATTTCCGTGAGTATGCACTTTACGTTTTAGAGAATAGAGGAATTCCAGATTGGCATGATTCAATTAATAATGTGCAAAGAATTATCCTTAATAATGCAAAACCATCTTATGATAAAACTTTAACACTCGTAGGTAGCTGTATTTCGGATGGATACCATCATGGAGATTCTTCAGTTGGTGGTGCTATTAACAAAATTACGCGTCCATTTGGTTGTGCCGAGCAACTTTTACTCGGTGATGGATTTTTTGGTTCTCCTTACAAACATGAACCTGCGGCGCCTCGTTACACTTCTGTAAAAATCAATCCTGATATTTCAAAAATCATTAAAGAGAATGGATTTCTTAATACTAAAGATGATGAAGGAAAGTACAATCCATTACATGTGAATTTACCTGTTGGACTTGCTACTTTTGTAATTGGTATTGCAGTTGGTTACAGTTCTACTATTTTACCTCGTAATCTAGATGATATCAAAAAGTTCTTAGAAGGGAAGAAAAAAGAAGTAAAACCATACTTTAAAAATTTTAAAGGAACTATCAAAAGATATCAAAATCTTGATAAAACTTGGCTTATTGAAGGAGCTGTAGAGTACGATGATTTTCGTCAACGAATTTCAATAACAGATTTACCTCCTATTATGAAACCAGCGAATTTCATTAAGAAGCTAGAAAAAATTATTGACGACCATAATGGTAAGTGTGTACTAACTAACAAATCCTCTGAGAATATCGATTTAACCATTAGATTTACCGGTTTTAAGAATGAATGGGACCATTTCAAAACTATGATTGCTAAAGCAACAAAAATTTTAGTAACCGAAACACCCGTATTTGTGAAAGATGGTTTAGTAATTCAGTATGATAAAATTGAAGACTATCTTACTGATTTCAAGTACAGAATTGGCGAGATTGCTTTTAAAAGAACAGAATACTTTTACAATGAAACATGTTTTGATTTAGAATACAATAAAGCAAAGAAAGAGTATTTTGAGTTCATGTTAAAACAGAAAAGAAAAGAAGAAGAAGTTGTTGAATTTTTAAAAAAATTTAGCAAACAGATAGCAGGAAAACTTAATGCAATCTTTTTACACTACCTTAACAACGAAGAACTTGCAAGAACTATTGAAAAAATTAAGGAACTTGAACTTTTGAAAAAAGAAAGAAAAAAACTGATGGATGATGAAAAAAAGATTTTCTCTAAATTAGTTGATGTTTCAATTGCTAGAGGTATTAAGAATAAAGCTGTAAAGAATCTTTTTGATGAAATGAGTGATGTAGATGGTATTGAGTTTTTTAATGCAGAAGATGATTTAGAAATTCAAGAAGAACAAGATACGGAAGAACATGATTGATGAAGAAATGTTAAAAAAGGCTCTAGGACCTAACGGATATCAAGAATGGATGAATCGATTTGTTTTTATTAAACCGGAAACTAACAAGGAAAAAGAGTTTTTTGATAATCAAACAGAAAAGTATTGTCAAGAAATTAACAAAAAATGTGCAAAAACAATTTTAAGATACTAAAAACAACTAAGATAAAATGAAAAATCTAAAACCAAAAAGAGTAATTTCAAGTAGAGATTATCCGGAATATGGAAACAATTGTCCAGATTCAGATTGGCAGGCAGCACGACTCTTTAATGAACATCCTGAATTTGATATTAAATCAAAGCCATACAAATTCAAAGGATTAGTAAAAACTAACACAAGATCTCATGGTTGGCATGTAGAATTTAATGGTGAGTACTTTATTGTATTGCAGCATAGAATGTATGGAGCAAGCGAGTATGTTTCTGTTTTTTACACTAACTCAAAACAAGATTTTGATGGTAGTTGTAGACCAATTAAAAGATTTGCAACTATGATTGATATTGAAACAGTTGCAGATGACTTTTTTGCTAACTATGAACAGTATGCTAAAGAATTCAGAGATGAATTAGATAAAGAAAAAGAACAAAAAGAATTAGAAAAACAGAAAAAGTATGAAGAGTACTTAAAGACAAAAAAGCATGAAAATCATGCAAAACTTTTGCAAAATTAGGCATAAAAATTAAAATTAAAATACTAGAAAATGGCACAGAACTTAAATTTAAAGATCAGTAAAGCAGCTAAATTAATTAACTTTTTAAACAAATTCTCACCTATTGATAATTCTTTGTTAATAGAAATGAATGAAACTGAAATGAAAGCAAAAAATTACACCGTTGAAAAAGCGTTAGTAAAGTATTCAGCAATTCCATTATCTGAAATTTTTTCAGAATACTCTGAAATTAAAGGAGATTTAAAATTTGGAGTTCATAACATCAAAAGGTTGGTAGAAACTTGCAAATTTTTCGGAGATACTGAATTTGATATGACACTTGAATGTAGTAAAATCAATGGAGAAACAATTGGAACTTTAATCGTTTTTAAAAATTCAATTTTAACTCTTGAATTTCAATGTGCGCCCTTAAAATTGCTTAATTATGTTGATGATAATACTTTAAACAAAAAAGTATTCGGTGATTTGACTAATGCAAAAGTAGAGTTTGCACTTTCAAAAGAAAATTATGGTAAAGTTCTTTCACTCTTCAAACTTGAAGATACACCAAAAGTTACTTTCGTAAAGAAAGGAAAGAAAGTTACTATCAAAGGTTCTTCTTTTGAAATTCTTGTGGTTGAAGATGATAATTTGAAAACTTTACCAGATCATTCATTATCTACTTTGAAAACTCACTATGGATACTTAGACAATGAAAACCAAGATGCTTACTTGATGGATGATAGAATAGTTTTCATTTCAAAAGAAAGTGATACTAAAATTACTATCGGAGAAGCAGACTAATGATAGCAATAACACCTCCTGTTTCAGTCAGAGAGTTAAACCGATACACAATTTGGATGACTCGAAGAAAAATTGAGTATCGAATTTTAGAACATGATGAATTTTTGCAAAAAGATGATGTTTTAATGTTGTGTGGAGGTTCTGATTTTGGAACTAACAAAGAAAGAGATAGAAGAGAACTTGAATTATTACATCAAGCATTTGAATGGCATATTCCAATTGTAGGAATATGCAGAGGAATGCAGGTTTGTAATATTGCAATGGGAGGAACAGTAAAGGACCTCAATGAAACAGGTTGTAAAACACATCAAGAAGTTGCAGCAACTATTGGAGATTCAGCAACTGATAAAATGAAACAATCTAAATTTCATGAGGTCCATATTATTAAATCATGGGGGCGAGATTCTAATCAAAGATTAGGTTCTAGAATAACAGTAAATTCAAGACATCATCAAATGATAGATTTGCTAGCACCTAATTTGCAACTTGATGGATACTGTGTTGGTGATGATGTTCCTGAAATTGCACTTAATAATTCAATTAGATTGGTACAATGGCACCCAGAATTTGATGAAGTCTATGATAGTGATTGTGAAATTTACGTTAGTAATTGGATAAAAGAAAAAATTAAAGAACAGAATGATAGAAGTTAAAGAATTCAAGTTTGCTAAACTTAGTGAACAACCAACAATAGAAGAAATTGATAAAGAAATTAAAAGATTAGGAAAGCTTGAAAGAGACTATCATAATGAAGAACAAGCAATTAAGATTTTTTTGAATTCCATGTATGGTGCCTTAGCTAGCCAATACTTTATGGCAGCTAATACTGATATGGCAGAAGCAATTACTTTACAAGGTCAAAATATCATCCAAACATCAGCCACTCTTTTGGATAATTACTTTAAGAATTTCTGGCATAAAGATAAGGATCTTCACAAAAAATTAGGAATTACAAAAGTTGCTGAAGTTACTTGTGAAGTAGCCAAATATGGTGATACTGATTCAGTCTATGCTACTCTACAAGAAGCTTTTTTAGGAACAGACTATCAAAAAGAGCCATATCAATTTGTTCTTGATGTTTACGAATACAGGCTAAAAGATTATCTTCAAAAAGGAATGGAGAAACTTGCAGAAAAGTACAATACAAAGAACATCCAGAAATTTGAACTTGAAACAATTTCTCGTTCTATGTTACTCATAGCTAAGAAAAAGTACATCCTTGATATTGCTTGGCAGGCTCCTGATATTTTCTATGGTCCTCAACAAAAGATTAAACCAAAAGGAGTTGAAATTGTACAGTCTTCAACACCGATTTTCTCTCGTAAAATCCTTAAAGACATCCTTAAAGTTATCTTGACTGAAAAAAAAGATTTGAATGTTAAAGAATTCATTAAACAACTACGAGTGTATAAAGAGAAATTTTTAACATCTGAAATTAGTGATATTGCTTTACAGGCGGGAATTAATGACTATGCTAAAGGAATCGCAAATGATACTGAAAAATTTGAAGTTAATTCAAGATGTCCAATTTATGTTAGAGCAGCAGGATATTACAACTATTTGATTAACAATAATCCTAAACTAAAGAAAAAGTACTCTTTGATTAAAACGGGTGATAAAGTAAAATTCTACTATTCAACAGACCATTTTTGTAATGTTTTTGCTTTTCCGGTTGGTCAGTGGTGTCCAGAAATTGCACCGTCAATTGATTATGATGCTCATTTTCAAAGAGTATTGTTAGATGCAGTAAACCGATTAATAAAACCATTAGGATTTCCTGGATTTGATTCAGACCTCATTATTTCGAAAAAACTTTTTTAAAATAACAACAATAGTAATGGAAGTTACAAAACATGGATCATGGTATGAGAAAAAAGTTGATAATAAATGCTCTAAATGTGGGTGTGAATTCACAGTAGATGTAAAAGAACTTACCGTAGTTAATTGTTATCATGACATCATAACATTTTCAATAGACTGTCCGGAATGTGGCAAGAAAATGCTATTCCAATCTTAAAAATAGTCAAAATTAATGGCAAAAAAAGAATCATCTCTAAAAAGTGAGATGTCATTTATAGAACTTGATAATTTACTTTCAAAAGTAGATCCAAGAGGCTCAATATCAACAATTAACACTTTCTCTAAAATAGACGATTTCATAGATACTGGTAACTATCTGTTTAATGCTCAGATATCCGGGAGTTTATTTGGTGGTATACCGAATTGTAGAACAGTTGCATTAGCAGGAGAAACTGGCTGTGTAGCTAAGTCTCAAAAAATACGAGTATATAGATTAAAGAGTATATCAAATGGATTCCACAATGTTATTATTGAATGAGTTGTTTTTTACTAAAGTACCAAAACTTTCTAGAAAGTACAAACTTTTAGAAAATCCAAGGTCTAAAAAAGAAATGCTAAAAATTTTACAAAATAGTTACAGTTATTCTAAAAATCCAGTAATTACTATTGTAGAAAATCATTATAATGATTATCTTAAAAAGTTTTTAGAATTTCATGAAAGTAAAACTAAGGTAAGCAAAGGAATGTGTAATCTTCCACAGCAAATTTTTTCATTCTGGGAAACGCATAATACAAGAATAAACTTTTACATTTGCAGGGGCTATACAGAAGAAGAATCTTTACATTTAAGAGGCATTAGACAATCAACAATGAACAATAATACACAAGAAAAAGTTGAAAAACGTAAAAAGACGATGGAATTAAAATCTCCGGAAGAACAAAATCGGATTAATAATGCAAAAGGAAATTGTAATAGATGGGAATGGTATTTAGATAAGATTAATTCTATAACTGGTGAAGTTTTTACAGAATTAGAAGCAAGAGAAAAAGTTAGATTAAAACAACAAAAAGCTACATTAGGATTATGGAAAAAGGTAAAAAATGGTGAAATTGAGTATTATACAAATTGTAATGTTAATTTTTACATCAAGTATAAAGGATTGAATTATGATGAAGCAGTACAAGAATTAACAAAAAGACAAGAAACGTTTTCATTAGAAGTTTGTATTGAAAAATATGGTAAAGAAGAAGGTATAAAAAGATGGGAAAGACGTCAGAAAAAATGGCAAGAAACTATGGATACTAAATCTGATGAAGAAAAAAAGCGTATAAACATTGCTAAAACTAGAAAATTACCAAGATTTTCTAAATCATCGGCAGATCTTTTTGATTTAGTATTAGGAGACGGATTATTTACAAATTATGACGTTTATTACAAAGATAAAGAGTACTTTGTTTATGATAATGAAAAAAAGAGGATTTTTTATTATGATTTTGTTATACCAGAATTAAAAGTTTGTATTGAATATCAAGGTATAACATATCATCCTCATCCTAATTTAACAGAAAATGAGAAACAAAAATGGATAGAACCATATAGTAAGTTAAATTATTGGGAATGTCAAAAATTTGACAATTATAAAAACAATCTTATAATAACAAAGGGATATGATTTGTTAATAGTATGGGAAACTGATAAAAACAAGTTTGAAACTATCCGTACATTTTTAAAAACAAAAAAAGACGAATATGAACGAATTACAAATTAAGAATGAACTACTTTCTTTTATAGAATGGACTGAAGAAAAATTATCAAGAGAGTTAAAGAATAGGTCATTATTTGAGATTTTTAATGAACATTGTGAAAAATATGCAGAGTATAAAACAGCTAAAGAAATAGTAGATGAATTTCAACATACTAGTTTTTTAATAGATACACCAGATGGATTTCAAGAAATTGGTGATTTTTATGTTAAGCATAAACGCAATATTCATCATGTGATATTTGAAAATTACCAAATTAAAGTTTCATCAGATCATCTTCTTGAGACTAAATCTGGATTTAAGCATACTAAAAATCTTAAAAATGGTGATGAAATTTTAACAAAATTAGGATTTATACCAATAATTTCAAATGATATTGTTTCATTTGAAGAAGTTTATGATTGGGAAGTTTTACACAAAAATCACAGATATTGGTGCGATGGAGTTTCTTCGCATAATACAGGTAAAACGTTTTTGGCGCTTAATCTTTGTAGAGGTGCACAAAAGAAAGGATATCACATAATTTACTGTGATACAGAGGCAGCAGTAGATGAGAAACAATTCAGAAAATTTGGATTAGATCCCGAAAAAGTTAGGTATCAGCCTGTTAATACACCAGCAGAGTTTAAGTTCTTTGTTTCTAACCTCTTAAAACAATTGAAAGATGCTCGTGCGGCAGGTAAGCAAGTTCCTAAAATTATGATGGTACTCGACTCACTTGGAAATCTTGCTACATCTAAAGAACGTAATGATGCTTTAGAAGGTAAAGAAAAAAGAGATATGACAAAACAACAAGAATTACGTTCTCTTTTTCGTATTATTACAATGGATTTAGCAGAGGCAAAAATTCCATTTGTGTTAACTAATCATAGTTATGCAGCGGTTGGTGCCTATGTTCCTACCGATGTTTTTGCAGGTGGCGGCGGTGCACTTTACAATTCTTCATTCATTGCTTTTCTTTACAAAGCGCAACTTAAAGAGGATAAGCCAAAAGATGATGAGAATAGTGATGTAGATATGAAAGCAACAGGAATTGTTGTACGGTCAAAACCTCACAAATCAAGATTTGCAAAACCAATTCAGATTAGATTTCACATCTCATTCTTTAAAGGCATGAATCCCTATGTTGGTCTTGAAGATTTCATTTCTTGGAAAAATTGTGGAATTGAAAAAGGTAACTTGGTTTCAAAATCTGAGTATGAGAAACTAACTCCAGGAGATAAAGCAAAAGCAGATGTTTTTGAGTTTAACGGAAAAACCATGTACTTTGTACCAAAAGCAAGTGCAATGCGTTATATCGTAAAACACTTGGGAGATGGAGTTAAAGCAAATCAACTTTTTACACCGGAAGTTTTCACAGAAGAAGCTCTTAGAGAACTTGATGAAAAAGTTATTAAACCTACTTTCATGTTGCCAGATGTTAATGATATCTACGAAATTGATGATTATGTTGATGAAGAGTTAGAAGAAACAGAAGAAAATTTGATAGAAGATTAATGACACGAAATATCACAATAATCGTAGATAAAGTTTGGTTGAATTATCATGAAGATGATGTTTTAAGTTTTCAATATCCAATAGAATGGACTTTAGAAGAAAAAGAAAGCTGGAAAGAAAGAAATGATGATTTAATTTTAATGTTTCAAAATACCGCCAAAAATGCTATGGAAAAAATGAAGGAAGAAAAAATTTTTGATGTAGATGGAACTGAAATTAAATCGTAGTAAGTTAAAACTGAAACACTTTCTTAATGTGCAAAAAGAATGCAAAAATTATCCGACTGATGAAGATTATCTTTACGAATTAATTAGTGCACTTGAAGAAAATGATATGTTGTATGAACCATTTACATCAACTTTCTCAAAACGTAATGTCAAAAGTTTTACCAAATCTCTACCAGAAGATGATGAAGAAAAACCATTAGTTAAACATCTTGAAAAATTAAAGAGTTTAACAGAAGAAGGAATTTTAGAAATGATAGAAGAAGGTGGAGTTAATAAATCAAAATTTAAACTAAAAACACATCCCTGGTTATGATAGCAATACCTGTTCCATTAGCAATACTTGTCTTTTTTATTGTACTTTTTGCTATAATGATAATTGTAGCAAGAAATTGGGAAGCAAGAGATTTTAATAATGGCTTTTGTCCTCATTGTGGTAGAAAATTAAGATACTTTGACTCTGACAGTCAAGGTGGTAGAGGATACCGTTGTGATGCTTGCGAGTACACAACTTGGTGTTCATATGCAGTAGACAAAAATTACGAAAATTAAGAATGATACCAAATCACTTAGAGAAGATCATTTTTCACAATATCCTTGAAAATAAAGAGTACATTAGGGTAACAAAAGCAGAATTTTTTGATTCTCCAAATTATTCTGATTTGTTCAAATGTGCCGCCGGATTTATTGAGAAGTACAATCAAACTCCTACAAAGGAACAAATGGTTGAACTTGCAAAAATTGGAGGTCTTGAAAAGATTAATCGAGATTTCATTGAAATTGTATTCAATTGTGACAAATCAGCATATGATAAAGAATGGTTGCAAGAATCAACAGAAGCTTGGATTGAATCTAAAAAACTTGAAAAAGCTGCAAATCAATTAGTTACCTATCTTAAAACTACAGATATCTCAATAGAAAATGTTAAGAATGTAGTGGAAACTTCAAGAGATATTATCATGAATGGTACTAATCTTGATTTAAAATTTGATGAAGGTCTTGACTTTTTTAATCCTGAAAGCCATAGACAACCATTAGCAGATACTTTTAGTTCTGGATTTCCATATGTTGATTTAGTTCTTGGAGGTGGTTGGTATTCAAAAGCTTTGTTTGTACTTTGCGGACAACAGAAAGTTGGTAAGTGTTCAAAAGGTACAACAAAAATTACTATTAGAAACAAAAAAACAGGGGAAATTAAGAAAATTTCATTGAAAAAATTTCATGAGTTAACTAAAAAATTAAATCCTACTTTTTGTAGACCAACATTCCAAAATAATCTGGAATAAATAGTAAAAGATGTTAACTATGAAAAGTACAAAAAGATTTAACCGATATTCAATAGAAGATCAAATGGAACGTTTTAATTTATCAAAAGAACAAGCAGAAGAAAAAGTTAAAAAAATTAAACATCAAAATTCTGAATCTTCTAAAAACAAGATGAATGTTGAATGGCAAATGGAACGTTTTAATTTATCAAAAGAACAAGCAGAAGAAAAAATTAAAAGAATTAGTAATTCATACTCAACATATCAAAAAACAATAAATGTTGAATGGCAAATGGAACGTTTTAATTTATCAAAAGAACAGGCAGAAGAAAAAATTAAAAGAATTAAAAATGAAAAATCTTCAATTTTATCTAAATTAAAGAATAATGACTATGAAAAATTTTTAACAATTAATCCTAATAATAAAGAGCATTGGATTAAAAAAGGATTTTCATTAGAAGATGCAACAATAAAAGCACGACAATTTACTAAAGAAAATTGTCAAAATATGCGTAATACCTACGAACAAATTAGAGAAGAAAATCCCGGTATTCATAAAAATTACAATTCAGCTTGTTTAGAATATTGGCAAAATCAAGGATATACTATAGAAGAATCAATTGAATTAAGAAGTAAACGTCAATCAACATTTTCTTTAGAAATTTGTGTTGAGAAGTATGGAACTGAAATTGGATTTCAAATTTGGAAAGAAAGAAATGAAAATTGGTCAATAAAAATTGAAGAAAAATATCAAAATGGCGAATTTTCTAGGATACCAAAAAATCCACTATCGACATCTTTTTCTAATAAAGAGATTAATTTAATTAAAGAATTAGTTCAAGTTTTAAAACTTGATGAAAAACAATACTATTCAATAATAAATGGAAAACAATTTGGTAGATGGAGCACTGAATTAAAAAGAGGATTTTCTTTTGATTTTGTTTTAAAAGAAAAATTTAAAATTATTGAATTTTTTGGTGATTATTGGCATTGTAATCCAAGGTTTTATGATAGGAATTATTTTCACAAAAAAATGAAATGTTTAGCAGAAGAAAAATGGGAACAAGATAAAATTAAGGAAGATTTTATTAAAAAAGAAGGATTTGAAGTTTTTGTTGTTTGGGAGTATGATTATGATACAGATAAAGAAACTATTTTAAATAATTGCGTAAAATTTTTAAAATCATAATAAAATGAAATTATCAGATATTACAGAAAAAAAATTTGAAGAATTTTTTGAAATTTCGGATTGGGAAATTGAAACAGATACAGGATGGGAAGATATTAAAGGAATTGGTAAAACTATTCCATATCAAGTTTGGTTTTTAAAAACTTGGGGATTTGAATTAGAATGTGCAGATAATCATATCGTTTTTGATGAACAATTTAACGAACTTTACGTTTATGAATTAAAAGTTGGTGATAAAATAATGACTGAATTTGGACCTCAAGAAGTATTGAAAATTGAAAAAACCAATGAAATTATTGAGATGTATGATGTTCAAGTTAGTTCGGATAATCATCGTTATTACACAAATGGAATTCTTAGTCATAATTCAATTTTTTTAGCAAATTTGGCAGCAAATGCAGTTAAATTAGGATATAATTCAGCTGTAGTTTCTTTAGAAATGGCAGATCGAAAAGTTGTTAAAAGACTTGGTGCTAATCTTCTTAATGTTACAATGGGAGAGTATGCACAGATTGCAGAAGATCAAGATTTAATTCGTAAGAAACTTGCAACTATTGGAATGGAAAATTTCAAACAACCGGGGCAGCTTTTTGTTAAAGAATTTCCAACTTCTGCTGCAAGTATTAAGGATGTTGAAAGATGGTTACTAAAAATGGAACAGATGAAAGGAATTAAATTTAAAACCGTTTTTATTGACTATATCAACATCTTAGCAAACTGGAGAAATCCAAATTCAGAAAATACCTACATGAAGGTTAAACAAATTGCAGAAGATATGAGAGCTATGGCAATTAGAAACAATTGGGCAATAATTAGCTTAACACAAACAAACAGAGGAGCTTTTAATACTTCAAGTATGAGCATAACTGATATTGCAGAATCTTCTGGTCTTGGTGCTACTGTAGATGCAATGTTTGGTATTGTACAAGATGAGATAATGCATGCTAATAATGAGTACTTTTTGCAGACACTTTTGAATAGAGATGAAGGTTACAAAAACTCGCGCAAACGGTTAACTATTAACTATTCACACATGCGCTTAGAAGAAACTTTAGACGATATTATTACAGACGTCTACTAAAAACAGAATAGAGAATGAAACTATTTGATGAAGATAATCCATTAGATGAAATAGAACCAAGTTTTGAAAACATGGATGAACAAACTGAAATAGAGAATAATAACAATAATGATGGAGAGTTTGAATTTCAATTGTTTGGAACTTTTGCAGTAGATGAAAATTGGATGACCAAAAATTATTCCGAATTAAGATACTTGCATGAAACTTTTGAAATGGAAAAATTGAAAAACAATCTCTATGATATTTTTGTAGAATCAAGATTTTACGAAAAGTACAAAGATTATAGTTCTAAAGTAACTAAGCAAGATTTGTTAGATATCTTTTTACACTTTTACGAAAATATTGAAGATGGAGACAGGTATTCAGAAATGGACAAATTTTGTGAGATTGCAGACTTCTTTGGAATTAATTACGATTTACTTTACAAAGAGATACCAATTACAATAAAGCAAAAATTAATAGTTGATATGGATGAAAAGTATCAAATGTTAAATGGTGGTACTAAAGTTAAAAAATTGTTTTAATATGGCAAATGTTAATTTTGTTAAGATATCAGAAGTTTTTTACAATCAAAAAGAGGAAATACCAACAGATTTTGGCATAAAGTTAGAAAGGATAAAAGAAGAATTATTGAATGTTCTTAATAGTTTTCAATTTCAATTCATGGATAAAGCTACTATGAATGAAATTGAAAATAACATGAGAAAAGTAATAGACAAATTTGAAGTTACTTGGGCTCGTTTTAAAGTAATCCCAAATTATGATGATTGTAGTGTAAGTTTAGAACCATGCAATTTTGAAACCTACTTGCTATTTAAAAATTTTAAGATGTGTGATTAAGACAGAGATAAAAAGAGTTTGGTTGCTAGCAGATTTGCATTTTGGTGTAAGAACTAATTCATTAGAATGGTTAGAGATACACAAAGATTACTTCTATAATTTCTTTATCCCAATGCTAAAGGAAAAGAAAAAAGAAGGTGATGCTTTGTTTGTACTTGGAGATATTTTTGAATCTCGTCAATCTCTTAACATTCGAGTTCTTAATGAAGCTATTAACATTTTTATCGAACTTTCAAAAATAATTCCAATTTACGTTATTGTTGGAAATCATGATAGTTTTGCACGTAATTCTCTTGACATCAATTCTTTAATTGTTTTTAAGAATATTGACAATATTACAATTTTTGATAATCCTGATGTTTTAGAAACACAATTTGGACAGAAACTTTTAATGATGCCTTGGATTGAATCCAAAGAAGAAGAGTTAAAATGCCTTAATTCAAATCAAGCCGATTATCTTTTTTGTCATACAGATTTTCAAGGAATCATGTTTAACAAAAAAGTAGAAATTGAAGAAGGTCTTGAATTAAAAGCAGTTTCAAAATTTAAAAAAGTGTACTCAGGACATATCCATCTTTCACAAAAGAACAAGAATGTTTTTATGATTGGTTGTATTTTCCCATTAACTCGTAATGATTTAGGAGATACAAAAAAGATAGTTATTCTAGATTTTGAAACAGGAAAAGAAACTATTATTAATAACAATTATTCACCTAAATTTTTAAAGTACACTATTGATGGATTACTTGAAAGAACTTTTGAAAATTTTGAAAAAGAAATTCAGAATAATTTTGTGGATATTATCATAGATAGTACTTGGACAACTAAATTTCCATTTTCAAACTTAATGGATTCTGTTTCCGGATACAAAAAACTAAACTACATTCTCTCTACTTTACAACGAGATGGTGATGGAGATGAATTTGATGAAGATGTTGTAGATGGAGAAATGGATATTGAAGATTTGACTGAATTTTACATCCAAAATCTCAACTATTCAGAAGATTTTAAAAAATTGTTATTGGAAACATCAACTAAACTTTACAAAAAAGGTGTGAAATACCTTGAAGAAAAAACAATTGAGATAGACTAATGCGCATAACTAAATTGGCATGGAGAAATTTTTCATCATATGGAAACAAATTACAAGAATTAGACCTTGATGAACCGGGGATGAAACTTTTAATTGGAGAAAATGGAGCAGGAAAGTCAACAATTTCAGATGTTGTAATTTTTTCTCTTTATGGTAAATTACCTAACAAAAAACAAAAGGATATTGTAAACCGGTTTAATAATAATCTCTACACTAAGATAGAACTTGAACACTATAATAGCCATATTGTAATTGAAAGAGGTGTGACACCAAATTTCATTAATCTTACAGTAAATGGCAAGCCATATGATGTTGCCGGAAAACGTAATATTGAAGACTATTTAGAGGAAGAGATTTTTAAAATACCATTTTACGTTTACACTAATCTCATTACTTTGAGTATTAATGACTTTCAAAGTTTCATTACAATGGGTGCTAAAGCAAAAAGAGATTTAATTGACAAAATCTTCTCTTTGCAAATTATCAATGTTATTCGTACTTTAATTCGTGAAGAAATCCGTAAAACTTCAGAAGATGCAGCAATACTTTCTAATGAAATTGATGCACTTGAAATTACAATCCAAACATCTGAAAAAGAACTTACTAAGCTTAAAAAGCAAATTGAGATTAATGCTATTTCAGAAAAACAAGAAACTTTGAAAAACATTGAAAATTACAACAAAAATCTTGAAGAACTTGCTGGAAAATTAAAAGAGATTGGTGAAAAGTATGAAAAAGCAGAAGATAAGATTCAAGATCTTAATGAAATGTTAACAACTAACAAACAGAAAAAGAAGGGGATAGAAGAGAAAAAGTTATTGTATGAAAATCAAAAATGTCCACTTTGCCAATCTGATTTAGAAACGGATTTCCACAAGCATTTGTTAAAAGGTTACTTAGATGAAGAAATGCAGATTAATGAGAATATTGAAGCAACTAAAACATCAATTGAATCCTACAAAAAAGTTAGAAATCAAATTGGTACAATGATTACTAAGATGAATTCTAAAAAATCTGAGTTTACTACTTTAATTAGTAATTTTAACAAAAAGCTGAAAGAACTTGATAACTTGAAAGATAACTCAATGGAAACTAATTCTATTGAAAAAATTATTAACGAGTCAAGAAAACGAAAAGTAACTACAACAAAGAAAAAGGATAATACTGTAAACAAAACCAACTTTTTCAAGATATTAGAAGACATCTACAGTGAGAGTGGCGTGAAACAGTTGGCTTTACAGAAAATACTACCAACTTTAAATTCTGAAATTCGTAAAGTAATGATAGACTTAAAGATGGATTACAAAGTAGTTTTCAATATCAATTTTGATGCAGAAATTAGTCATCTTGGATATGAAGTTTCCGCACAACAGATTTCAACCGGTGAAAAAAAGAAGATTGATTTTGCAATTTTGATAGCTTTAATTAGACTAATGAAAATTAAATTTCCAACTATTAACATGATGTTTTTAGATGAACTCTTTAGTAGTATTGATCAAGATGGAATTTTTCACATCATTCAAGTTTTAGCACAATCTTCAAAAGAATTAGGTCTTAGTATTTTTGTTGTTAATCACAGTCCTCTTCCAGAAGAGTTGTTTGATTACAAAATTGAAGCAAAAAAGGTTAATAACTTTTCTTCACTCAATATTGAGAAATTAAACTAAGGAAAATCTGGAATAGATAATAAAAAGAGTAGTATTAATGGCTTTCTCACAAACAAGTAATGTTGAAAATGTTTTTGCACGTGCAGTTGTAGTTGGATTAGTTAAAACTTTAAACAATCAGATTTTTTACGAAAATGTTTTAGATAGTAATGGAACCTATGATATTGTAGGTGTTCCATTTTTTCCAGATTTTGGTCAAGGTTCAAGTGAACGATTTCTTCAAGATTACTTTTTGAATTGGGGTGATTGTGGTTCTGCTCAAAAAGTAGATGGTAACATAGATCCACTACCGAGAGGAATGGTATCTCTTAATTCAATGGAAATTGATACATCAGCACTGACACAAAGATGGATACGAGCTGAATTTTCTAAAGTAATTGATGGTAATATCCAAACTTTTAATGCTTATCTTAATTCTTTACCACTTAAAATGGATTTTGATATTGAGATAAGAACAGATACTATGGTAGAAGCTTTTAAAATAGTGCAAGCTATTTTAGATACTTTTTACAAAGTAAGGATTTTTAATGTTGAGTTTAGAGGATTCATGATACCATGCCAAATTTCATTTCCAGAAAATTATCCAATTGAAAGAGCAATGGAATTTTCTTATCCATCTGAAAACAAAATTAACTTTACTTTTTCACTTGAAATTGAAACTTACTATCCTGTTATTGATGAACCAAACATGGGATCTGTAGAAGGTAGAAAACTACTTGCTGATGGAGATGGGGATATTACAAAGAAAAGGTTAACTAATGCCGATTTTGATATGGTTTTACGCAGAAGGGTTGGTAGTTATGCAGCAATGGTTTCAAATCCGATAGAACAAGAAATGGTGCCTAATCCAGATTGGGATGGTGAAGATTGGGATAAAGAATTCATTCCGGATCCTAATTGGCAAGAGATGATACCAAATCCTGTTTTAGAAGGAGCGGGTTTGGGAATGTCCGACAATTTGTCAAGTAAAACTTCGTCAATTCGTCAAGCAAGGAATACAATGGATGGAATTATCATAGAGAAAGAAAATGATCAAGCAGGTTTTAATTGGTACCAACATAGACCGGTTCTAAATTTAGAAACACCAAAAGTAGGTGTAACTTTATTGAGTAAAGATACTATTGAAATTTCATGGAAATTCACAGGATGGCTTGATAAAGTAAATGGTTATTGGTCAGATGATTATGGTACAACCTGGAATACTTTTATGCGACTTTATGATGCACACAAAGGAAGTTTCATGTGGCAATTGCCAGAATTTAATCCTACAATAGAAGCAGTTGTAATTTCAGATGTTAAAGTTCTTGAAAAAGCCATAATAAGATTAATTTCAGATGTAAATGGTACAATTACAGACTACATCATTATTAATCCTGGATTGGGATATGATGAGGCTACAAGTATTGAAATTGAAGCAGAAGGAACTGGAGCTTTGATAGAACCATTAGTTGTCAACAGAAGGATAGAAGGAATTACCATCTTAAATGGTGGTTCTGGATACAAACCAAGCAAAGAAACAGAAATTGCAATTAAGATTAGGTCTTCAGCAGATGAAACAATTTTTGATACAACTAAAGATGAGCAAGGAAATTTAGGTGTGATCTCTGTTAAGTAGTTGAAAAGCGGGAAAACTCTCAAAATAATCTGGAATAAATAGTAAAAGATATTGGGCTGGTTTTAGATTCAATCAGTCAATTTAAAATAATTGAAGATAATGATTACAAAGTTAAAAGAACGAATCAATATCCTAAAAGAAAGCACAACAAATCAAGAGATAATCATTTTGGCAGATGCAGCGATTAATTCATGCAAACAAGCCCCTGAATACTTGCAATCCATGGTTGCAGAATCATTGATTAATGATTTGAAAGAGTATGATGATCCGGCGACTAAAAAGTTTATTGCAAGAGAACAAAGAATTTTAGCAATTGATAATTTAGGTTTAAAAGATCTTCTTACTAAGATTTCAGAAAGTGAGTTGATGTACAACCAACAAACCAAGTATGCAATTACATCATATGCAGAAGCTTTGAAATATCAGCCGGAATACAGTCTTGTTGAAGGGATGGTTGTTGAATTAAATTGTTTGGGTTGGCATAAGCTTGTAGCAGAAGGTATTGCAACTATTCAAGAAAATTGTGAGAAGTACAAAGAGGAAATCTTTTTATGCAATTTCATTAATGAGATTAAGAATTCAGCTGGAGATTACTTGACTAAATTTTTCATAACAGAGTTTGATAATTACTTTGTTAATAGAGATGAGTATTCAAAACAAGCTTTAATGGAAAAAATTGAACCATATCTCTATGATGGTAGAATGCAAAAACTTAGCAACTTTTTGAAAGAGACATCAGCAGGATTGCAAGCTTTTTCAGATAATATTGCAGAAGTATCAACTATCTATTCTCCGGTTATCATTAAAGAAAACTCAGAAATTTTTTACAGTTCTGGTCAAATGTTGAAAAGAAATAATGGATCTTTAGTTCAATTATCAGAAGCAGAATTAAGAGAAGTACCACAGTCATTCTACATGTTGGCAGAGTTTATCAATAGACCGATTGTAAAAATGGGTAACAATAAAGCCACTATTTACACTAGCGATAAGAAAGTTGAAGTATTAAAAGAAGGGGAAACTACAATTTTGAAATTGAATGGAAAACAAATGGCAGCTGAATCTTTTACTAAGTTTTTCATGAATGAAGGAATTTTTAGAGCACAAGATAACAATGTTTTAGCAAATGTTTTGAATTTGTATGAAAACTTTGATTCAATTTACGAAATTGATTATGGCAAGAGGATATTCAGTAAAATTCATGAAGCACAATGGATTGATGTTTTCAAATTAGACAAAAATGTGGCAGCTATTAGAATTGATGCACAAAATGGTCTTAATGAGTTTTACAATAGTTTGAATGCAGTACAGACAAAAGTTTTAGTACAAGAACATGTGGGATTTGATATTAGCAGATCATTTAGAGATTTGTTACCAAGTGAAGAAGCAAAAGTTAAAGAATACAATACTGAAATTGCTAAGATAGATGAAACAATTTTAAGTTTGAAAACAAAGAAAGAAGAAATTTTGACCGAAGTTAATGAAAGTGCTATTTTAAGAAATGATGCAACTATTAAAGAACTTTTAGAAGCAATTGATACTGAAATTTCAAAATTACAAGAGTCTAAATCAATGTTTAACAACATCTTAGAAAAGTTTAGTACTATCAGTATTGGTTTTAAGCAAGAAGAGTTTGTGAATGAAAAAGGTGGAGCAAGTTCAGAAATTGAAGAATTTTGGATGGATCATAAAAACAAAGATTTGACTGTTTATTTTGCACAAGATCAAGAAGATGGAACAGGAAAATGGTTAGTAGGTGAGCAAGTATTATCAGATTTTAAAGCAGGTTTGATTTGGAATTTAGTTGAAGATGATCTTTCAAAAGCGGCAGCAATTAAAATGGCAAAAGATTTAGCAAAGAAAGATGATAAAGGACACTATTTTGAAACAGAAGAAGCAGTTTTTACTTTTGAAAGTAAAGTAGATGAAAGTGAAATTAAAGACGTTTGGAACAATAGAGATGAATACCTTGGATATTTAGGAAGTTTGTTAAAAGGAAAAAAAAATTCTGAAAAAGAGTACATCCTTGATAAACATGGTTTTTTGAGTGCTAAGTACAAAGTAACGGGTGCAGAATTTAAAGCTTTCTTTGAGTCAGAACAAATTGATGAATCTAAAGATCCTGATGGAAATGAGAAGTTTGATAAAAAGCATACTAAAGTAAAAGAAAGCAGTCCTTCAAGTTCTAATGAATTAGGAGTCGGAGATAAAATCCGTATGCCTAATGGAAAACTTGGAACTATTGCAAGTATTGATGAAACAAATGGCAAGATAATTGCAAACATGGAAGATGGTAAAGCCGTTGAAGTTCCTAAAAATCGTGCACATGAGCTAGAAATAGTAGAGCATAAATCCGATGGTAAACAACCTATCAAAACTTCAGACGGTTCACAATCGGTTCAGGTTAAAGAAGGTAAAAACGATGAAACAAGAGTAATTGTTTCTTTAGAGATGTTTGGAACTAACAATTTTAAGATGATTGAAGTTGATGCTAAAGCTTTTGGTGTTGAAGTACAATTAAATGGAAAAGCAGTTTTAGTAACTGGAACATATGATGATATTTCAGCTTTTGTAGAAGATACAATACCTAATCGAAAAGATCAAGTAGAAATAATTGGACAAATGGAGTCAGAACAAGTTCAAGAAAATCAAGATGAATGGGTTGCAGCGCAAGCAATTATCAAAGGTAAGAAAGAACCTGTGAAAGTAATGGCAATTGAATACACAACAGGCGGAGATGATGATTTGATAACAATTGATTTCAAAGGAAAAATTATGCAAATTGAGAAAAAATTTGTGAATGTTAGTCTTTAATCTTAGACTAATTTTTTGATAAAAATCTAGGTCCTACCAGAAATGATAGGACCTCTTTGATTACCAAAACTTTTTGCAAATTCCGTGTTAAAATAGTAAGGAATTGCAAAACAAAGATTAAAAAGATGAAGGATGAATGCCGGCAATAAAGGAACCAAAAGCTCCCAAGGAAAAGAAAACTAATTACTTAGATCCTCAAGAATTTAGAGAAGAAATGCTAAAATCTAGAGAACAAGATGAATTGACACCAAAAGCAGTTCAGATGTTTAGAATAATGAGTCATGAAAATGCAAAGAGACGTACCTACAAATTCGAAGAGGACAGAGAAGATTGTGTTGCTTGTGGTGTTTTAGATTGTTTACTTTATTGGCGAGGTTGGGATCCTGAAAAGGGTGCTAACTGTTTTGCATACTTTACTACTGTTGTTTACAATGGATTACAGAAAGGTTGGAAAAGGCTTAATGGAAAAATTAAGTACTCTCAAAAAGTTAGTTTAAGCCATCAAAATCTCTACAATATCTAACCAAGATGAACGTAAACAATGATATCAAGAATTTAAAGCCTCAAAAAGGAACTTTCATTAATGGATTGTATCATATCCAACATCCTGAAAAGTACATCGGTGATGTTATGAAGTGCATATTTCGATCTTCATATGAGAAAAAATTCATGATTTATTGTGATTCTAATGATAGAATAGTAAAATGGGCAAGTGAACCATTTCCAATTGTTTACTTTAATCCTGTGGATAAAAAAGAACATCGTTATTTTGTTGATTTCTACATCAAGTTAGAACAAGAAGATGGAACAATACAAGAATACTTAGTCGAGGTTAAACCAAAAGCAAAATTACAACCTCCAATATTAAAAGGACATCCAACAAACAGAACAATAAATCAGATTAAGTTGTACAATGCACAGTGCAAAGAATACATCACAAATTGGGCTAAATTTAAAGCAATTAAAGTTTTTTGTGAATTGCACAATAAAAAGTTTTTGTTAGTAACTGAAGATTTTTTATTCGGAGAAAACTACAAAAAGGGAGTTGGAATTGAAAAACCAAAGAAAACTGAAAAACAAAAACAAGCAGATAGAGAACTAAAGAAAAAACGTAAAGCCAAGAAAGAAATGGAATTGCGGATAAAATCTCAAGAATTAAATGGAAAATCCTAAAGACTATTACAAAAAGAATGCTGGTAATAGTAGCATAAGAGAAGAGACATATCAGTACTTTCTTGAGAAGTACATCAAGGGAGATGTTTCTAAATTTGCTTTAGAATTACATGAAGGTTCTAAGATTAGCCATAATCAAAAACCGTTTTGGATTCCTGGTCGTGTTTACACCTATGAGTATGATCCTAAGTACAAAGATGTTTTAGATTGGTATGATACAAGACCTATGATGATGTGCATGGGAATAGAACATAATGAGAATACAGGTAATGATTTAGTATGGGGAATTAATCTTAGTTTTCTTCCAGAACAAGTGCGTACAACGGTTTTACAATTTTATTGGGATGCTTTTAGAAAAGAAATTGAACATGCTGAAAAATCATTTTGGGAAGGAAAACTTTTCTTAACTGTTCAAAAAGTAGTTGATTTTATTAAGAACTGGGTTTTACAACTAAAAATTTTCTCAAATCAAAACACTAATCTTAGTTTTGCATACAGAAAGTACATCATTGCTGGACCAGATGCAGGTAGAATACGTAATGCAACTTTAGTAGAATACACCGATTGGTCAAAATCAGTCTTTTTTGCGAGTAAAGAGATTCAAAAAGTAGGATTGGCTGAAATCTACAATTTGTACTGGAAAAATCTTCCAAAGAATATCAAAAGAGACAAAAAGAATAGTACAAACAAGAAACTAAAGAAATAGCAATAGAAAAACTGGAATAGATAGTAAAAGGTAAGGACCTTAAAGTAAAAAGAAAGAAAACCGATGGCTGGTTTCATAGAATACGGTGTAGATGGTACAACAAAAAGTTTAGCAGGTAATTTTGGTGTAGCAAAATCATTAAGAAAACTTGCTAGATTAGGAATGGACTATGATGATATGGTCATTAAGAACTCTATGGCGATAGGGCAAACCGAAAGTGCAATGGGTAATGATGGTTTTATGCCTGTAGAATTTTTGTACTCATTGGCTTATGCTGACATCTCACAAAAAAAGTACATTGCTTATTTTGACAAATCTTTAAAAAATCGTAGAGATTACATCCGTAAATTTGCAATGAACTCTGAAATTGATTTTATTCTAGAGACTATTGCAGATGAAGCCATTGTTTATGATGAACGTAATTTTTTCTGTAGACCATCACTTGCCAACCTCCGCAAAATTCTTTCTGAAGATATTGAGTCAGAAGTAGTTAACTATGTTTGGAATGCTTTTACTTCAATTTACTATGCACACCATTTTATTGAAGGTTTTGATGCATGGGGTTATTTTAAACAATTTTTAATTGATGGATTTCTTGCTTTTGAAATCATTTGGGATAAAACAGGTGAAAATATCATTGGTTTTAAAGAGTTAGATCCTCTTTCACTTTATCCAAAAATGGAAAAAGGAAAAGATGGATTACTTGAAAAAGTTTGGGTACAATATGAAGACATCCCAGCAATGAAAAGAAAACTTTTTGATTCTCAAATTATCTACCTTAGTTACTCAAAAGCTAATTTTATTGGTCGTACATCATACACTGAAAGATTAATCCGTTCTTTTAACTTGCTTAGGATTTTAGAGAATTCTCGTATTATTTGGAATATCATGAACTCAAGTTACAGAATTAAGATGATTGTGCCTATTGGAACTAAATCTCCACAAAAAGCAAAAGAAAGCTTAGGTGAAATGATGGCGCTATACAAAGAAGATATCAATCTTGATATGGATTCCGGAGAACTTTCAGTAAATGGTAGACCAAGTATGCAATTTTACAAAAACTACCTCTTTCCAAGTAAAAATGGTGAAGAACCAACCATTGAAACAATGGGTTCAGATGGATATGATCTTAGTGATACTGATGCTTTAAAGTACTTTGAAAACAAACTTAGAAGAGACAGTAAAATTCCATTTGAAAGATTTGATAGAGAAGGAGGCGGCGGAACTTGGACAAATGATGCAACCTCAATAAACAGAGAAGAAATTCGGTTTGGTAAGTTCATTAACAGATTAAGGTCACAATTTAATGAAATTTTGCTAAAACCATTAATTTTGCAAACCTTGCAAAAATTTCCGAGTTTGAAAGATGATGTAATGTTTAGGACAAGTATCGGGCTTGATTATGAAGAAGAGAACTTGTTCCAGGAAAGCAAAGAAATGACCATATTTGGTGCCAGAGTAGATTTTGTGAATAATATGGCCAGCCTAATGGTAAGTGAGCCAGATGACACCGGAATGACAAATGAAGTACCATTTTTTGATGGATTGTTTCTTGCTGAAAGATTTTTGAAAATGAGTAACGCAGATTTGGAATTAAATCAAAAGTACGTTAATAGACGTAAGAAAGGACTTGATCCACGGACGGGTAAAAAAATTCCAGCTCCTAAACCAGCGGAAGGTTCTGGTGGAGGTTCTTCAGATGAACCGGATAGTATTAGTTTAGATGTTTAAAAAGATAAAGAGGATTTAAATCCTCTTTTTTTATTTAATTAAAATCACAAATTCTTTATTTTCTCCAAAGTGACTTTTATTCTTTATCTCTTCAACTATGAAGTCTTTATACTTTTCTGTTTTATCAACTACAAAAAGATAACTTTCACACTTAAAGTTCTTTAAACATATATCAATCCACTCATCACAACTTAAATCCTTTTGGCCTTCAAACCAAATCTCTTTCATATTATAAGGAGGGCAAGTAAATAAGCATTCATAAGTTCCTTCACATTCAAAAACATCTTTAACTTCTAAAAAAACATTTTCTATATCAAAATACTTTACAATTTCTTTAGATTCATTAATTACTATAGAATTTATATCTTGACCTATATATCTTTTACTTAAAGCAACTGTTCCTAACATTCTCCCTGAATATCCACTAAAAGGATCAAAGATTTCCCGATATTGATCCAGATACTTTTCTATTAAAGTTCTTGCTAAAGAAGGTTGAAATATAGTTACTTTCGGGGCTATTTTTGAAATATTAAATCCTTCTAAAATTCTGGATGGATCTATATTATTTTTATAAATAAATCTATTTTTTATAGCTCTAAGTAATAAATCATCTTGAAACCATGCTTCATAAGGTGAAAATTTTGCAACTTTAGATTTCCAAATAGAATAATGAAAATGTCTTATAATTTTATCTCCTATTTGTGATTTTAATAAAAAATATTTATAATCTTTTAGTTGTTGGAAACTTGTTTTCAATATTTCATTTGAATAAATTGGATATGGAAATTCTATAGATCTACACCAATTAAAAAGATTTTGAATATACTCATCATAATTCATTTCTAAAACATTAAAAAGTTCTTTAATTCCTTCTTCAAATTGTGATTCTAAAATTACTATAAATTTTACATTTTTTGGAATAAATAATATTCTATTTATATCAGGTTCTATATTTACTTTTTTACCATTTTGATCTCCATAATATCCATGATAGTATAATCCATCACATTCAACCAAACAAATTAATTCAGTTTTTTCAATATCTTTAAATATTGCAAAATCAAAAGTTTTTGTGCAATTATCTCCTTGTATTGTATATAAATGTTCAAAAATTATACCCCTATTTGTTAAAACTTCTATCATTTTCTTTTCTAATTTTGAAAATTTAGAAGATTTTACTATTTTTGAACGAATTTCTTTTAAACAAAGTAAATATTTAACACCATATTTTTCTAAATTAGATTGAATAATTTTATCCTGAATAATATTTGATTGAAATGGCCATTTGGTACCATAACGTTCTAAATTTGTTATATTTGTTTTATCCTGAATTTCTTTACATTTCATTGGATTATCCGTACCATATTTATCAAAAAAGGTTTGTTTGCGTTTTTCTTGAAATTGTATAACATTACTAGGATTTTCAACACCATATTTTTTTAAATTTGTAGCAATTACTTTTTCTCGAATTTCTTTAGATTGTCCCGGATTTTCAACACCATAATTTTGTTTTAATGTTTTTTTTTGTTTTTCTTGACAAATACTAGATTGAAATGGAAAATCTACACCTAATTTATTTCTTATTGATTGTCTTACAGATTCTAATTGATATGCGTTTGTAACACCATGCCGTTCTATTAAAGTATTAATTATTTTTTCTCGAATTTCTTTAGATTGCCCCGGATTTTCAACACCATAATTTTTTAATAATGTCTGTTTTCCTTTCTCCTGAATTTCTTTACATTTCATTGGATTATCAACACCATATTTATTAATAAAAGTTTGTTTTGCTTTTGCTTTTTGGATTATTTTAATACATTCTTTTTTTCCACATGTTTTATAATAATCTTTTATATAAAATTTTAATAATTTATTACAATTTAAACATCTTTTTGGTTCTATTAAATTATTAAGTAATAAATAAATTTTTTCTTGATATGTTTCTATATTAGGAAATAAATTATCAATTTCTTCTTTATTTTCTAAGTAAAGTTTTTCTTTTTTTGTCCAATGAAAATTAAAAAAATTATTTAATTTTTCTTTTAGTTCTTCCATTTTTTATTATTATTTTATAAAATGTTCTCATTCATCTACACTATATTTTAATATATATTCAAATTTTTCAAAAGTTTTTTATATTTTTAAAATAAAAAAGGAGATAAATTTATCTCCTTAATTTTATAACATATTGTTATTCAAGAACTAAAGCCATACTTCATCCCAGTCGTCTACTCGTAATTTATATCCAGTTACTCTGTAGATGTCATCGGATTCCCAATCAACATCATTTGGTCCAACTACTTGCGTCATTGGAATACAAACTTGATAAGTAATCTGTCTAAAGATGTCACCATTAGCATTAAACTGAGTAACAACCAATGGACCTCCATGATAATCACGTTTCATTCCCCATTTACCTGTCAACGGATTAAAAGCTAAATCTGACCATTGTCTAAGGGCTTTGTAGACGTACATTGAATTACTATCATTAAGGTTAACCTCAAATTCTAATGTTAGATCATGAGAATTTTCCATTGGTTTACCACCAACATAGCTTCTGTGTGCACCTTTGTATGATTGTTGTTGGACGTTCATATCTCCATCTTGACTACCAAGAAGACCATCAATTTTGATGATGTTGTTCATTACTAATGGCCAGTCTGATATTCCACTTGGAGGAGTTATCATTACGTCAAAGTAAGCTTTAAACACCGGATCCCAGTGTTTCATTGCTGCAATTGAGTTTTTATAGTGAGGTAAACCTGCCATAATTTTCTATCTTTTTTTATCGTTTTGTTCAATTAAAATTAGGGAGATTAACTTTAGAGAATTAATCTCCCTTATTCTTATTATGCTACTGTAAATCCTCCGGAGCTAATTGCACCAGTTTTCAATACAGTTACACGGTTAATCACTTTTTGTAATCCTCTTGCTGGTTCAATACCGATGTCGATAATACCAACATTTTGGTCAATAACTTCTGGAGTGTTGTTAGTTTCGTCCATAATTACCATAAAGTCGTAAATTCCACCTGCATTTCTTACAGTTTGCAAGTATCCATCTACAATTGTTCTAATTTCAAGGCGTGTGCTAGCATCATTAAATTCAAAGATGTAGTTGCTCAAAATATCCTCTACAGTTTCTTCAATAGTAATCAACAAGTCTCTCACATGCAAGTTGTTAAAAGCTGTCAAAGTACGTTGATAAGCTGTTTGGTTGCCATAGATCATAGGTCCAGTTTTCTTTGTGGTAATAATTGGATTTAATCCCATCGGTTCAATCCATTCACGGTCTGTTAACAAGTATTCATACTCAAGACCTGTCAATTTAGGATTACTCAAAATACCACGTCTTGGGCCAGCTGTAATTACGTATGGTTGTCCATTGATGAACTTACGCACAAAGTTGTTTGAAACGTCAGCTGCTGGCGGAATCATTTTGTTTTTGTTTTGTTCGTAGATCTTCAAGAATGGAGTGAAAACACCACAGAATCTTGCACCATTTTCATCATCTGGTAAACTAAATCTGAATGATGGTCCTAAGCTTAAGTTACCACCTGTAGAGATGTACTCAGTTCTTAATAATGGTTTTGGTTCTCCAAGATCTGGTCTTGGTTCATCAGTAAATCTAGGATCTGTTGATTGGATAAACTCTGAAATTGATGGAGCATTAAGTAAAGCCATACATTTCAGTCTGCGTTTTGCAAGACGTGAAAGAATTGCTTTAGGTCCCATCATAGGTTCCAAACCACCTGCAAAAGTATCTACTATGTAACGGAAAGAAATCAATTCTTTGTCAACTAAAGTAGCACCTAAATTAGTATCTTCAATTACGCCATAAATCTTCCAAAGTTGGTCACGACCACCAGGCATATGATAAGTTGTAATTGTAAAACCATTAAGAGCCGTAAATTGAAGATGATGTGCTATTTGTGGAATTGGTAACATTCTGTTAACAAAACTTACGCCTGCTTCATCAGTGTAAATTTCAACCGGTTCATTAACTTGAATTTCAAATTCAGTAAATCCTGTAGTTGCATTAGCACGTTTAATTTTATTGATAACCTTAGTCAATCTTGTTTCACCACCAGCTACATTAATATCCACGGCTAAATAATGCCCTACTTCAATATCAAGTGCATTTGCTGCATTTACTCTGAAAATTGTTTTGCTAGCATTCAAAGTACCATCAATAACAGGGACGTTTTGTTGGATTTTTGCTGCTGCCGATTGTATTGCGATGTAAGTTGGTGCTTGTAATGGATCACCGTCTCTATCTACTATCAAACCATGTTCTTCTGCAATATCTAACCATTCATCAACTAAGTGGTCTGTTTGAATACCTGCACGAATCCAAGAACCTGTATCCATTTTGATAAGATCTGCAAAAGTATCAATTGGTGTATTCAATTCTGGATTAGCCCATTGTCTAATTCTTTGAACAGGAAGACCATAAAGACCAATTGCCGGCGCGAATGAGAAGTATCTAAGATCGGTAAGTTGTTCATTTGCAAACGCATAGTCACCATCAATTATTGAACGATTAACAATTTCGTCAAACAATTTGTTACCAGGATAAACATCAATAGAAAATTTTTCACCTATTGCATTTTGCCATACGTCTTCGATGTAAGATGATTTGAAAATGAATTGCATACCTTCTTCAAGATTTGGCATATAGTTCATTGCTGCTTCACCATTACAGTAAGTTACTTGACGATTTTCTAAAGTATTAGGTTGGGCTATACCACCAACAATAGGGCTGGCTGGAATACCAATTTCACCATTCAACCAATACTTAAACCAATTTAAGTGGATATCTGTTGTTGGTACATCTGCCATTAATTCTTCAAGAGTTTTGTAGAACTCAACTCTGTAATCAGTGTAAGAAACAGATGGATCTGGAATCATAGCTGGTACACTTGGATCAACTATTTCGCCTTGTGCTACCGGATTTGGTAAAAATTCATACTCATTTTCTGTTCCTGGAGTTTCATCCCATACTTGTCCTTCGCCTCCTGGAAATGTTATACTATCCCAAGTTCCATTAAGTACTGTAGGTTTCCAAGCTGGATCTGGAATCATCGATGGATAAGCTAGATTAGGCACCATTGTTACAGTACTTGCTGCTTCACCGTCTTTTACTACCATGTAACGATTGTATCCTTTAACGTAAATCATGTCGAACTGACTGATAAACTGAGGAGGTCTCATTGTAGGTCCGTCAAGTGCAAAAGTATTATCAGGAAATACCATAGTGAGCTTTTGCTCAGTCGGATCAATATCTTTAATTGTAATACCATCCCAAATACCTGACCACTCTTCATTCTTAGTAGGATTTGAAAGCACTAATTCTAAAGCATTTCCAGTGCTTGTTACACTATCAACTTTAAGATATCCATTTTTGTTCAAAATAGCACCAGGGAAAGTTCCACCTTCACCAGTATCAGGATCAGCATCACCTGCTTCCATTACTCTTGAACCATATGCTTTAATCAAACTGTTAGAATTCAATACTGTTGCTAATTTAGTGTAATCTGAAACAGTAAATTGTTGTCCAGGAGCTAACATCTTAGGTCTTGGAATAACTAAAGTATTGAAGAACGGGCTTGAATTGTTTGTGTATGGTAATGATTTTACAAAAACATTTTGTTGTTTACCATTTACTTCATTAAAATCGGGTTCTGCAAAGTTAGTAGTTTCTGTTTCATCAATAATTGAATAATGAGAACTAAAAAACAACTCATCTGTAATAGGTCCAACATAACTCAAAAAGTTCATTGAAGATTTAGTAGAACCAATTAAAGAGTGTCCTATTAAGTCAAGTTTCCAATCTGAATTTTCATAGTCATCAAACATTGCACGATTTACTACACAGAAAAGACCTGTTGTTCCTACTGTATTGTTCACAATATTTTCAATAAAATGGTTAACACCATTTCTATCTGTAAAATCTGGAATAATACAACCTGTCATGTTTGCTACTAAAGTTACAGTATCATCCGTAATAAAGTACTCAATCATTTCGGTTTTAATACCATTAGCATCAAAGAATCTTGAATACAATGGATCAATTGATAATGTTTCATAATTAGTCCAATCTCCTTCAACTACAATAACATCCAAAAAATAGTCTGAGATATAGTCAAATTCCTTAATAAAATCAGGAACATTACCAGATCCATAGAATTCTCTTGCTGTAATATCAAAACCTTTAATGTTTCTTGCTTTTCTGATTAAAATCGAAAGTGGTCTTTGACTAAAATTAGTAAAAGAGAATAGCATATCTCTTGTAATTGGATTTAAATCTACAATAGCTTGAAAATAGCTTGTATCTGGAAACCAGAATCTTTCTTTATTGTAAAAACTTGCTATCAATTCTCTCGAAACATTTGCATTATCCTGTGTAATACTTGTCGAAAATGGACGGTACTCAATTTTGTCTCCTGTTGGCGTATTATCAAGAGCCAACAAATTCAAGGCATAAACAGGACCAGTTTGAAGACATGTCTCAATACTTCTATGGAAGAATGAACCTCTCTTTTCAAGAATAGTATCAACTTCTCCAAATATCTGACGTGCTGATTTAACATCTCTTAAAAACACCGGCGCGTTGAATGGACCTCTACGAGAAAAACCAACTACAAGTCTAATCGTTTGAGTACTCACTGTAATACTTTCACTCGCGTCAAATTCCACAGTATAAACACCTGCTGCTCTGAACTGATTAAGGTCTAAAGTTAATTTAGCCATATTGTTAGAATTTTTTTAAATTTTCTTAGTTATTAACTACTTCTTACTATTTATTCCAGATTATTTTAGAATATCTAATAATTTTTTAGCCTAACATCTTTTACTATTTATTCCAATATTTTTTCAACTTTTTCACTTTTTATTAAAATCACAAATTCTTTATTTTCTCCAAAATTACTTTTATTTATTATTTCTTCAGTAATAAAATCTTTATATTTTTCTGTTTTATCTACAACAAAAAGATATGAAGAACATTTAAAATTCTTTAAACATATATTTATCCATTCATCACAACTTAAATCTTTTTGTCCTTCTATCCAAACTTCTTTAAGATTATAAGGAGGACAAGTAAACAAACAGTCATAAGATCCTTTTGATTTTATTATATCTTTACATTTTAATTGAACCTTGTTATTTAACTTTAAAAAATCTATCATATTTTTACTTTCTTTTATATGAATTTCATTTATATCTTGACCAATATAATTCTTATTTAAAGAAATTGTACCTAACATTCTACCAGAATAACCTGAAAATGGATCAAAAATTGTATTAAATTCATTAAGATATTTTTCAATTAATTGTTTAGCTCGCCATGCTTTAAAAGTTGTTACTTTCTGACAAATTTTTGAAATATGAAATCCTTCTAATATTCTATTTGGATCAATATTATTTTTATAAATAAGTCTATTTTTAATAACTTTCATAAGTAATTTATCATCAAACCATGCTTCATATGGACTCAAATTATCTTTTTTTGCATGCCAAATAGAATGATGAAAATGACGAATAAGATTTGAACCTATTAAAGCTTTTTCTTTAAACAAAGTATATTTACAAAGTTCATCAAAACTTTTTTGTAAAACTTTTTCATTATATTTAGGATATGGAAATTCTATAGATCTACACCAATTAAAAATATCTTGAATATACTCATCATAATTCATTTCTAAAACTTTAAAAAGTTCTTTAACTCCTTCTTCAAATTGAGTTTCTATTATAGAAATAAATTTTACGTTTTCAGGAATAAAATTTAATCTTTCAATATCACGTTCTATATTTACACGAATACCATCTTGATCTGAAAGATAACCGTGCCAATATAATCCATCACATTCAATAAGAGCTTTTAAATTATTTTTATCATCAAAAATTGCAAAATCAAATTCTTTTATTTTATTTTTATCTTCAATTAAATAATGATGTTCAAATTTTATATTTCTATTAATTAATAATTCTATAAGTTTTTTTTCTAAACGAGAAAATTGTCCTTCTTTTGTAACTTTATCTCTAAAACTTTTTGAATGCATAAGATGTATTACACCATAACGATCAAAAATTGTTTGTGTTATTTTATCTTTTATTAATGGATTTTGCGCTGGATTTTCAACATTATAACGTTCTAAACAAGTTTTTCTTATTTTCCCAGGATTATTATAATTTTTATCTCCATATATTTCTAAACAAGTTTGTTTTCCTTTATTATTTAATTCTTTTGAAGAAAATCCAATACCATTATAACGTTCTTCACAAGTTATTTTAACTTTATTTTTAATTTCTTTAGAATACATCGGATGCCCATTATATTTTTCTTCCCATGTTTTATTTTTCTTATCAACTAAAAAAGAACTTGTGGAATTATATCTTTCTAATAAAGTTTGTTTTGTTTTTTCTTGTATTTCTTTATTTTGTTGTGGATTTTCTACACCAAATTTTTCAATACAAGTATTTTTAACTTTTTGAAATGTATTTTGATATCTACATGATTTTTTATCACATGTATTAGCATATTTTCTATTATTTAAAATAAATTTAACATTTTCACCACAAATTGGACATTTTGGTATTTCTTGTAAATTATTTAAAAATAAAAAAATTCTTTCTTTATAATGAACAATATTTAAATGTGAAGAAAAAGAATCTATAACATCTTTATATTGTTCATAAATTTGTTTTCTTGTATTTCCTTTTTTAGAAAATAATAAAGACCTTAATTCTTTTTCAGTTAACATTAAAAAATAGTTTTTTTATATAAATCTGATAAAAATTCTCTTATTAATTTAGACATATTCCATCCTTTATTTTGCATATAAGCAAGTTCTTCTTTTTCTTTATTATTTAATTTAACAACCAAAGTATGATGGCGTTTTATTTCTAATGATTTTTTTGTATTCATAATTATAATTATATTTATATTATATATTCCAATATTTTTTCAGCTTTTTACTATTTTGTAATAATCAAAAAAGCCATCATTTAGATGGCTCTTAAAGAGATTAAAGATTAAAATTCTAATTATTTATAAATCTTTATGGAATTATAATCCCAAAAGATTATTGTTATAGTTATTCTTCATAAAATGTATAAATAAAGATATCCTCCTGAATATTTTTAATAATTGCAGTGTTAACACCTGGATATTCAATATCATAATCAAGAAGATTCATTTGTTTAGAATAAATGACTAATAAGTACACTGTAATATTATAACTCCATTTAATTTCTAAGTTTTGTCCTAACTGTATGGTCAGTGGAAAACTTGGTGTGAGTATCTGATTATTTGGCGAAACTGTGTAAAAATCTTCAATTAAGTCGACCGTTACTGTATTTGTTTCAAGTTCAAAAATTTTCTTTCCATTAAGAAACGCAACCTGTACTTCTTTTCCGTTAAGGAACATGTGTCCAATTTCTTTCCCATCTAAAAAACATCCACCTGAAGCAGTTACTATTATACTGAAGTTCTTTACATCAACACCATAAAGACTTAATACCATTACATCAAAATTGAAACTTCCAGAATTTAATACAATACCTGAAATAACACCAGTGTCAGGATCTAAAGTCAATCCGTTAGGCAATGATCCATTATGAATCCTCCAACTAATTGGTAAATCTCCAGATGCTTCAACTGTAGCTTCATAAAATTCCCCTACAATTGCATTCATCAAAGATGCCGTTGTAATAATCGGAGGATCTTTGATTGTCATCACAAATTGTCTTTCATCACTTCCAATTGCATTTGAAGCAATAATCGAGAAATTAAAAATGCCCGGAGTTGTTGGTATTCCTGTAAGTTGTCCGGCTGAACTTAAACTTAATCCATCTGGCAACACATCACCAGATTTCAAAGTCCAAGTTATTGTAGGATTTCCATCTGCAACTAAACCAATATTAACTGAGCTTCCTTTGATTCCATTATTTAAGTAACTTGATATTATTATGATTGGTGCACCTGTGTTATTAATTAGTATCGTAAACTGTCTTGTATCATCAAGTTCCGTAATATTCGTAACGCCAATCGTAAAAGTTGAAAGACCTAACGTTGTCGGTGTTCCTGAAATAAGACCGGTGTTTGGGTTTAAACTTAACCCATTGGGCAAAGAACCATAAAGAACACTCCAAGTTCTTTCTTGTGAACTTCCAGATGCCTGTAAAGTTTGGGAATAAGCAGTAGAGATAGTACCCGTGTTTAAAGAAAGTGTTAAGATCTTCGGTTCTTCATATACGTTCAAGATAAAGTCTTCTTCAAAATAATCAGCAATATTCTCAACCCGTAATCTTATTGGAAAACTACCAATCACAGAGGTTGTTCCGGAGATTAGTCCTGTTTCAGGATCCAATGTAATTCCGGGTGGCAAACTTCCAGAAACGATACTCCATTCATGAGGTGTTACACCAGTTGCTGTCATTTGTTGCGAATATGGAATGCCCTTTATCGCAAATGCAATGTCAAGTTCTATGATACTTGGTGTTGATATTTCAAGTGTTATCTGTTGTGGTGCAGAACTTCCAAACTCGTTAGTTGCTGTAACAGAAAATATGTAAGTGCCTTCAATTGGATATACCCAAGTAAGAGCGCCATTTGAAGAAAGTGAAATCTGTGCAGCGGCAGTTGGATTTGATGGTGGGGTTGTAATTGCCCACATAATCGGTGTATTGCCATTTGCGGTAAGCACCACCGTAAACGGTCTGGCTTCTCTTCCACCAAAAAGATTCGCTGACGTAATTGTCGGTGAAGCTCCTATTGTAATAGAAAATTGTCCAGATGCTTGGGTTGTTCCGTTTGTGATTGTAACTGTTACGTTATAAGTACCTGCAACTGACGGGGTTCCGGTTACAACACCGGTTCCTGCTGTAATAAGCAATCCGGTTGGTTGTCCGGTCCATGACCATGAAATACCTGCTGTTGAGTCTAAACCTTCTGCTTGAAAGGTTAACTTTCCATTATAAGAAGTACCAACTGTTCCAATCGGAAGTGGAGATTGTGTTACAATGGCAAGTGCCAAACCTGCATCAATACTTAAGTTTCTTGGTGCAGAACTGCCTGCAATATTAGTAGCAACGACTGTAAAGTTAAACAGTCCCGTTGTGTTTGGGGTACCTGAGATTATGCCTGTTTGTCCGTCAAGACTTAAACCACCTGGAAGTTGCCCAGAAGTTATTGCATAAGTAATAGGTGTAGTTCCAGTTGCATTAAGTTGAACAGAATAATTGGATCCCAAACGAGCATACCCAAAAGATGTTGTTGTAATTGCTGGAAGCTGATATGTTGTGATTGTGTATGTTCTAACATCGGTTCCTATACTGTTTTCTGCTTGTATAGAAAAGTTACTTACACCAAGTGTTGTTGGTGTTCCTGTAAGTTGTCCTGTATTAGTATTAAGAGAAATGCCATTAGGAAGTGATCCTGTTAAAACTGACCATGTAATTGGAGTTTGACCAGAAGCACTTAATGTTGCATTGTAAGCAACCGTAAGAGCTCCATTTGGTAAAGATATTGTATTGATGTTTGGCTTTGAAAAAACACCGAACGAAAAGTTCTTCGTATCAGTTCCATAATTATTGGTAGCAGTAACCGTAATTTGGCAAGTTTGTCCGTCAATTGTAGGTGTTCCTGTAATTGTAGTACCGCTTATTGAAAGTCCGGTCGGTAAAGTCCCAGAAGTAACTGAAACTGTAACTTGCATACCGGCTGCTGAACCCGTAACCGTTGGACTCCAAGAATATGGAATGTTCTCAATTGCTCCGGGAATGTAAGTATCGGTTATAACAGGAGGTTCTGCAACGATTAAAGTAAACTGTCTTGTTGTTGTGTAACCCAAAGAGTCTTCTAACGAAACTGTAAAGTTGTAAGATCCTTCATTTAAACCAATTGTTCCGCTTATAAGTCCAGCAGAATTTACAGAAAGTCCATGTCCTGTTGGCAATCCATTAAGTGAAAATATGAACGGGGCTGTTCCTCCAGACCAAGCAAGTTGCTGCGAATAAGATCTTCCTTTTAATGACGATGTTATTGAAGCAGTTGTAATAATAGGAGGATCTGCAATTTTTATGTCACCTCCTGCTGGTGTTGTACCTTCCCACCAACCTGATGTTGGTGTATAATCAAGAACTGCATTACGGATTGCTAATAACGGAGGTTCGTTTCCTGCTCCAAAATCAGCAGTAAGGTCAATAACGACCACATTATCAAGCTGACCATAAAGATCACTATTTCCTGAGTTTGCAGTTTGTTGCCAAACCCATCTTGGATTCCAGTTTACAGTGTCTGCTGTCCAGATAGCATCAATTAGTTGCCATGAAGTTGTTACCAAAGATTGCAACCCATTCACAAAAGGTGTAAGTGCCGTTGTTCCCCTTGCAGGAATTGCATTTGTACCATTTGCTGGATTGACTGCATTAACGACCGTACAAGCAGATACTGTTCCTGCTGTTGCACCACGAAGTCTAACCTGAGATCGTATGTAATACTTGTGACCTACAATTGCACCTAAGTTAGTTGTCGGGTTAACATAAATCAAGCCCTGGGTTTTTCCTCCAATTTGTAATGCACCAGTTGCATATTCACCGTGGACTGGTGCCAATGGCGTAACCTGAGTTGGGTTTAACACAGACTGTGCATTTTGGTTGTTTGTTTGGAAACCTGAAAACCCATTAATATTAGCTATAAAGCTTCCGTTTGTGATCTTATTTGTAAGTTGTATTGCTGCCATCGTTTCTAATTTCTAATCATTTTATATAGGTAATTGTTTCCTAATCTTTCCATTTTACACCCAATACTAAATTTGCTTGGATCATAATAAGTTGTTGTATACAAGTACAAAATTGCATTGTCTTTCATATTCTCTAAAATATGCAATAAACACTTATTCATTGCTTCCGCATCTTTGATGGGTGTACATAAGTATATGAAATCATAATCCTCATATTTTTCATAATCACTTGCATTTGCATATTCAACTTCAACTTCATTTCTGAAATAAGTTGATGCAACATAATCACAAATTTCTTTATTGAGTTCTATCCCATGAACTTCTAATAAACTTTCATACTTTTTCTTTAAAGCATAAGAAAAAATTGGAACACCGCAACCAACTTCAAGAAACTTCTTTTTTGTTTCTTTTAAGTTCTGACCCATATCTTTTGACACAAGTTCAAAAATTGATGCATCTGTTGGAATGTATCTCCAATTTTCTATTCCGGACGCAAGTTCTTCTTTTCCTGTAACTGAATAAAGAAATTCCGGTACAAAAAGTTGATATGTGTCAAGAAGTATTTGGTAACTCATCATCTCAGTTTTAAGCTTTTTCAACCCATGTAAGAATCCCAGGATTATTTACAGAATATTGTTGCGCTAAGATAACATCTAACTCTTCATGATGTGCAACGACATCAGCTTTTGCATTTACTTCATTAACCGCAGGGATAATCTGTTGTGCTACTGTATCTAATGTTAAAGGTCCACTACCGTCACCACCAATTTCCAAACCAATCATATTGGTTAACGTTGCAACGTTAACATCCACAAAATCAAGTATAACGCCATCTTTAGGAACACCTTCTGCTTGATTTGCACCATAAAACCATACATCTCCTCTTGGAACTGGACGGAAGTTTTCATCAATTAAAACATTACCTGAAACGTCACTTAACTCTACAATTTTTGAGATTGCACCATTTTCTAAATACTCAAACCAAACTCGTAATCCTTCTTGTCTACGGGCTGCAGCTGCATTAGCAATGTTAGGATCTCCTTTTGTATCAAGTTGTGCATCTTCAATGTTATCGTAATAATAACGCATATAAGAAGCTGGAGTCACAACCGGACCTGTAAGTTGAATGTGCCATCTTGAATCTCTCATCGTGTTAGGAGGAAACGTAAGCATAGTAACATCCCACACAAAAATTGCATTATATCGCATTAAGTCATCGGAAATATCAAGTGCGTCTTGAACGTTGTGGATTTTTAGTGGTGTTTTTGAGTTATCATAAAAAATGTTTTCTGCAATAAGTTCAATGTCAGCAACACCGTTCGCATCAACCACAGATGAACCGTTGACTTGAACGTCTTCAATTTTGGACTCAGGAATTGGAATATTCCCAATTTTCTCATCAATAAGTGGGTAAATAAGATCCTTAATCGGTTCAGTGAGTTTAAACTCAGGTCCATCTAATGATTCTCCTGGAAACTCAACATAAAGGGTTGGCAAAAAAGTATCTAAAGGATGTAATTTCTTATACTCTATTTCACTGTCCTCAATAAACTCAAACCAAAAATTTTCTTCGGGGTTATCAATTTCCCATATACCATTTTTTCTGATTGGATTAAAAGTATATCCAGGAAATCCCTTTGTTGTTAAATCAAAGGGATTTCCTGGATATACTTCAACTCCAGTATTACCGTTATAATAAAATGTATCAATACCGAAAGATGTCGTATTTGCAAGATTTCTTATATAAATTTCAGCATAATGTTCGGTTTCTATTTGAAGAATATTAACATTATCCGATTTAATTTTTGATCCTTGTGGAATTAAAGTCCCAACTTCCAAGTTCACCAAATATGTTTTATTTTTCTTTTCATACAATCTCAACTTCTTATTCTCATTACTGTCCCTGTTTAAAAGAAACTCATCATTACCAAGTTCTGTGGTGCTTTCATATGTAGGAATCACAGGAAGAACTATTTTTGCCACTTTATTTTCAACCACTGAAATGTCATCAACCAAAACATCTTCAATTGCACAAGTTGGTGCAGGAATCTCAGAAATCTTTTCATCAATCAAAGGATAAATAAGATCCTTAATCGGTTCAGTGAGTTCAAAACCTTCGCTCTGCCATTCAAAATAAGTGTTCTGTGCTATCCAACAGTTTGGATCATTTGCACCAGGAATATTAGGCATTGCCGAAAAGCTTGCAAATAAGCCATGTTCTAAATCATATAATACGGTTCCTAAAATGTTATTAGCAAGGTCTTCGGGTGCAACTTCCCAAACTCCTTCCACCCATGCGAATTGATGTGATAAAGCAGATGGCGAACTGTACCCATGATCAAGATACGCGCCAAACACAATCTTTTGTGTATCGGGATCTTTGCCTCCAAATAAACTTAAAACTCTATCCCAATCTTTGTTAAAAAGATCTGTCCATAAATCACCTGCATTTACTTCAATTGATTCTTTATTTTGAATCTTATACTTAGCACCAACGGGAATAAAGCTGTTGTTTTTAAGATCTTTAACATACAAACGAGTTACTATATTACCGGGTTCATACAACTTTATCTTCTTCTCATCGGTGCCATCTCTCTGCAAAAGATACTCATCACTACCGAGTTCATTTGTGGACTCAAATAATGAAGGATCTATGTAACCAGTCTCGCCTTGTGGACCTTGGGGTCCCTGTAAACCCTGTTCACCGGTATCTCCTTTGTAGCCTTGCGGTCCTTGGGGTCCTGCAAATTCAGACGTTCTACGATCATCATCCTCAAAATCGTAAAGTAATTTTAATTTTCCATCTTCTTTCTTAACAAAAATGATTTGACCTTTCTTTATTTCTGGAAGTACTTCAGGATTTTCTGTACTTGATTGCAAAACACGGAATTTTGACATTGTTTCTTCATTATTTTACTATTATCAGCGAGAGTCTATTCTCACTTACTATTTATTTCGATATGTTTTAAGAAAATTTTAAAATGAAAAAGCTCTTCATTTCTAAAGAGCTTCTTCGATAATTATGAAAAAATCCCAAAACAAAAGTCTTATGCTTGTCTTTTGATGTAACCTCCAATTTGTTGCTTTCTTTCTTTAAATCCTTTTGTTTGATTTTCAAAATTCGCAATATCCTTATCAATACCTTCTATTCTTTTTATTGCCCATTCTGAAAGTTTATCAGGATCTAATTCAATTCCACACTCTTCTGCCTGTTTAATTACTTCATCTGAAATTGATTTGTTTTTCAATATCTCAGTAAACTTCTCAAAAGCTTCTTCATATGTTCTAAATGGATGTATTGTTGTCCAGCCACCACTCCCATCACTGTAAGTATTTAAACGATATTCTAAATCTCCATTTGATTTTCCAAATAATGAAACCAACTTAATTCCATCAATTCTGCCATGTCCCCAACAATCATACCAGTAAAGTTCTAATTCAGATAATTTCATTATTTTAGGATGATACTCTTCTAAAACAATCCATTCTAAATCATTACAAAGAAAATCAATTATTCTATGCAATTGATGTTCTACTCCAGAATCAATTTTAGGATCAAAATTAACTAAAGCAAGTTGCTCTTTCATTAATCTTAATCTGTCTCTTTCTTTTTCTAAACTATTAGCCATTTTTCTAATAGCATCTCTTTGACGTTCTTCTTCCTTGTAATAATCTTGATGATATTTTTCAAGCATAATATCATACTTTTCTTTCCAAGAAGAACAAGGTTTATCAAAAAGTTCTGATTCTATTACAGTAAAAGCTTCACCCGATAAGTACTCTTGATTATCATCTGCAATAAAAATCTCTTGTACTATTACTTCAGTAGAATTAACCCTACTAATTACAATTACTTTTCTATTGTTTCTTGTGTACATAGGTTGTACATCTGTTTTCAATTCTTCCATTGTATTATTTTAGTGCTGTTTGTAACCTTTCTATTTGTGAAAATTGTTCTTCAAAAGTCATTCTACTACCATCTGGATTTACACTACTACAAATCAAACAATTCCTATTATAATTAGGATTTATTTTCGCGCTAGGAAATACCGGAATTGGTGTAATTTCTGTTATTATAAAACTTTTCATATCTTAATAATCATGTTCAATTTGTAAAGTCCAACCCGCAGGCTCAAAAAACTGTTTAAAAACTTTTTCTGTTTCTATTAAAAGCTCTTGTACTGTATCAAATCTACCTGTTGGATCTCCTTCTTCATAATTAAACCATTTATTATAAGGATTTTTATTACCAGTTGCTTCTAATCTTGTAATTGGTCTTGTTACTTCAATTTCAAAATGGTCACAAAATTCTGGACCCCAAACATGACTCCATTCATCTTTATCTTCTCTAAGCTCTTTCCATTGAATATTGGAAGAATAATGAGGCTTTAGATGTCCATAATAATGTTCAGCATCCCAAGAAGTTCCAATGTATGATGTAATATTAAGAATTACAATTTTCTTGTTTTCTTGCTTACCACAAGTGTATTCTCTTTCTCTTGAAGAAACAAGAATTTTACCATCATCTTTCAGTACAAAAACATTTTCTCCATAATCCACAGGAATAGACTCTTTTAACTCTGCCGATTGAGTTTTAAAACTTGTCCAATAATGATTAAGATTTTTATACCAATCCATCCATTTTTTCGTATCTCCTCTTTCTGTAAGTAAGTTAATTTTTCTATGCAAACCATCCCAAACAAAAATTTCTTCTCCTTCTCTAACTTTTAAACATTTAGCATTCTTTTCTTTTTCTTCTTTTTCTTTTAATTCTGCTTCTCTTTTTTTGTTTAATTCATAGTTTTCTAAATCTCTGTCTTTTAATGGTCCAAATTTCTCTTCCCATTCTTTACGATGTTGTTGTAATTCAACTGTAAAAGCTTCATCATTTGCATTATCTAAAACTTTTCTTGGATCTAATCTTCCTTCTCTTACTAAATTTATTACATGACTTTCACCAATCCGAAAAACAGAATGAGGTCTTTCATCTTCCATCCTTTGTTGCTGTTCTGTTTGAAATCCAAATGGTTGTGTATAATCAAAATTCTTTTCCATAATTAAGCAATAATTGATTCAATAAAACGATCTCTTTGTTTTCTTTGAGTTTCACTTCGAATTCCAAGTTTACCAACAAAGAATTTTGCAAAAACTTTATTTTTCAAATTCAAAAGTTGAGTTGCATATTGTGCGCAAAGATTTGATTTTTCTTTCAATTCTTTTTCTAACCGATTAGATTTTTTGTAAAGTTCCAAAGCTTTATCCATTACATGATAAGAATAATCATATTCTGTTGGCATTTTGATATGATGTATTGAAGTATGATTAATTTCTTGTTCATACTCAAAAAGTGTACGGATATAACGATTAAGATTATGAGACTGACCATGAAATTGACTGTTTATTGTCTCAATAATTTTCTTTGTATCTTGAGAAAACCCTGGTAATTCTTTACAACGAATCCATTGATTTTCAGATGGTAAAGTTTCTGGTGTGTAATAGCCCTCATTATAATTAACAGGACGATAGATGTGTCCAAATTGAGATAGTGCATAAAGTGTTCCAATTCTGAAATCACCATAATCTGCAAAACCTATTCTAATAACGTAACTTAAATTTCTCTTTGTGTAACCTATGATTTCAATGTTGTCCATGTTTTTGAATTTTAATTGATTTGATATTGTAAAAATACTAAAAATATTAATACTAAACTACAATTTAAGAAAAAAGTTACTAACAATTTAAGCATCAATTTTTAACTCAATTTCTAAAGTAGTTATTCCTTCTTTACCAAATTTTGTAACAACTGAATAAACATGCCTACCACCTCTTTGTGGATGAAAATAGTCTTGTTGTAAGTATGTTAGATATTCTGCAAAATCTTCTATCTCTTCAACTATTCTACCAACTTGTTTAAAACTTAAGCCTCCAATACAAACATGAACTATTGGAACATTCTTAAAAATTAAACTGTCTCTCATAGTTGTTCTTTGAGAAACCATTTTAATTACATCTTTAAGTGCTTTATCATAATTATTATAAAGCCAAGCCCAAAAATCATCAGTAGATTCAATTTTGTAATTATTGATAAAATAGTTTTCAAATTTTTTCTGAAGATAGGATAATCTTTTTTCTGTTATTTCCATAATTATTTTAATAAATGATTAATTTTTAATACTGATCTTTGATCTACTATTTTATGAAAACCATTTGGATCTTCATACAAGATGTCATTCTCTAGATTTTTTGTAATTCCAACTTTATTAGGAAATTGAGAACCAATTCCAGTAATAGTACAAATAATACCTTCAAATTCTATTCCAGAACTTGTTACTTTTGTTAATAAACAATTTTTAGTTTCTTCACATTTTATGTAATATAAAACAATATCACATAATTTTAATTCTTGCCCAATGATGTCTTTTTGCATAATTTATGGTCTTAAAGCTGTTTTCAATGAATTTAATCCTGCTTCTATTCCTGAAATAAAAGCATCTACATTTTCCACATGTATTGATGGATGATTTACAATAAGATCTAAACCTATTTCATATTGTTTTAAACTTTCATCTAAATATGCTGCTTTTTAGGATCTTTTCTATCAAACCATTCTCCATCATTATAATAATTTTGAGTAGATTTTCTAAAATTTTCTACATGATAACTAAAAACTTGTTCATTCATTATTTTATACTTTTATAGTTTTAATTAATTAAAATTAATAGTTTTAATTACATCATTTATTCCATCTACAAAAGATTCTGCCGATTCACTAAATAAAGATGGATGATTTAAAATAGTTGAAATTCCTAATTCATACTGTCTAAATTCACTTTCAAGTTCATTCTTTCTTTTAGGATATTGAACTATTAAAATATTGTACCAATCTCTTTGAGATTCTACTTTTTCTGTAACTAATCTTCTTATATTTTCTAAATTTGCTATCATATATTAAAATCTTTATGTTTTTCAAATAATAATCTATATGCTTTTTTCTCTTTGAAAGTAATTATAATATTTAAAATTTCTTCTAAATTTTTATAGTTAAACTTATTTGTATCTTTATTATATTTACAATCAAAATATTCTCCATCATACCAAAATTTTATTATACGTCCAACTCTATGTTTTTGCATATCTTTCCAACTATGCTTTGGATGTTCAAATTTTTTCAAATTTATACATTCTTGAAGATGTTTAATATTTGAAATATGATCTTTTATAATATCCTCACCTATATAAATTTTATTCATTATTTTTTTTTCTATTGTTTTAGAAACATATTTTTCCATGCACTTAATGATTTTCTTTTCATGAATTTTTGGAAAGCAATATTTTAAAATATAATAATATGGAAAATCAATAATCCAATTTTTAGTAAATTTCCAAGCAAAATAAAATGGCAATACTCTTAATTGTTGAAATCGTCTTCTATAATAAGTTCTTGTTTTTGGCGATTCAACATCAATATACCAATCACAAGTTATTGTTCTAACCCACATTCGTCTCCACCAAAAACTACAAAATGAATATCCTCTAACATGACTAACACCTTCAAAAATTGATTCTGTTAATTGTTCTTTTGAAATATGGCGTGATGGTGTATATTCTGTTCTTTTTTTGCCAAAATGGTTTTGGCCATTTTCTAAATTTATGATATCTACAACGAAGACATTTTATTTGATTAAGAGGTGGTTCAGTTCCGCACCAACACATTTCAACTCCAACATTATCAGAACATTCTCTACAACGAATTATATTAGATAAAGTTTTATCATAATATTCTCCAATATTAATTACTTTACCACAATCTTTACAATATAAAATTTCTTTTGCTATCATTTCTTACTCTTTATTTGTAGATGAAAATTTGAAATTTTTTTACATTCTTTTAAAGTTAAAATATCTTTAAATCCAACTTTCTGTAAAATTTCAGGAATTTCACCATTTAATAATTTAATCGGTTTTTCTGCTGGTTCTATCCACCAATAAGAATATTTTCTTTTACAAGTAACATTTACTTGTTTTGATTCTTGTTCACAATTTACACAATTAGTATCAAGTACACAATTATCACACTTTCTATTAAAACCAGAAAAATCTACAAAACCTGAATATTGTTTATAAAAATCCCAAGTTTTTCTAAATATAAATGGATTACTTAATCTATTTTTCATATTTTAGTTTTATAAAAATTTTCAAATTGTTCTTCTGACATTTCAACATGCATAAATTCTCCATGTTTAATAAATTCAAGATCTTCAAATTTATCTTCAAGTTTTAATAATTCTTGAAATCCTAAATATAATATCCATGCATAATCTTCTTTTTGTAGATGTACCATTTAAAATTCGCTCTTTAATTTCTGTAATTTTATTTGTCATTATTCTATTAATTTAGGATTATCAAAAATATTTCCAATTATTTCAATTTCACAAATTTGTAAATCTGAAAAATAGTAATTTTTATTTCTACTATTTTTCTTACTCTTATGTGTCTTTTTCATTCCAAATCGTGCATTAAACTCATTATAAACTACAATAGCATTAAAGTAATATTGATTTCTTTCTGAAATTCCCATATAATTAAAACTATTAGGATCATAAAGAACTTTTACAACATCACCCTCAAAAATTCTATTACCATTTTTATCTAACATTCCGATAAACTGCCCGATAGTTTCGGGGATAACGTAAATACAAGCAGTTTCAATTCCTTGTTGTTTTGTAATATTTTTAATATAAAATATTTCTGCAATATCTTTATATAATGATATTAAACTACCTTCTATCCATTTCCCTGTTTTATTTTCTTTACCCCTAAATAAATATTGTCTTGTTATCATATTTTATTTTAAAAATTCTTTAATTTCTTTTTCTGTTAAACCAGCTTCTTTTAATTCATTTGCTAATTCATAATATTCTCTTTCTAATTCATCTGGTATATGTTCTCTTTCAATATTTACATTATTTCTTCCATAAAATTCTAGAATTTTTAATATTATAACCAAAAGTATTATTAATGGTATTATAATAGCAGCAAACAAAATAAATGAAACTACAAATAATCCCATAAGACAAATACTTAATATCCAATAAATAGGTGTTAAAAAAACATAAATAAAAAGATTATTACTTTCTTTACATTTATCTTCATCAAAATCTAATCCACCACACAACCACCAAAATAGTCCAATAATTACTGTTAGAAGTAATATCCACCAATTATCTGTCCATCCAAAAAATTGAACTGTATCCTGCCAAAAACTATAAGGTTCCATTTGTATTATTTAAATAATCTAAATTTCTATAAAATCCTTTATATTCAAGTTTAAAAAACTTTCCAAAATCTGTTATTTCTGTTTTTATGGAAGATTTTCTATATCCTTCCATTATATCATCATCTTCATCATGAAAATAATAATTATTATCTATTACTTTTACTGTTGCTTCTTTAATAAATTCTACTATACAATCTAAATATTTTTTCCCTTTAAATTCCTCAATATTTAATCTTGTAATTTTCATTCCCTCTGGATCATTTTTTGTTTTTTCTTTAATATAATCTATTGCTTCTTCTATAGAATTAAAAATATTCAATGAATCAAATCCAATTCTAGTTTGTGCTTTAGTTTCCGCCCAACATGGTACTCCTCTACATTTATAAACAGGTACTGTTGCTTCTAGTTTTCTTTGTAAAATAAAAATTTCCATTATTCATTATTTGTTTTTAATAATTCTGTTTCTAAATCTTCAACTCTTCCTTCTAATTCATGTCCCCAATCTCTAAGTTTAGAATTATCAGATCTTAAATCTTCTAATATATCATCAAAATTCCATAATTCAGATTCTATTTCATCAATAGTATCCTTTAATTCTGTTACTTCTTCTAACTTACTTGCATACTTAATAATTCTATAGACTGACTTAATTTTATCAATTGCCTTATCAATATCAGGACAAGTATGTCTTACAGGTGCTGCCATTTTTCATAATTTAATTTTGCCTTTTTCCAATTTTTTTTCCAATGAGAATCGGTTTGTACATGATTTTCTCTCACATATTTAACAACATGGGTATTGAAATCTTTAACATCAAACTCATCTACTATTCTAACTACAACTCCTTCTATTTCATTTCCATATGCACTTCCCCATTTCATATGACACTCTATGATTTCTTTTTCAAGTTGTCTCATATCTCTAAACTTTCCTCTTCCTAAAACAGGAACTGTTGGAATTTCAAGTATAGTTGCAAAATCTTCAACCTCTGTCCATCTTAAAAACTTATCTTTATGCCTAATAGCAAACAAATGAAAATACTTATTAAGATTATTATACTCAATAGAATGAACTCCATAAAGATTTTCACCATAATAAATTGTATCCTCATCAAGATATGGTTTTATTCTATCAAATAATCCACCCTCTTGCCAAAGATTTTTATTCCAAGGATGATGTGCTTCTGAAGAATGAGAACGTGCAAAAACTCCATCAAATTTAAGAGCTGAATTTTCTCCATCAAGTTTTTCTGTTAAAACTAAATTATGAGAAATAAACCAATCCCAATCAACATTTGCAATCTTATCATCCCCACTTAATCCTGGACTAAATGGAAAATGAAAAGTTCTTGGATATTTTGTACTATTTTCTATCATTTTTTATTAACAATTTCTATTCTACAAATATCACGCCAACTTAATAAAATAGAAGTTTTATTCCATTTATCAATAATTACATCATCAATCATAATACCACTACCATTAAAATGATCTATAGTACCTTTAATATCTGCAACTGTGCAAGGAACTTTCTTTTTATTACAAAAATAATGATAATATTCCCATAACTTTATTTTAATAATATCTCCTTTTTCTAACTTATCCCACATCATAATTATTTCTTTACACTAAATTCAAATTTTGCTTCATAACTTTCATTATATCTTGGTTTATCATAATAGACATTCCAACCTGCATTTCTAAAAATTTGTTCAAAATCTAACCATCTTTTATCATAAATTTCTCTACTATTTGTATCAGGATTTCTCTTAATAATCTCCGCAACAATATCTTTTTGTAATATGGTTGTTGATTTTCCTGTAGAAATAGAACCTATTAATAATTCATTTACAGATTCTATTACAAAATCGGGAATTCTTTCATTTTTACATCCTAAAATTTCTTCTGATGTTAAAGCTTTTACTTCTTTCATATATTATTGATTTACAAAATTTATAATATCTTTTATATAGTTTTTAGTCAACTCAATAAAATTTATTGTTTTTGAATTAAGTTGCGCGAGTTTATAAATTAAAACCGGATTATGAATAGCACAAATAATTTGAGTATCTTCTCTATAATTAGAAAGAATATTATAAACCATTTTAGTATTCTCTAAATCCATATTTCTATCAGGCTCATCCATTAATAAAGAAACAATATTATCATCAATATTATTATTTTTAAAATATTTTACAAGCTGATCTATTCTTGATTTCCAAATATCATTACAACCTTCTTTAAGTTTTTGTAATTGTTCTAATCCCATTGCAATATTACTATCTTCTCCAAACATTTCATTAAATAAAAGATTAAAAGATTGAATATTTTTCTGACCATCACTTAAAGAATTTCCCGAAATCATTTGATTAAAGTTCAATATATTTTCTAAACTTTCGTCTCCTTTAATATCTGAATGAAGACGATAATTATATGTTTTAACACCATAATTAGCTTTTACTTCAATACCATCATAAAATTCATTACTTCCATAATCAACATATTCTTGCCAAAATTTTAAATCAGTTGCTAAAGTAATATCAGATGAAAAATCATTTATTAAAGTATAATGCTTTAATATATTAAGTACTGTTGATTTTCCAGAACCATTAATACCAACTAAAATATTTGTTCCTTCTTTAAATTCTATTTTAGTTGGCAAACTTACATCTTTAAAATAAGCATGATGAGCTTTTTTGAAATCCTTAAATTCTAAAGAATAAATCATATTTTTTTATTTAAATGGTGCTAAACAATAATTTTCAAATTCTTCTATTCTTGTATCTTCTATAGAAAGAACAAGTTTTACTTCATTTCTTGTAAATTGAACTTCTTTAATAGGTCTATCTATATTATCTTCAAAGTTTACTGTTATAGTTTTTTCACCCATATCAATAACAGTATAAAAATTACCATTATATTGAGCATAAGCTGAATTTTTGTTTACTTGGATCTCTGCTAAAAGACTTAAATTGTGATTTTTCATAATTCATTATTTTTAATAATAAGGTAAAAATACAAAAAATAACAATACAAAAGATTATTATAAAAGAAAAATTACTAACAATTTATACTCTAATATATCCATATGTTGTAATATCTTTACATGCTTTTTTTAAAATATTCCAAGCACGATAATATTGTATTGGATAACCATCTGTAATATTAATATCATTAATAAAGTATTCAAAAATAAGTTTTTGTGTAATACTAAGAAGATCATATTCATATTTAACAAGTTTAATATAAAGATCTTTATAAATTGTACCAAGTGGCTCATTTGTAAGATAATATTTATGATAATCAAGAAATTCTGCTAATATAATAACAGATTCCTTAATTTTTTCTTCATTTGTTCTCCAATCTTTATCCCAACTCATATTAAATATATGTTATAAATCCTTTTTCTTTAATTTCTTTACGAAAATTTTTAATTAATTGTAAAGCATACCATTGAACATTATCTCCTTCTCCGGAAATATCAAGAGGAGGTTTTGGTTCCCAATTATAATCAAACATATCACAAATAAGCATTTCAATAATTCTTGTAATACCTGTGGATGAACTTAATAAAGCTTCATAACTATCTATTTTATCTAAAGATAGTGCAATTACTCTGATTGCATCTCTTAAAAATTGTTGTGTACAATTCATAATTTTTTATTTAGCATTATTTTTCACATACATTATCAATATTTTCTTTTGGACAATATCCTTTATTTTTCTCGCCATTCTTTAATCCTTTAATTAAATATTGTCCATTTTCTTTTATAAGATATCGAGAATCTTTTCCAGTTGGTCTCATTAAAAATCCACCTCTTAATCCACTAAAGTAAGATGAATAATGACCTCGAAATCTTTTTATGTTCACACCTTCATTTTTACATCCCTCTTTAACTTTTCCATATTTAAGTAAAAAACTTTGAAGTTGTTTCCATGTACAAGTTAATCCAACTTTCGAATACATCTCAACGAAATCTAAACATTTTTCTTTTAATGATTTTTGATATGGATCTTCTTGTTGGTACCAAAATACCCAATAAGGATAACCGGAAGATTTATTAGCACCTTGCATTACCATAGTCAACTTTAATTTTGGATCATTATTATACAATTGTAAATAGAGTTCAATTTTTTCAGGATGTCCTGCTGCCCCAAAAAAGAATCCAATACCTCTTGAATTTTCTAATCCCCTTGCTGCTAATTCTAAAGATTGATCATTTTTATTATAATCCCACTGTGACATTCTATCTGAATAAACTGCGCGATTATTTTCTGACCAATTTTTTCTATCCATCCAAAGAACATAAGGATCATAACTATACTGTGCATTACTTGGTGTATCTCTATTCGGTCTTCCATGTTCATCATGATATTGACCAGAATAAGGTATTGCATTTCTTAAAAATTCTCGGTAGCGAATATCTTCTTCAGAATAAAAACTACTTCTACCATTCCAATCACCACCTCTATATCCAAAGTGTGAAAAACCACGATAACCATCTGTGTAAATAAGATCTTCTTGCATAATATTTTAAATTTTTTATTAATAATTTCTATTTAAGATGTATTAAATCATCCCAAGCTTTTTGAATTGATTTCTTTATAACCATTATATAATCACCACTATGGTAATTTTTTGTAAGAATTTCTTCAATATCCTCTTTTCTACAAAAGAAATCTGAATTTACAAAAAATAGTACTTGCATAACGATAAGTATCTCGTACTGTTTTCAAATAATCATAACGTCTGTATCTATAATTATCTGCTAATTTTTCTAAAGTTTCCATAAATGGATTAAAATTGGTTAAATCTATTGTTCTTTTCATGCTTCTAACTATTTACATGGAACCATCATCCATTATATTATGAGATAAAACCGAAACTCCGGAATCAAATCCATAACAAAAAACCTGTCTAAATTTTTCTTCTATCATTCCCATTGCAACAGGAAATTGTTTTTTATTAATTTTAAGTTTTTGACAAAGTTGATTAGCAAGAATTATTAAATCCGTTGCTATTTCTTTATTATCAACTGCTTCTCTAAAAGCTCTGTCTGAATAAAAATATTCTTTTACCATAATTTTTAATTTTTATTAAATAAAACATCCCCCATTTGTTTTGAAAGTAAAATAAGTGATTCATATATTTCAATAGAAATTTCTTCTACACCTACACAACCAGAACAAGTTCCAAGTAACCAAGATTTTTGTACCGAACCTCTCGATGTAGTAAAATTTGCCGGCATTGCACCATTTTCTTTTAAATATGAAAGAATAGGTTTACCTGGAATAATATAATCTTGTACATCACTATCAAAAGTTTCTTTATCTATCCAAACTAAATTATAAGAACTATTATTATGGTTAATCATAAAAACCTTTCCAACCATTGAACTTAATTTTCTATTTTGTTCAATTTGTTTTTGTTCTTTTGCTTCTCTTTGTTCTTTAAGTGCTTGTTCATGATTTTCACAATATTTTTTTAAAGTAATATTAGGATTATTCTCATAAATATCTGAAAATACTGTAAGATTGTGTACCTGTCTCATATTTCTAAATTTTAATAATACAAAAATACATCTTTTTTCTTTACCAAAAGCTTTAAAAAGAAAAAAGTTACTAACAATGTTAGTAACCTTCTCTTGCCAAAGACCATCCAAATTAAACTATGTAAAAAAGGTAATTATACCATAGATTATTGTAACAGTTAAGCTACTATTAAAAGCTAAATTATACAAAATATTGTATTCATAAATTTTTCATTTTTTCAATAAATTCTTTCATTTCTTTTTCAGTAAATGGAAAACTTTGAGTACCAAAATTTACTTTTTCTAAATCCCAACAAGCACATTTAACAGGATTTTCATATGTCCATCCACAATCATATCCTCCATGTTCCCAAAAAGCGCAATTCTTTGGTCTTTGTCCCGGTTTACAAACTCTATCTGGATCTTCTTGATGTTCATTTCCACAAGTAAAAGCTGATAAAGAATAAATTTTATCTACTTCTTTTTGATTTATAAAACCATCATCTTCTTGTCCTTTTACATATTGAGAAAGACAATCATTATTCTCCGGATATCCTTCTATAAAAGCATATTCAAGATATAATTTTCCGTTTTCATCTTTTCTAAGATAAACAAAATTTTCTCCAAGACCTTTAAAATTTACAATTTCTTTAAGCAAATTTTCCATATTTTTATAATTTAAGTTGTATTACCATATTTTATAATTTCTTGATTTGTATGGATAAAAAATAAGTTTTGCTCTTATTTTTTCATTGGTAGTAACATAAGTATTTCCTTTATAAATAGGTTCTTCTAATATATCAATAGTTAAATCATTTCTTTTACAACCATAAATTCTTGCCGGCGCATTTTTCATTCCATTTATTGCTTTTTGTAAAGTACAATTTTTTCTATACAATAAATTTCTTATTAATTCAACTCCAGCATCAATTCCGATAGAATGAATTTCGTCCCAACCGATAACGACTTTAGCTCCTTTGTTTATAAAAGTTTTTGCAAAATGAGATTTATGTTTTAATCCACAGCATGGAACAAAATAAATTAAAGAATTTTGTAATGAATTTTCTGGATAATATTTTTCAAAAAATTTATGAGATATTGCTAAAAATTTAGGTTTATTTTCTTTAGTTCCATAATCTGGTGAAATAAAATCATCTATACATTCTTTATCAATTTTATTTTTATTATGACAAAATAAAACTTCATTTGTTAAAATCCAACTTTTCTTATTAAAAACTTTTCCATGTGTAATCAAGAAAATAACATCATATCCTTGTAATCCAGTCTTAAAAAATTCAATATCAGCATAAGTAATAATTTTTACTTCAAAATTATATTTTATAAAAGCTAATGGTAAAACATTCATACAATTTACTACATCTTTTCTATGTGGTAATCCAGCTTCACAATTTATAATAAGACATTTTTTCATTAATAATCAATTAAATCTTTTCTTAAACAACCATATTTTCTCATCCATCCTTCAAGTGCTTTTTTAATATCCGCATTCATTGCTCTTTGAACCGGACAACCTATGCACATACCCAATCCTTTACAACCGGTACAATTACCATGACAACCACAACATCCAAACTTTTTATAATCTAGGGGATCTATATTTAAAATCATTTTATTATTCCAAAGTGTTTTCTAAGTTCGTTTAACTCTTCTGTATATGGCATCTTATTTTTATTTTTTAATATATTTGCATAATTTTTTGCACTTAATTTATCTTTAGGTTTGGAAACTTTTTCTCCAATCAATCCTTTTACATCTCTACCAACATGATAACCGTCACAAATTTTACAATAATATGCTACAAAATTAATACCATGTTTTTCAATCATTTTTAAAGCAGCCTTTTGTGCTTTCTTTAAAGTTTCAAATCTTTTCTTTTCTTTATTACCATGAAAATGATCTTGAATTTGTTGTTTTGTACATTCTATTGTTTTATTGCCAATATCAAAAGTTTTTACATGAGATTTCTTTTTCTTAACCTTTCTCGGAATTTTATTAAATTCTTGTTCTTCTAACTTAACTTGTTCTTCAAAAGAAAAATTAAAAATAAAATTAAAAAATTGAAAAATATTATAAAAAAACTTTTTCATACTTTAATCATCATCTTCCATTGCCATTCCAGAAAAAACAATCATTAACATAATAGACATTTTTTCTTTTTCAGGAATATCTAATTTTTCAACATCATCTGGCCATTGTATATCTACTGTTTCACCAGTACTAAGTTTTACTTTCCATGTTTTTAGTGGTTTTGTTTCTTCACTCATATTTTTTAATTTTTAATAATCATCATCCCAATTACTACTACAACATAAATATCCATCTTTATTTGTAGCATAAGTACATTCTAAACAATATCCAGTACTTTCATATACTTTCTTAACTCTTGGTTTTGGATATCCAGAATAATATTCTAATCCAAATGGACAAATTTTATCTGAAACCCATAATTTTACTTTATCTCCATAAACATCTTGACCTCCTAAAATATCACTATTATGTGGATGTAAGATACCTTCATGCCAAACTTTTTTCTCTTTCATTATTTTATTAATTCAAAACTCCAAAATCCATAAACTGCTTGCCATTCATAACTATAGTCTCCACAAGCAATAGCTTTAGGACTTTGAATCTTACTATTATCAAGATTAATAGGTAATTTGAAACGTAATCTATCTTGATCATCTTTAATATAACATTCTCTCCATTCTTCATTAATTTCATAAACTGTAAATATTACAGGATCTGAAACCATATGGTACACATTAATTTTGTCATTAAGTTCTAATTTTTCTTTCATATTAATTCTTTTGTAATTTCTTTAATAATTTTTACATTTTTCAAAATAGGTTCACCATCACTACCAATTCCAATCTCTTCACCATCAATAAGATAAATTTTACTTTTATCTTTTGGATTTACTTTATACCATTCTTCTGTTACTTGATTAATTAAACTTTCTAAAGTTTGTATTGCACCAATTTTTAATGGATTTGGAATAATTATATGCCATTTTCCTTTTAATTGAACACCATAATAACAACTAACTCCTTTTTCTTCTCCAATTAAAACTTCTCCTCGATATATTCTACTTATACCATCTATTGGAATTTTACCAATTCTAATATAAAACAAGCCCTGCCGATCTACCATTTTTACAATTATATTTTACCATTCTTTTAATAAACTCTTCTTGTTCCTTTGTATTAAGAAATATAGACCAAATTCCACATCCGGATGCGACTAATAATGAAACTCCAAAAAGAATATCAAGTAAAAATATAGGAAAGAATATTTTACTAATAAGACAAATTGCAATAATTGATATACTAATAAAAAATAAAATTTTTAATAACTTACGCATTTTATTCAAATTTAGCATTTTGTAAATTATGATTAAGATAAATTAAACAATTATTTACTAACCAATAATTATTAAAAATTCGTTGTCTATATTTATCTAATTTAAAATTTTCAATATTAAATCCTATATCATTTGTTAAATAAACTTCAATAGAATAATCATGGTTTTCATAATCAGGAACTGCTGGATAAACATCACCATCAAATTCATCTATTTCTTGATGACTACCTATTTGAACTTGTACTGCTTTAAAATTTTTAAAAATTCCAATATATTTTCCTCCTATTATAACTTTTTTACCTTTTAATATTTTTCTAAGTTTTTCTTTAATAGTATTTAAATACTGAGGATTATATTTGTATATTTCAGAAACTAATAATTTGTCTTCTTCTGTTAATTCTATTGGAATTGGTGGCTTTTCAAATTCAAATTGAGGTTGTTTGCCCCATTTTGTACCAAAAGTTTTTTGACAATATTTATCACAAATTTTAATAACTTTAGCCCAATTTTCAACTCTTTGACTATCTTGATAAATCCAATGATTTAATCTATGTTCAACACAAATAAATTCAGGTGATTTATATGTATTAAAAAATTCAATAGAATAATTTTCTAAAACAAATATTAAATCATCAAAATTAAATTCAGTACTTTCTTTTCCTTGATCCCAAATTGTTTCTTTATCTTCGTTTTTCTTTTTGGTTTTTGTGTTACAAACTAATCCATGAAATAGATGTGTATCTAAATAATCAATTTCACCTTTTATTACTTTAATATACCATTCTAATTTCACTGAAATACGTTCTCTTTTTTGAGAATCTACAATAACATTCTTTTCTTTAAATTGAGACAACATTCCCATATTATAAAGTAAATTATTAATATTATCTTCCGGTTTAGTTAAAATTGTATATTCTTTTCCCGCCCAATTATAGACAAATTTACATTCTTGTTTTTGTTTTAAACAATAATTTAAAATCTTTTCAATATAATAAACAACATTACTACAATTTGGTGCAATTTTATTTGCTTGTTTTTCTGTAATTATTTTCATTTTTATAAATTTTGCTTCTTAATTCTTTCATATTGTTCAAATTCTCCTACTTTTAATGATCTTGATCCCGGACCTATTATTGTTAAATAATTACAATCTTTCCATTCATTTGTTGTCGCCATAAAACCTCTTTTACAACAAATAGTAGGCGTACATCCTTCACAAACAGCAGGATTATGATATTTTATAAAAGTTCTTACCATTATTTCACCATCTATCATATCAGCAAATCCCTTTATTCCAACTTCTTCAATTTCATAAGGTTGACTAACTATTTCTTGAAAAGTTTTACATTTTTGTAATTCTTCAAACTTTGTTTCCATTTTCTAAATATTTTTTCCATTTATTTAAAAATTCTACTCTTAGTTTAAACCATTCTGTTTTCCACCAAGCACCCAAATCCTTCTTTCCATTTTTACAATTCATACCATTTTGCCACCAATAATTTGTTTTCATTCCAAAATCTAAACATTTTGTACACTCTTCACTATACTTTTTTAAATAACTATTAGTAGGACAATAACTACAATCTACAGAATCATCTGTTAAAATTCCATTATGTAAATATACAACTTTTTCACTTTCATTTTCCCCATTATCTTGTAAAGATTCTAACAATTTATACTTTTTTATTATAAATTGCTTTATTTCTTTCATACAAGAATGATATAAACTTTTATCTTTTAAAATTTCTAAACAATATTTAATAAGATAATCACCAATACCTCCTGTATAAAAAGTAGCTTTACCTCTCATATAATCGGGTAATTTTCGAGTATCTTCTTTTGTTATTTGAATCATTTCAAGAGTCCAGTCGATAAAAGCATTAAGATCTTTATTTTTCATTTTTAAAATTTCATAAATTGTTCTGCACCAGGACTAATATAAATTACTTCATTATCTTTTGCTGATGTGCCAAGAGGAACTGAATCATGTGGAATATTTGGTAAAAGTATCATAATTTTATAAACTCTTTCTTCATAAAATTTAACACTTTCTTTTTTCCATTCTATTATTTCATCATATAATCCTATAAATTTTTTAATTATAGTAATATAAGATATTTCTTCATGTAATTTATCTTTTTTCTTATATAATTTTCCCAATTCAGTAGTACTTTCATTTTTTAAAGATTGATAAAACTCTAAAAGTTGTTTATATTCTCTTAACATTTTATCATTCCACAATAAATTTTCAATAGTTTCTTCGACTGTATATCCATAAAGACCTTCAAAATTTTTAACCTTTAAACGTTCTATAATAAATTTAGGATCTTCTCTTATAGTTTTAATTTGTAACATTTTATAAAATTTCTTCTTTAATAACTTTCAAATATTTTTCCTCTTCTTTTTCTTGATTTTCTTTAGTTTCTTTAAGTTCTACAAAAATTACATCAAGATTATCTTTTCTATAATATTTTCTACAAACTGTATTATCACAACTTCCACTTTCTGTTCTATTTAAAAAACATTTTTCTGTTGGTTCTCCCGCTATCCATAATTTTCCACTACAAAAACTATTCCATGGATTTTCAACACATTGAACTCTAACTCCATTGACTTTTATAATTTCATTAAGTTCTAATTCTCCCACACCTGTTTCAAAAGTAAATCTTTTCATTTTCCTATCTTAAAAAATTTTAAAATATAATACAACCATTTGAATGGCCAATCGAATTCTACATAACTTTTTGTAAATTCTAAACGTAAAACATTTTCATGCCTAGATTTTAAACATTCTAAACAATAATCTACTTTTTCAAAATACTCTCCATATTTAAGTGGCGTTCCTTCTTTATTCATATTGATTAAGTGGTTTATTATTAATTTTAGATTTTGTTTGTTCCCATTCATCTTCCCAACAAATCATATACTGTGCAATATCTCCACCCAAATCAGCTCTATATTTTGATCTCCATCCAAATTTAATTTTTGGTAGTTTATTAAGTTCTTTTAATGGAATTTTAGCATGTCCCATTGCATGAAAAAATTCAAGATAAAGTTGCAAATCATCAAATAAAAGTTTATCATTTTCTATATGAAATTTTTTACTTGTTATATTAAAATTTACATTTTCTACTTTCTTTGTGATTTTTTCAATTACTTTATTCATTATCATATTTAGTTATCCATTTAATATCTAAAAACATAAAATTCCTAATGTAATTGAAAATATCATTCCAATATGTAAAACCATTCGTCCTGTTTTTAACATATCAAAATTAAATAAAATTTCTGGAATAACTAACCATGTTAATATTGTATAAATACTAATAAGCCACCATCTATTTTTAAGGATAAATTTTTCCATTATTTTTTCTTCCACCCCATTTCTTTTGTATATTGACTTTCAAATTCTCTTAAATCTTCTTCAGCTTTTTCTACATTTTTTGTTAGATGTTCTCTTTTAGAATCTATCCAACTTTTTCTTTTCTTAATAGCATCTCCTTCATTTAAAAACCAAACTTTACCTTGTGTAGTCCAAATATTTTCATTTTTACCCAAACCTATTACCATCCAAGCATCGCTTCCGTTTCTAGGCCAAAATCTTACTGTATCAAAATCTTTTATCAAACTATTTGGATTTCCTTTTTCACCTATTTGATTTTCTTTAATTGTTAATGTATTCCAATCTAATTCCCAAATTACATCTCCAATTTCTAAATCTTGTGCTACTTTCTTTTTCATATCTTTAATATTTTCTATTTGTTCTATAATTTCTTATATCTCCTCCAGCATGTTCACATCTTATTTCACAAGAGCTACAAAATTCATCACTTACAAAATTTTGTACATATTTACAATAATACTTCATTTCATCACAAAAAGATTTCTTTGGAATCCAATAAGCATCTATTGCTTCTTGTAATTTTTCATCACAAAATCGTGAATTTGTTGTTTTTAAATCTTGATTCATTAGTTTTCATCTTTTTTTTATCCATCCTAATGGTTTTCCAAGAATAAACCATCTCCAATCAATAAGATGTATAATAAATTTCTTAAATGGAAATATTGGTATTTCATCTGGCAAATATCTATTACTACTTTCTGATAAAAATGCTTCTACCCATTCATAATAACTAAATACACGTTTAAATTTAAAAACATATATTAAATAAATTATAGTTGTAAACAACCAAATAATTCCAAATACAATACTGTCAAGTATTCCAAGAAAAAATAACCAAATTAAGTAAATTAACTTAAAAATAGGATCAATAATAGGTTTCATAATATAATAATTTAATTTTCTAATAATTCTTTTTTCCAATTTTCTAAAAATTCAATCCGAGGTTTAAACCATTTTTCTAATGAAATCATTTTTAATTTTCCAGTCGTTTTATCTCTAATAGTACCTTCTAACCATCCATAACTATCATTAAGTGGTTTACCCATTATTTTATAATAATATGTTTTAAATTGTCTATGAATATAGATATTTTCTTCTACTTCATCCTTTAAAATTTCTTCAACATATCTTTTAAAGAATAAACAAATACTGGGGCCTGAAATTCTAGATTTATTTGCTACGTAATAAGTACCATAATCTTGATCTTGAATTTTTTTAATTTCATCTAATGCAAAATCAATCGCTTCAATAAGTTTTTTATTCATATAATTTAATTTTTAAAAATATTCAGGATGTGTACTGCCATAAAATTCATATTCAGTAGATGTATATCTTTTACTTTTATATTGGCTTCTTATTTTGTTTTCAAGTTCTTGCATTTCTTTTTTCTTTTTCCTTTCTTTTTCTATTAAACAATTATCTTGAACCCCTTCGCTAATATTTAAAAAACTTTCAAATTCCCAATCTTTCATAATCTTTCACTATTTAATGGATGTAAAAATTCTTCAACAGGTCTATTATATGATTCTCTCATATGATAGTTTCCATCTCTGTGAAATTCATTACATTTTTCATTACTTATTATTTTTAAATCGTTTAAGTGGGTAATCACAACTTGCCCATGCAAAATCACTTAAATTTTTTATTTCTACATCTGAACTTAATCTACAACCATCTGTTATTTTCATACCAGTTCTTCTCGGCGCAAAACGAATATAATCTTGTATAAAGACTTTTCCGTTTTCAATATCTAATTTCCATTTTACTAAATTATTATATTGTATTGCCATAATTTTACCAAATAAAAATAAACAATAAACAAAAACAAACTACTTCCATGAAAAATATCCAAGCTGAATCATTAGTGTCAAGCGCGGTATTTTTATTATAAACTCCTGGAATATTCAAACCAATTGCAATCATTAATGGATAAAAGAAAATAACACTTAACCATCCATACTTATTCATTATACAAATATAAACAGTACTTAAAATTATTGCCATTATACTGCAAACAAAATGAATAAACTTTGCTGATCCATTTTTAGGATTAAAAGCTTTTAACATACTTTTTATCTTTTGCCAAAATGGTAACAATATTACTTCTTCTATATCTTCAACTTCATTACAACCTTCACATTTACAACCTCCTTTATATCTACAACTGACTCCTGTAAATAATAATCCAAACATTACTAATAATGGAATCCAACATAAATATCCTGGCGCTAACATAAACCAATAAATTCCTAATGGAACTGCAACCATTGTACACCAAGCTGAAAAAAGCCAATCTATTTTCTCTGGTAATAAATAAAAAGTTTCACTTAAACTCACAGGAACACCATACTTAAACACAATAAAAATTATGTAAGCAATACAACAAATAAATGAAATAATCGGTAGTGCTATCATATCTCTTAACTTATTAAAGTTTGCCAATAATAAATTTCTAAATTAGTAGGATCTATTGCATTATAATTACCATGTTTTTGCGAATATTGATTTTCATAATAGATGGTTTTAAGATTAACCAATCCACTATCATTTATTGAAGCAATCTCACATTCTTGGCAATTATATCTGGCAAACATACCAACCTTAATTTCTTCACCCTTTTGTACAACTCTTTTAACTTTATTTTCCATATTTCTTAAAATTATTTATGTTCTTTTTTCCTATAAAACACATATTTCTTTTTTAGTCTGATTCAACTTTATAAATACAACTCAACTCTGTCATTATATCTTCTATACTTAATAACAATTTTGTATTCACTGCCAATAATTCTGGTCTTTGAAAAGCTTCTTCAATAAAAGCTTCTCTTGCTTCATTTAATAAATCTTGTACTTTTTGCATATTATCCTCCTATTCCCTCCCACATTTTCATACCATCTCTAAAACCTAAATTATAAATAAATTCTGTAAATTCACTTAAAGAATCTGCAAATAATTTATCAGTTTTCTTGTTTTTGGGTTTTGGAACAAATAATTCTGTTAATCCCATTACTAAGAGTCCAAAATATTCTTTGTCCTCTTTTGACATTTTAATTTCAGTTTTTATATTCATATTCTTTATTTAGTTTTTTCAATTAATACATAACAATAATGTAAACAATTTAACAGTGTACTTATACCGCCGCTACTTATTTTAACTATTTCCCAATCATCATTTAATCTTCTTTCAAGTTCACAAGTATTATTACCTTTTACTAATATAAGTTCTTGTTTTTTCATCTAATTTTTCTTTTTTCTTTTTTATATCATTTCAATCGGTCTCCATTCTATAATCTCGTCTGTAACTTCATCTTTTCCCTCAGGTGCTTTGTCTATAAAGAACTTATATTTGTTCTCCGGATTATTTTTTGAACCATACCCTGTATAAACATAACCATTAAAATTCTTTAATAAAACTAATTTATGCGGCTCCGGACGTTTATAATTTATACTAATCCATTCTAGAGCATATTCTATACCATTTTTAAATGAGAATTTTGCAATATCATATTCTTTAAATCCTTCTGCATATTCAGATGCTGCTACATTAATAGTTTTTAACTCTTTTAATAAAAGATCCGGACGTATCATTATTTCCATTTTTAATTTTTCTTTAATATTTCTGGATAATCTCTAACCTGTTCTGCTTGTTTGTGTATGATATTGCTAAGTATTTCTAAGTGTTTTTTGTTGTTGAGTTGGAATATCATAATGACCCATTGCATCAACTTCAATTGGGTTTCCTTCTTTTGAGTCTGTAATATAGTAGCCTTCATGTAAGTTGTCAACTATCTGCAATCTAAAGTCATCAAACTCAATTTCATTTGCTTCACCGATATATCCATATTCTTTATGCCAAATATGAACCATTGGTATTGATATCTTGTTTAGTTTTGGTCTAAATCCGGTTTTCATATTGTTATAATTTAAAAAATTGACAAATAAAAAAGAAAATTCACTAATAACATACAAACAGTCATTAAAATTGTGATAAAGATTCCGACTGATGTGGCAGATATTATTAAAGCACAACTTATAATGAATAGTAAAATGGCGGTTAGTACATTAAATAGAATAGCAATAAAGTTTCGTTTTAAAAAGTTTTTCATATTTTTTTAATTATTATTTTTTTGTTTTATATTTTAATCCTCTACCGAATTTAAAATTCTCATCCACAATCATAAATATTTTTTCATTCAGTATAGCAAATTTCTTTATCATCTTAATTTTTTCAAACCATTCAATATATTCTTTCATTTCTATATTGTATCTTTCCCATCCCATTTCACAAGTACTGTTTCGAGGAGGTAATGGTTTTTTTAATTTATAACTCGGTATTATTTCTATTAAGTATTCATCTACCCACTCTTTACTTTTTATTTGAGCCCAATACTTAATTTTGTGTTTTTCTATTTCTTTATTTATAGGATTATTCCATTCTATCTCATATAATTCTATTCCCCACTTTTCTATAGTTTTACTTTCATCACAAAATTTTATCCATATTTTATCCCATGTATTTGTATAATATGGTTTTTCTTTATTAACATATTTTTTTATGTTTTTTAATTTATATGTTCCTTCCTTAAATGTACTTCCTCCGGGTTTTAAAAATTTATCATTATATGGACTTTGTCTCCATTTTACTTTTTGTTTAATACCGGTATGATCTCCCCATTTTCTTTTAGGTATTTTGGAAATTGTATCATCTTTAATAGGATATTTTCTAGGTCTACCTCTTTTTCTTTTCTCTTCCATTTAGATTAGTAAGGCATTTTTATTTTATTTATTCAAAAAGTTTCATGTTTTGGTAGGAATTGGAAATTACATGTATTTTATGGTAGTATTTTGAGGGTATTTTGGAAAAAATCGGAGATTTTTGGAAAGTTATGGAAGAAGAGTAAAAGTATTTAGTTACTATAAGATTATTATAAGAATAAGTTTAAATTTAGTATTTTTACTGTAATGTAAAACCTTAAAACCTACATCATAAAATTCTGCAGACACTTAGTAAATTCTATAAAAACCTAGTTAAACAGGCTCGTTTTGACGAAAATTTTTAGGTCTCTATTCTAACTATCTCACACTAAGCGCTTTACACATCCTATCTACTTGGTTTGCTAGGTTTTTGCAAAAAATTAACAAATTGTTAGTATTTTCTTGCAAATTGTTAGTAACTTTTTTACTAAATTTTTACAAATCTTTCTAACTCACTTTTGCAAATTTTTTAATATCACCCTGGTCCAAAACTCCCGTCACTTCGTATCTTTCTGCTAATATTTTGCAATTCTTTTACAATTTCTTTTCCAAGTTCAGTTATCTTATCATTTTGTTTTTCAATCAATCTTTTGATTTCTAAAAGTGTACCGTACTCTATACTACTCATATTAAATCTCTTTTGTTATAATAAAACTCCTGTATTCTTTTCCCAAGCTTCATCTCCGCATCCTTCATTAAGTACTTCTTCAATTTCTCTCAGTGCTTGCATAAACTTTTCACCTGCTTCAATTGTTCCTTCTTGCTCTCTTCCATTGTGTTCCATTTCTCCTCTAACACCTCCTCCTAAATAATTTCTGTAAGCACCAAATTTTCCAACCGGTGCATTCATCAATTCTCCTCTACAGTACAAACTCCAAGATTTAGTTTCATCTAAAATTACACTTCCTTCTGGTAATCCTAATTCAGATTCTAAGTTGTCAATAATTTCTTCAATACTTTCCATACTATAATTTTTTAAATGAATACACAATTTCCCATTTTAACCATAAAAATATCTTCACTTAATAATTCTTTCTATTCTTCTTTAGTTGCCATAATATCTGCAAAAGTACTGACATTTTTCTCTGCATATTCACAAAGTTCATCAAGTGTTGTAAAAACCGGTGTACAAGGAGAACCTTCTGATGTAGTTTCCCATAATTGGTATCCTTCTCCTACAGGTGGTTCATAGTACCAAATAGCTCTGTGTTTTTCATTATGAACATAACAATGTTCTTGGTTTTCTTCACAAGGTAAATCACAAGCTGAACAATTTGCGCAAATACTTCTAAGATCTAAATCTTCTTTATTAGCCCAAACAGGATTAAAAAGTTCAATTGCTTTTTCTGGTGTTAAGATGTAGCCAGGCCAAATTTGATTTAATGGATGATTGAAATCCATTGGTACTCGTTTTACTGTTCTTCCCATTATGATGAAACTTTATTGTAAGTGTTTCTAGTTTCTCCTAGTATGATTTGACCACAGGTAGGACATTTGAATTTAAGTTTGAATTGGTCTACGTCTTTCCCATCTGGTTTAAAATCTACTCTTTTTATAATTAACGGTTGTGTTGCATTTTCTTTGGCTGTAAACTTAGTTTTAGTTCCACAAACATTACAAAGTACATCTTCTGTAGTTCCAGAAGTTAAGTCAGTATAGTAAGCTAGATTTTCCATATTATGATTTAATTAGTAATTGTAACAGTTGATAAATTCTACCTGATTAGTATCTAATTGAGATTCTGTTTCTTCATAAGAGTGGCAGGAGAAATTTCCATGTACCAAATGATGTACTTGGAAAATGACAGGTTTTGACTGATCAACTCTTTTGTATGCTTGTTTTAGTTTTGAGAATTCATCCATTATTAAATAGTGTTAGATTCTTTGTACTGCAGATAAACATGATTTCTATTGCGATAAACAAAGTCGATGGGGAAAGCAAAACCTTCCTTGTTTGAAATTGCATACACTTCTATATCATCTCCTAAAAGTACCTTTGCTTCTTCTAACCTTGCGATAACTTCTGTAATTGTCATGATGTTTGAATTTTAATTTGATATTGTAAAAATACTAAAAATACTGATACAAAACCTCATCATAAGAAAAAAGTTACTAACAATCTCAATTGTTATTATTTCATAAACCAACAATTTAAATAGCTAAAACTTTTTAAAAGTTTGGAATAAATAGTATGAAAGTTCTTGTAAGAATATGCTCTTTGATATTTTGTTATAGTGTAATTAAGTGAAAACTATTAGCATTCGTAGAATAGGCCAAAGTAGGTACGAAACAGTCTGCCCAGTTAAATTGAACTTTAAAAAACTAAAACAAAATTTAGAAAGAAATGAAAAAGTACTTTTTGTAATTCTTTGACATGTTGCTAGATTAGACCAAATCAAACAGAAAGCCCTCTTCATATGATTAGCGCTGGAAAGTCCTGGAGACAAGTTCCTCTCAGGGCTAAAATATTTTTAAAATACTATTTAATAGATTGGCTTTACTGCTTTACCACTTTAACCGTCCGTATCCCTATATCTGTATGAACTTTCACCATATAAACGCCAACGGATAAGTGGCTAATATTCAAACTATTATTTCTTATCTCAGTTTGTAGGATTTTACGCCCTTCAATGTTAAATACCTCTACGAATTTGACAACCTCATCGGTTTGAATATAGAGTTCCCCATTTGTAGGATTGGGGTAAACTACCAATTTTTCGATTTCGTTCTCCGTTACGCCAACTCCTATTTTAAATACAGCTGAAATTGTGCCATTCGATTGCACATTCGTAAATGTGTAGGTAGTTATAGCTCCTTTCGATTCACCGTTAACTAAAACGTTATCAATCACATAATTGGTTTTTGGAGCAATCGTAAATGTAATATTGCCGCCTTCTTCAACTTTTGCATCGCCGAACGGATCTATCGTTCCCCAATCCGCATTATTTACGGTTGCTGTAATCGTATAAATATTGCCGTTTTGTTCATCCGTTTTGAATGTTGCCGAATTTGAAGGCGGTGATGCCAAATGTGTGGCGGTTTCCTTCTTTCGCTGTTTGAACGTATATGATGTGTTGGGCGTTAATCCGTTAAACACATTAGAGCTCTGCCAATTACCGTTATCCTTTTGATACTCACAACCTTCAACTGTATTCAATGTTATGGATGTAGGCGTTTTCGACTGTAATGTTGGTGTGGGCGGTGCTGTTTGGGTGGCTTTCGTAACTGTTGCTGTTGGTGATGAGGTCATACTGCCGATAACCTTTAAAGCCATATAACCGCCGCTATTATCATAAAAATCTCCAACATAAATTGTTACGGCGATTTCTTTTCCGATATCATCAGCTGTTAAAGTATAGGTTTTACTATTGCCGCCATCCACCGTAAGATAATAATCATCAATAATCGTACCATTACGTTTCCACCCATATTTTATTATTTCATAAGGCCACATTGAAAAATTGGAATGATTTACTGTTAATGTTTGACCGAAAACCGGATTGCCGCTAATTGACAAATTGGCACTGATTACGTTGATTGTGAAGTCTTTAACGAAATCGTTTGGAAATATAATATATGCACTACCATCTTCATTAGGATATTGTATGGTTGCTCTAATTGTTGTGACTCCTTCATTTTCAGCCAAAAACCGATAAGCCAAACCACCCAAATGAGTTAGTGTGGCGTTTGCAGATCCGGGGTCAACCATTGACCACACTATTGATGGATATGACTGATTGGCTTCATAAGGAACAAATATATTATTATCAATCGGCATATACAATGGTATATTGGCGACAGCAGTAGTTGGGATGTTGATGATGTCGGTGACTGAGAGGATGGCAGAGAAGTTTTGATTAGGCAGATTTTCGGTAAGTGGCTCTATATAAATGGATTCGGGTACAAACCGATAACCTTCTTTTTCCGGTATGAGATCTCCAAAACCACCCAGTGGAACTCCTAATACGTAATTCCCATTTGCATTAGTTGTAGTAGATAATATATCACATCGTATGGTTGTGTTGGGTAGTGGTTGAGATGTTTGATAAATTCTAACAGTACCGGATACAGTTACCCATTGAGCATTCGCTTTCAACGGATTGACTATTGACATTATTATAAATCCCAAAACAACTATTATAAAAGCAATAGTTGAGGGAATTCCGGTACCCACTTCATTAGGGTAAGGTTTTAAATTTAAAAGATTTTTCATAAGATTAAATTTTTTTGATTATTGTTTGTTTGATTATTTTAATTTGTTGTAATCGAAATCAATGTATTGTTTTGGTTTCGCCGTTGTTATATCCAATTTGTGCAATATGATAAAGTAGGATAACAACATTAAACTGATGTGGACTGTAACTAAAGCTGCCATAAGATTAAAAATTGATTGAGCTTCCAAACTATTCTGAATTGTCGCAAAAGGCAACTACCTTATCAAACTTACCATTTTGAGAAAGTTCTCTAAATCGAAAATCTGTTATTTCCTTAATTTGTCTCAATTTTCTGTTTGACAGTTTCATTATGCTATTCTTAAAAAGTTTAATTTTTTAAAACATCTCCACTCATTTCTTTCTGTATCAAAGTAAGTAAAAACCTTGTCACTTCTATCATATCCTTTCGGTTGTTGCTCAATTGGTACTTTATCTAACATTAAGTGTCCATATGCTTCTCTTGTGGTACCATCTATCTTCTGAAAATAGAATTTTACAATTTCCAACCTCATCCTTTTCTTTAGATAGTACAATTGCCAAGCTAACTTTAATGCTTCTGAGAGATTACATCCAGAAATTTTCACAAACTTCCAGGTCTCATTCATGATTTGTCTTTTGTCCTCTGTCTTCATTATGCAATATCAGTTTTGAAAGTTAAGTAGTTACCATTTACTTTACAAGAAAGTGTTACAGTTTTGAAAGCTGGGCCGGCGGAAAGTTGCTTTGCAAAGTTTGGCCAAGTGCTCATATCTACACCTTCAAAAAAATCATTGTCCAAACGGTAAACAATTCCAAATGGTCTTTTTTGTGCTTTCACAAAGCTAACACCTTTTGCATTTGCGCCCATAAGAGGCAAGCATTCTAAGAACGCTTTTCTAAGTATTTTTTCATATTCTTTCCAATCTTCGTATTCTTTCTCGTCTTGCCAACGTCCCCAAAGATTAGCGATTAGACCTTCCATTTTTTCATAGATAACCTTATGGATTTCTGTGATTTTTTCATTCGGATTTAAGACTTTTGCCATGATGTTTAAATTTTGATTTGATTGTTTTGATACTGTAAAAATACTAAAAATACTGATACGAAAGTGTTTAAAAAGAAAAAAGTTACTAACAATTTGTGCTAGTAACCTCTTTCCTTCGCATTATGAAAAAGAAAAATTTAAAAATATCGATTTGCTATTCGTTAATTCGAGTATCTACAACCTCATCGGGCACATAACTCGGAGCTGATGTTTCTATTCTCTGTGTGGAACCTGCATTATTACCAAATGGATTAAAATTCCGGTCTAAAACTATGATATTATCGACAAAGTACTTTTGATCACCTCTGACACGCCATATGTTCTTGAGTCCCCAAACTTTATGATACACAACTTGCACTTTCCATCCATGAATAAGGGCGGAGTCCATAAGATTAATAATCTCCATACGCTTTTGTTTGGTAATAACGCGGTCAAATCGGTCGACGGAAAAATTAAAAGCATCTGTGCCGGTGTTCATTCCGGTTTGCGTAACATTAAGTTCACCTTCGTAAGATTTGAAGATAACACCTTCTTCGTTGAATTTCGTAAGGAATCCAACACGGTTTCCGTTTGAATAGTTTTCTTTGCAGCTGGTAAACGCTAAAGTTGCGACCAGCAACATGATTAAAAATTGAAATTTTTTCATTTTGATTGGTTTTTTAATTGGTTAAAAATGATTATTGGTTTGATTTTCTATCAAGAGCTCTTTTCATTGAACTCTCATGATTTTCTTTTGTAGTAACTTTGTAGCAAGGTTGTCCACCTTTTAATCCGTATTCTTCCAACCATCTACGATCATTGATTTGCTGATAAAGCAAAGATTGTTCACTACTTTTTTTACCATGTTTTTGGAACCAATGGCGAGAAACAACACCATTAACAACTAATCCGCGAGCAGTGTCAATAGGACGAATAATATCTTCAATTTGTTCACGAGTTAATGGTACAATACGAGCTTCAATTTTATTTAAAATTTCTACCCTAGCTGCATTTTTGTTTACTGATAATACTTTCATGTCTTTGAATTTTGATTGATTAATAAAAATACCACTTTTTTCGATACGAGTTTCATTAAAAAGAAAAAAGTTACTAACAATTTGTGCTAGCAACTTTCTTCACTATCAAAATTCAAAATTCTCTAAAATAATTTTTTCTGATCTTGTATTACAATATAACGATCTTCCATGCTGGATAATTTTGGTTTGGGAATCGGTACGATATACCGTGGATCTTTTTGTTGTTGAAAAAACAGACTACTTTTACTGTTAATAGGACCAATTGGCTGAAAATAATAACTGAAATCACTATTTTTATTACCATGTACTTTCTTTATAATCTGCATGATTTCATCTTTTGATAAAGAATGATTTTTTAATTGCATCGTAGATAAAATCATACCACGTGCTGACATATCATGTGGACAACGACCTAATCCTTTACCACGTTGATATGGTTTTCTTTCTTTTGTTTCTACTACCGGAATTACTTTTTTGCAAGATTGTCTAACTTTTCCTTTTACAACAGGTTTTTCTACCGGAGCTTCTGTTACAAGTCTGAAAGTGGATTCCATTTTTGTAGCACCAGATTCTACTAATAGAAGAAAACGTTTATCAGTTTTATTCTGCTTCAAAAGAGAAGAAAATGAACCTACACCATTTGTACTCGGTTTTTGAAAATAATGGATAAAGCAATTGCAATTATCGACAGTTTTTTCTAAAGTAGGATAAGAGGTACCAAGAAGAAATTCAAGTACTTCTCTCATAGTAACATCTTTTCCTTGTGCTTGAATCCAATCTAAACCCAGAGTACGGAGAGATTTCTTTACAGGTTCTACTTTCTTAGATGTGGTTGCAACCTCATCTTCAATTGGTTGTGCTTGAACAGGCATCGGCGGAATATGACGACAAGCAAATCCATTTTTAAACATGAATTCTGCCAGTAAACCTTTTTGAACTAATTTAGAAAGCGATTCAGATAAAGCACCCAAGATAATGGATTCTTGCACATGTAACGGACAAGCTTTGTATGCATCTGCATTCACATAGTTATTGTAAAGATCTCGCATTGCTAACGCATCATTGTGATCTTCATAGATAAGACCATCTGCCATAGTATTGTCCTTTTTACTAAGGATGATTGTTCCAGTTTTCATTTTGATATTGTTTAAAGTTAATTTTTGTTTTACCTCAGTTTTAAGTACTTGATTCCACCGTGCTGCTAGCATACTGTGACCGATGTGAAATCCGTTACAAATAGGGCATTGGTATGCATCAAATGGAGCTCCCATACTAAGTGTTACACCTTCTGCTGCTTTTTGTGCAATTTCCAACGTTTCATATGCTTTCTTTACTTTGTTTCCTTTAGTAAAATGAGCATTTTTCTTTTGTTTTAGTGTTAGTTCCATATTAACGCTCTATAATTTCAACGATATAACGAATTGTTGACTGTTCTGTAGAATAAACCATAAACTCATTATTACGAATTGAAGTGCCGGCATGAGCATAAACACTATCAAAACCTTCACGATCAAGTTGTTTTTTATTTAAATCATAACAAGCCGATGTATGATTATAGATATGTTTTTGATTGCCCACATGAACATCATAGATTGCTAAGAAAGCTTTTTTGCTACAACCCTTTGCCCAATAAGAACCAGAAAGAGAAGTATATCCAATAGATTTTTGTGCTTTATCTGCAAAATAAACAGAATTTCCATACATTGCACCTGTAATTATTACACCCGCCGGACGTATTAAAAGTCCGGTTTGCAAGATGTTCATCCAATTTTCATTTCTGCTACCATGCCAAAACAGTTCGCATTTTTGGTTTTTGGCTTTTGCAACATAGCTCTTAAAGTTTCCTTCTGTTTTTTTGTTTACCACAGAAAAAGCTCTTTTGTACTGACCGGAATTGTTTCCCATCATTTTCTTAATGAGTTCTGCTTCTTTAGAAGACACTTCTTTAACTTCTAGTCCAAGTACCTCAAGCATGTCCATAGTGCTCTTAGAATTGCCCGTTTGCGTCCTGGTGGCTTCTTTTTGTTTCTTTATTGCTTCAACCTGACCCGCCATAACGTCCAAAAGTTTTTGTTCATCATCTAGCATTCGTTGTAATGATGAGGTAGAGTATCCGCTTTCTACAAGATGGTTTTTTACGTGAGCCATTTTTCTCGGTACTGTTCGATACAATTTCAACAAACAATCATTAATAGTTGTTGAAGTACTTTGATTTCTTAAATGACCAACCAAGTTGTCAAGGATTTTTTGAGCCTCATCAACTTGTGCTTGTGTAACATCTTCTTGAGTTACAGAATAGTTTTCTTTAATGGTTTTGTTTGCATATGCTTGGAGTTCGTCAATGAGTTGACGCACCATAGCATTCTGGATGGCGGTTACTTGTGCTCCGGTTGTAGCATCTTTGATATCGGCCTCAATCTTTTCAGTATAGAGGTGTGTGATATCATTGTAACCTTTTTTGGTTTTTTCACGATACTTTTTATCCCAATCCGACATAGGATAAGAGTGCTCTATGGAGGTAGATTCTATCCTGCCATAAACCACTTTAAAATTTCCATCGTTCTGCTCGAACATATGGTAAAACTTGTTGTTATTGTCCCCTGTAACACAAACCAGTTTTTTAACTTGTTTGCCTGGTACCGAGTAATCTGATATTTTCATATGATATTGAATTTTGATAGTACAAAAATACCGCTTTTTTCTTTACGATGAGAACCTAGATGGAAAAAGATACTAACAATTTCATGATAAGGTTTAAACTAAAAAAGTCCTTGATTACTCAAAGACTCTTTTAGACGTTCAAAAATCATTATTCACAAAATCTTGATAAATGAAAAAATCAAAAATTGTACTACAAAAATATTGTAATTCTAGATATGAAAGTTTAGTTACATGAAAAAGTTACTAACAATCTGTTTAAAAAGAAAAACGCCCATAGATTCTTTCTGGGCGCTTCTCGTCAGATTTTTGGGCGAAGGTTCTGTAACACCTTTTCTGGCAGCCTAATGGACCTAGTTGAAATCAATTGTTTTCTGTCCCGGCAGCATGCCCCATAAACCAAGATTCATTTCATGTTCAGGTTCTTGGTCGACCTGATTGCCGGCAAGGTGTTTTCGCTTTCGCTACGGATTACCTTCGGTGCCGGCAGGCATTCTAAAGACCTGACTCGCGATTCCCGAACGGTTCGCATTATAGCGGCGGGCTCGAGGAGGTCTGGTTTTTCCGAGTTGACGTTAGGATTCCGCGCGGAGATTCCTGGTTTCTGATCAGCCTACCAGGTAGTGTCAATCGGATGAGATTGTAAAAATACTAAAAATATCAATGCGAAAATTTAAAAAGAGAAAAAGTTACTAACAATTTAAACAATTTTTGATGAGGTTTAAAAAAGAAAAGAGTCCTTAGATTACTCTAGGACTCTCTTCACCACCCAAATTGCTATTTGATTCCCCAATAGGTTGCAACCCTCCCAAGATTTCGGCATAGGTTCTTGGTTGACCGTCTTCTAGGTTGCTGGCGGTAATACGCTTTAAAAGCTTCCGCATCTTGCATTAACCTAATCGTGATTTTTCACCCCGACCACACTATTTGGTTGTTTTCAGCCCGGTTGTGAACCTCCTCGATTACTCGTTCGAGTCGACAATAGATATTAAAACATGTCTGCTTTTAAAATACGGATACGAACATCCGGATAAGGAACTCCAGTATAACGAGAATAAGCAGCTTTTGCTTGATTTTTTGTCATTACAGCATCATAATAACGCTCTTCCTCATCCGGGAATTTAACAGGATGTCCAAAACAAACATAATCTCCTTTTTCAGGATATGTAATACCTGCATCCTTATCATCAGTATCATCAATATCATCTTCAAGACGATATTGAGAATTTGCAAGCGCGCAAGGTTCATCATCAACTGTTGAAAAAAGCTCTGGATGGAATTCTTCAAGTTCTTCTAACGTAATTTCACCATAATGGATATTGGCTAAGTACTTTTTCAAATTTTCGCGGGTACCGGTCAAATTTGCGGAGGTGTTTCCAGTTACTTCAATTTCCAAATTGTAGTTTTGCAACACCTCTAAGGCCTCATCAAGTTCTTCTTCATCACATACCCAATCAACATCAACAATGAATTGGTCATTAAGTCCGTAAAGGTCTGTAACCATTGCATTTACGGCTTGGTCATGTGCATGATCTTCATCATTCATTGCATTCAAAATGGTAAGCGCACGGAGATCATCCATAGCTTGTGCATCACAAAGAGATTTGAAGTAAATCCGGTAGTCTCCATTGTGTCTCCAGTCTATAACACCCTCATTTTTGAGGTCTTGCATGAAAGTTGAAACAATTTGCTGCGTTGCCCAAAAATCGTTGGCGCGTAATTCGTTTTTAACTTCTAAAGTTGTGGTTTCTCCGTTCAATTCGATTAGAGTTTGTGCAACCACTTGCACATCATTTTTTGTAGTTGTCTTTTTCATAGCTAACTTTTTAAATGGTTTTTAATTTTGGTTAATTATTTTGAGATTATCCAAGCGGACAACCTTCTTTTCTGTAACAAGGGAATGTAGGACATCCGCCAATCATTTTTTCAGGTTCACGACAATACGCATCTTGTGGAAGCAAAGTTACACGATCATTGTGGAATCGGTAGTAATCCGGATTTCTCTTGATATTATCAAGGTCAAAATACCACATTTTTGCAGGATTTCCATCTGTTCCTATCCAACCTTGAAAATCGGGGTGAATTTCAAAAATTTCAGTAGGGATGTAGTGCTTAAGCAACTCTTCATCCATAGAATCGGAATAACAATAAAGACCTTTTCTAACAGGTCCTTCTGACTCAGTACCCGCGAAAGTTCTCATATTACTGCCCATTTCGATGTCTCGGTCTACGTCAATAAAGTAAAAACCGCCCTCACCATTATGGTGCTGAAAGAAGATGTCTAAAAATTTAATTTCAAGTGATGTCATGCTAATTGAATTTTGATACTGTAAAAATACTGCTTTTTTCTTTATAATGAGGCCCTAGATAGAAAAAGTTACTAACAATTTAACTATTATGGTAAAGAAACAAAAATAGTCCATGTGTTATCCTCTAAATAGAGAATTTTTTGTTCTACTTTCACAATATTATTAATAGCCGGTATTTTCAAACCATCTCCTTTATTAAGATATAGTAAACCTTGATTGTTTGATGTTACTATTAATCCGTCAGAAAGTACAGATGCAACATTTTAATTGAAATATTGTGTTCCATATCAGTAAATTTTAATCGTTACGTTGAAAAACTATTGGAAATTCGTCAAAAACTCCGTCAATGAAGTAATTATTGGTTAAATCGTAAATTCCTCTCGGAAAGTACCGTAAATCTGGTAATTCATTGTATTCGAATCCCCATTTATCATTGAAAATCTCAAACATACGACGTCTTGGATCTTCATCTGTTATTTTTACAAGGAGGTCAACATCAAAAGTTATATCATTGTGTCGATGTACGTGATGACCACAAAAACTAAAATAGGATGTTTTCATAATTCTTAAGATTGATGAGGTGAATTCACGTCTGCATTTTTCAAAAAGAGTTCCATAGCTTTCTTTTTACTGATATTGTCCGGAATTTTAAATCCGTTAGGACATGTAACACCTACAACATTAGCTCCTCTAAATCTTTCTTCTACTGATTTTTGGTTTTTCATTTGTTTTTCCATCTTTTTCATCCATCCGGAAGTTCCTTTACGAATAGCTTTTTGCATGGGGCTCATTTTACGATATTTTAACCATTTTGGTACGAAATTGGCTGCCAGATACATTACTATAATAATGATACCAGCCCACATTTCGAAAATTGCAAAAATGATAATGGTCAAAACCGCTAAAATTGCAAGGATAATTGATAATCTGTTCATGTTTTTAAATTTTGATTGGTTAATTTTTGATTAAAAGTAGGATACAAAAGCATTATGTTGGATATCTTCTGCTTCTAGTCTTTCCATTCTGCGTAAACCTGCATCTATCATACGATCTTTTTCTTGTTCATAAAGATGATCTGCAATATCAGCAAGGGCATCATTTGTCAGCTCTTCAAACTGACAATTTTCTTCATCTTGATTGCATCTGTCAGCAAATGGACAGTCAAAACAAGAATCGGGGGTGAAAATTTCATCCGGATCCATAATTAGTTGAATTTTTGATGTTTAACAATTTCTCTAAGTACCGGAATATCCTTGGTATAGACCGGAAGAACTGTTGCACAAGAGATTTGACGTTTTTCTATCTGAGCTTTTGCTTGCTCTTCATTAGGATACAAAGTTTCCAAATCTATCTTACCTGATAGATGGTCTAAAATTGCATACCATTTTTGTCTACCGGATTTATCCGATTGTTTTTCGTTGATGTAAGTTAAAGCCATATGATTTTGATTATTTTTAATTACTTTTTTAAGGAACGGAATAGTAGTTTCTAATCCCTACCTTCTACCACTTCAAACTTGGTCTGAAAATTACCTTCATATGTGATGTTTACCAAGGTAGAATTCTCTATGCAATGGTTGTAGAGTTTACGTTTTTTTGACATTTGGATAGACTCAAAAAAATAGCGACCATCATTGATTCTAGTTACTACAAAAATTTCCCCATTATGGTTGTGCACAAAAAAGTGTCCTCTAGCACCCTTTAAATTAACAACTCGATTTCCATCGAGGTCAATACGGAAATAATAATTAGACGGAACTTGTGGTTCTATTGCTTTAAGAGATCCACAAAATTGTACAAAACCTCCTCCATCTTTATTTGGTCTTCCTTGAATTTCAGTGAACATAGCACCTTGTGCGATAAAGGTCTTTTTCATAGTTTTAAATTTTAAAGTGAGTCTAACTTAGTTTGTGATTTGATTCCACCCGATTTGGTTACACTTGTATCATATGTTACTTTCACACCTAAAAACGGAACAGCATACACTATACGAATGATGTTCTGGTTACGTGGTGCTTTTACAAATTCCATATCAAGAAGTTCGATAGCATACTCATCACCCTTAGGCATTTCGAGTTTACGGAAGTTTGTGCTGATTTTAAATTTTTTAAATTTCCAAGATTCCTCAAGGTCAGGAGTGGAGCTATAAGTAAGTTCCATCCACGTGTTGGCTAATCTCCACTCTAATTGATTGTGAACTGCTTTCTCTATCTTCGAGAAGATGGGATTTCCCCATATTGCATTTAATTGTCCTGTTGTCATATCTGATAAATTTGAATTTTGATTTGATAGTGTAAAAATACAGAAAAAATCAATACGATGAGGTCCTAGATAGAAAAAGTTACTAACAATCTGTTTAAAATTAAAACATCCTCAGTCAAGAGGATGTTTAAACATCCTCAGTCAAGAAGATGAGTAGGCATTAATTGGATATTGTTAAAGTGACCGACAAGCGTGAGTATTAAACATCCTTTAGGATTTCCATTAAGTTTGTGAAAATTTCAAAACACTAAACCTTGTAACCGTCTCAATCCACCGGTAAGCCCATACTACCGTCAAAATACGTTGAAATTATTACTATACTAGTATGCGAAGGTTACAAAAAGTTTCAGTTTTTTAAAAAGAAAAAGCTCTCATTTAAGAGAGCCATACTTTTGCAACCAGTGGTGCTAAATCATTATTTCTGTGAACTTAGTGCAAAAGCTATTAGTATGTTGCAAAAATTACTTCTGCATCAATGAGTACCAAATTGGTACCTGTGCATTGTTTTGCCATTTTTACCATTTCATTTTCAAACTTATCCCATATTTTACTTGAAACACCGTCTCTTAAAAGAGGAAATCCCCAAGTGTATACTTCTCTTCCTTCTCTATTATTAATGAGAATTTGTCCTGAATCTGTATCTCCATCATCTGCATCTCTTCCTAATTCTTTTGATGATACATTAAGTTGGTATGCTACTGAAATAGCTCCTATGTTTGGATTGTCAAAAATTCCAAGTGTAAAACCTTCACTGTCCATAACAGATGGAAAATTGCTTAGATTAACTTTCTTTGTCATATAATATACTCTTTTTTACTATCTATTCCAGAATTTTAATCAATTATTCCTTCGTCATTCAAATCATTAAGTAGTAAACCAAGATATTGGTCTCCTACTTTAAAATCATTAAGATTAGCTAATCCATATGCTTTGTACGTATGATCTATGAACCAAACATTACATTCAAAAATTGCCAATAATTCAAGTTCAGAAATTTTATCTGCATGTGTATTACCGATATAGTTGATAGACAATTTTTTCTCTTTTGCATACTTCTTAATTGTATTGGCCTCTGAAATTGAACGATCTTGAATTATCATAGGAGATAATGGTTGCATAGTTCCGCTATAAGGCCACGGCAAACCTTGCATTAAATGATCAACAATGGCTTTGTCTCCTATTGTATCATCTACTTCTAATTTGACTAAAATTGTTCTTTTCATGTTGGTATTATTAACATTGATTTAAAATTTCTTCTTTTACTTGTTCAAATCTCTCCCATATTCTCTCCGCGTACCAAGTATGCTTATTGTGCAATCGGATTGCCTTATTAAGGTCCTTTTCTGGATTTCTGTGGTTTTGTACTATATCAAACATTTCTCTTGATTTCGTGATATCAAAAGCATCTTCATGTTTGTACTTCTCTTTTCCTAAGATTCGATTCACTTCCTTAACATAGATAGGTGTGATTTGAATTATTCCCCAATCTTTGTCCTTTCCTTTTAGTTTAGGATCATTTGCATAGTCCTTTTCTTGTTCATTAACACCCAAAATGGTTTTAGTCTCTACCCAACAAATGGTCTCATAAAGTAGCTCCCATTCTTGTTCTTTTGTGAGTTCTTTTTGCATAACTATTACCTCCTCGACGACAGGCTCTTCTTGATGAGGTTCTTCTATAGAAGAAATCAGTAATCCGGTAAAAACTGCTATTATTACATGATTGATGATATTTTTCATTACTTGAATTTTTGATACTGTAAAAATACGAAAAATAGGGACACAAAAGTCCCTATGTAGTCAAAAGTTACTAACAATTTGAGTATTAAGCTTTTCTATCTTCGGAGATTCTGTTGAGATAAAAGCTAATCATTTCATAGACAGGTTGAAGTTCTTTCGGAATATCACCCTTTGTATGCTCTCTATCTACTAAGAGACGTAAAGCCTCTAAATGATAATTGATGAGGTTGAGACAATCATAGGATTGTTGCCCACGCGTAAACATGCTGGTAAGATGTGCCATTTCTTGATATTGACCAAGTTCATCTATGATTTCAGCATAACGTGCATCTCCGGTTTTGTTTGAAAACGGATTTTCATGTCTCCACTCATCAAGCTTCTTTTTAGCTTTTTCGATTTCAGGCGTAACATCAGAACCGGGTGAACCTGATTTATCAGTAACTAAGATAATCTCCGGTTGTTTAGGATCCGGTTTAATTAAACGGCATTCGTAATAATGATTTGCACACAAATTCCAATGGATAAGTCCATCTTCTGTTTGCCAACATCCACCCGATTGATAGCGAAATGATTGATCGTTAAAGTGTGATAAATCAGCTTTGTGCCAATCTGATCTTTGGTAATCTACACTTGCATCAAAAGCATAATCATCGGTGTAGATTCCATTGCATCTGATTTCAATATTACCGACATGGATTTGCTTTTTCAGCCAATCTCTTCTAATTGTTTTGATTTTTGTCATGATATTTTGAATTTTTGATTAGTCTTCTACGATTTGAAAATTTTCATCTTCTAAAATTCCAAGGTTAATAGCCTCAGCTTTTGAAAGTAAGGTGCATATCATAATACCTTTAGACCATTCTGTAGTACCATAAAATTTGCAACCTTTACAACCGCCTTCACCACAATCTTCCGGACAATCGGTATGTTCTGAAGAGTAAAAGTCTTCAAACGCTAATAGCCTATGATTTCCATCCGGCTCATTTAAAATTAAGTAATCTTCTTGTACTTCGAGTACAATACCCTCATAGACCTTACCATTAGGAAGATTGTTTGATCCTCTCATGATGATTTTGATCCGGTCCTTAGGTTCAATTGGTACATTTTGCATAATATTGAATTTTGATTTTGATATTGTAAAAATACAGCTTTTATCCTTACGAAAGTGCATGAATCGGAAAAAGTTACTAACAATCATATGCTAGTAACCTTTTCACTATCAAATCAAAATTCTTTAATCGTAAATTTCTTGGCACATGGATTTCCATGTTTCTTCTTCTATTTCAGTAGAGTTGTTAAAATTAAGGTATGCAAAATTTCCATTTCTGGTATAGAACTTGCAACCAAACTTTTCAAATTCTCTTTCTATTAAACAGTCTCTATCTGAAAGTGATAAATTCGGCGATTGTTTAGAGATGAGATTATGCGCTAATCTAAGTGCTGCTGCATCCGTTTCTATTTCTGGTGTAGTCTCATCAAATCCTACTCTATGATAAAGTTTGAAAAAGACGGCTTCTGCTATTTGTTGATTTGAAACTTTCATGATGATAAAATTTTAAAGATTTTCGTAACCGCTTGCATAAGTAATTCCGAGTACTTTACTATGAAGATCTTGTTCGATTTTGCGGCTAGCATGAAGAACTTCCATTAATTCATCATATTCCGGTTGTAATCCGTCTTGAATCATTTGGTAGCTATAGTTAATAGTACCGTCTGACATGATATCAAAAGCATAAGAACTTTGTGTATCTTGCTCATTCCGAAATTGTGTACCGAAATCAAAAGATTTGCGCACTTTGTAACCAGATGGAGGATTGCTTGCCGGCATTCCTTTGTATTGTAAAAGACCTTTTTTCCAAAGATTTTTGATTTGGAGACAAAAGTCAAAAAATTGCAAACTATTAACAGCTCCTAAATAGTTCTTTCCATGGAAAAGATGAACTGCCTGATGTGTGAGATGTTGATTGATTTTTGGTTTTACTGACATGATATTGAATTTTAATTAATTTCTACTATTTTCCAAACATTGCGATTACCAAGAAAACTCTTAAGAGAAATTTGGTCGACTGCCATATACTCATGGATATAACCCGCTTTATCTTGTACCCAATAACAATTAAGAACGTCTGAAAAGTCAAACTTCCATCCGAGCAATGGAATAGCTGTTTTAAAATAGGAGTTGGTATTAACTCCTTCAGTAATAAAACGGGCATCTTCTCTTGAAAGATCTTCTCCGTTGTTTACTTTTTCCATGATAGCATACACTTTTGAGTTTTGAACGGCTGTAATATTATTTGCTGTTTCTGAGAATTTGGTTATATTTTGCATGTTCGTTATTATTAAACGGTTTGAAATTTTGAACGAATTGAATTGATGTTGTTTGTGATTTTGAACGTTACAGTAATTCTAAGAAATTAGCATTACCCCAACCGTCTGCTCTTCTAATCCAAGCATTGTGGCTGGTAAATTCTTGATCTCCCCAATAAATGGTCCGATCTAAGTTAACTTTAACATTAATAGTATGGATATCTTTGGTCACCTCTGCTATAGTACCTTCTTCCATTTGTCCGAAAGTCATAGTTTTGCATTTTCTACCGATGAGGTCATTACGGAGGATTCCATTAGGTGCTAATTCTTGTACTGTCATGATGTTTGAATTTTGATTTGATATCGTAAAAATACAGCTTTTATCCTTACGATAAGATTTAAAAAGAAAAAAGTTACTAACAATTTGCATGCTAGTAACCTTTTCCACAATCAAAAATTCAAAAAAGTTCTCTATTCAAGAGAATTTATTATTAGATCCATTCTATTACAGTCGGATCATAGTTTTTGTACATCGGAGTTTTGTAATCCTTTTCTGTTAATTTGTACCATTGAAAGTGTTTTGCAAGTTCGTTAAATTCTTTCACAACTTCTTTTTTAATTTTCTTGTTGTCAAAACGATAGTGTGAAAAAGTCATACCACAATCTGAATCAGTGTAAGAATCACATGCCGATTTTGTAATTTTAATAGCTTTTTCTATTGCTTCTAAAACAGTCTCTCTTGTTACTAATGGTATTTCTTCAACTGGTTCCGGTTCATTAATAACATTGATGTGATTAAGTTTTAAAATTGCAATTGCTTGACGATGAGATTCATCTGTAACACAAGCACAACAACTTGCATCTACAGTAATTTTGGCTTTACGATAGATTGCTGATAAGATAATAGCATTTTGTAAAACACAAATTCCGGTACACAATCCAAAAAGTTCAATTTCATCAATATCCTCTTCATAGATATTATAGGATTCAAAAAACTCTTGCCATTTTACAGTACCATGTGCAAACTTTGTAATAGCACTTGAATTTTGTTCTAAGAGTTCTTTCAGTTCCGGATGTAATTCAGCTCCAGGAGTATCATAAACACAATGACATACACGTAAGTCTCTACCTTCTAAAGTATGCTCATACTTGTATGGATCCATTGGATGATTATGGTTGTCAAAAGAATGTGCAATAAAATCTCCATTCTCTATGGCTTTTTCAATTTTAGTTTTACAGTTTGCTATGATAGCATGTGCATGTGGAGAACCTAAAGTTCCTGTAATAAAATCATTTTCTAAGTCGATTGCTAAAGTAATTTTCATATGATTAAGTTTTTAAAGTTGAACATTTTTAATTAATTTGAACATTGGTATGGCTTTAAGTTTATGCTGCGACATCAGATTTCTTCCCATTACTGTTTTCACTATACCGGGTCGGATATTTTCATTTGCAATAAATTCCGGTGTCGCATAAAGTATGAAATCATCAAGTTGTTCATATGAAAATCCAAGTTCTTCTTCATCAGATTGACCTTCCCAAAGATCAGCACTTGGTTTTTCATTGATGATAGATTTCGGAACACCAAGATATTCAGCAAGAACATAAACCTCTCTTTTTGTGCACCAACCGAGAGGATTAAGGTCACATGCACCATCGCCCCATTTTGTAAAATAGCCACAATAACGTTCTGAAAGATTGCCGGTACCTATTACAAAACGACTCATGAGTTGTGCCATTTGATAAAGGTGATTCATTCGGATACGAGCACAAACATTAGCTTTTGCCAGATTTGCTGCTTCTGGTGTAAAAGATTTATCCCAAAAAAGACTATTTTCTGTAACAAGCATAGAATTGACTGTTTTGGTAATATTAAAAGTTTGCCATTCAAAGTCAAACTTGTCAACTAATTTCACACAGCGCTGCATAGAAGAGTTGTTTCCTCTTGACATGGATTCTCCATAAGGCATGGATATGAGTTGCACCGGTACATTTGCAATTTGACAAAGTCTTGCAACAACAGAGCAATCTACACCGCCTGACATGCCAAGTACAACACCTTTGCGATTTGCTTTTGCTACAGCATTTGCAATCCAATCTGACATAAGATTAGCATAATGTGCAACATTTTTACTATCAATAATTTCTTGTTTTAGTTGAGCCGGCATGGGACAACTTTTGTTTAAATTTTCAGTATTTTCCATTTTTGTAATTTTAGAGGTTGTAAACACGTTTCATTTCTTTATTATAGAGAACTTTAATTTCATCCCATGAATTTAAGTAATAAAATTCTCCATCTTTGTAGAATTCTTTGAGTAAGTTTTTGTCTCCATATGCATCTGCTTCTTCAGGAGTCAAGTTGTCAATCATAGCATAGTTGTTTTTAGATTCATCCCAAATAACAACCGGTATACCGGTAGGAGATTTTTTAAAACTGTTCTTTTCAGATTTTACGAGTTTTTGAATTTTTTTGAAAACACCTGACATGATTTCTGCAATTCCTTTTAATGCAAAACCAAACGTATCTCTCGTAACATACTGATAAGTGAATGAACCAATTCCAAAGCTAACGTTAATACTTGCAAATCCTTTGTCTCTAAGACGTTTGCAAATTTTGAAACATCTCTCAATTGTAATAGCATCACCGTAAGTAATTCCAATATGAGAATCATGTTCCTTAAAACCGTTTGCGTTTACAGTGCCACCGAATTCATTCCAAAGTGCTTCACACAATCCCAAATCTTCTACAGTCGGTGTGTACTCTTCATAGATATCTTTCCATGGATGATAAGCCGAAATCGAATGATCATCTTCTCTTGTTACTTTCCACCAGCTTCCATCTTTTAATCTGAAAATAACGCCTAATCTCATTTCAGCAAAACCATTATTATGATAGTATTTCTTTGCTTCTGCCATGGTTAAGAAAATTTTTGTTTCTCTTCCACAAACAACTTCAACCGGATCACCACTGTCAGGGCGGATGAAAACTTTTCCAGGTCTTGATAAAATTTGAGGTTTTATCTCCGGCAATACAGTAGAGATAACATTCCAAAAATCGTAAGTATCTGAAACAATTGAGATGTTGCCGCTTGGATACTTCTTTGTAATAAGAGTAAGAAATCCACGAACCTCATCAATTCCCCAACTACACATTACAGAATGTTCGGTTGACGGATTACAAGAAATAGCTCCTTTTGGTTTTTGATAAAAAGCTTTAAGATAATTACGGACAGGAACAGTAGCTGAAACATTAAAAGCAAGTAGATGTCCAGGACCTGTGCGATATGCTGCTTCCGGTTGATTCATGCCTCTCATTGAAAAGTCGCCGGCTTGATTATCAACTCGGACTTCATCTACACCTGTTTCTCTTGCAAATTGGATGAGAATTTTTTTGTAAACGGATGAGATAGTCCCGGATGTCATTGGACTCCAGATGTAAGAAGAAAGTTGAGTTTCGATATAGCCAGGAATCCAGAAAAATCTTGGATCTGTATTCTCAATAGTAAACATTGCAACGCCAATAGGTACAAAAGTACCTTCCGCAAGTGCTTTTACCTTAATAGGAAGATATCCTAAAGCATGTAAAGCCCTAACATGTTCAGAACCATGATTAGCCGCCCATTCTGGATTTGTCTTTTTAAAGATATCTGTAATGGTCTCTTCGTATTCTGCAACTACATCTTCAACAGGTCTAGAGAAAAAGTAATCTTGGAAATTTTGTGTGATTTCTGCTAAAGCTCCTTGTAAAGAGTAAAAGCATACATGGTTAATTCCTTCTGCTCGTGACATCCGTGGAATCCAAGTTTCTAAAATCCATTCAATACCATCAGGATATTGGGACATGTGACAAATTTTGTAGACATCTGTCATGTCCATTGGATTTTTGATCATTCTGTCGTTTAATTGAAACATTTTAAAATTTTTGATTATTGTTTTAATTTGTCATGTTTTGATAAAGTGTGCATTGCAAGAATCCTAAGAATCTTTTGATAGAAGAAAATTGCTATAGGGATTAAAACCAACCATATAGAAATTTCAATAATAGTTGCAAGTTTTAAGACAAGCAAAATTATTGAAACTAAAATTAGTCCCAATCCGGGTAATAAAAATTTTCTTGCTTTAGTTTTCATTGAGTGATTCTATCATGTCAATTGAAACTACAAGAAGGTTGTTATAATCACCACTCATAGCTTCTTTTCTGTAGTTGTTAATTTCTTCATTAGTCTTTTTCTCTGCTTTCATACAAGAAGAGACATAGCCCATAACGGAATAGGCATTACCATCTATTCCTACTAAATCATAAGGTTTTTTCATGTTTTTGATATTTTGATTAAATTTTGTAGTCGTTTGGAATATTGAGGATAATGTAAATACCTCTATTAACTTGTGAGATATGACCAGCTCTAATTAAAGCATTAAATTCTTTAATAGCGGCTTGTTTTCCTGTTTCACTATAATTACTTGTTCTCCATTGATAATTGAAGATAAAATTATGGCGTGTCATTGTTGCACCTATCTCTTTAAAAGATTGTAATACTTGAGTTGTTGTTTGTGAATATAATTTTGCCATATCTTTAAATTTTAATAAGTGTCCTTTTTTGTGAGTATCATTATTTTAAATTTCGTTTATTGTACTGTTCTTGATAATGAGCAATATTTTCTTCCATCTCTTCAATAGTTATCAAGTTTAATGCTTGTAATTCTTTTTGTCTTTCGGTGAGAAACTTTAGTAAAGTCTCACTCATTACGATATTGGTCTTTTCTGCCATATTAAATCCTTTCTTTCATTGGTTCAACAATAATTTGTTCGCTGCAATTTGGACAAAAGATGTAATTAACTTGTGGATTACCTTCTCCAGGATATGCATGGAGTTTGTAGTCTTGAGTCATGTAACCGATTCTTTTATTACAATACTTGCACTTTGTTTCAAAGTGATGATTTTCTATTACGTGTGCCATGTTTCTAAAGTTTTTCTAAAATTACTGTTACTATTGACATAATGGAAATTATAATCCAAAAGCCGGTTGTGAGAAATCCCATAAGAAGTTTTGCATTATCCCAAGCCCAAGATTTTGGTGTCCAATTTTTGTTACCTTTGCGATATTCACTACGATTAACTTAATCTGCTATAATAGCAACTAAAATTGTAATAACAGTGAAAATTGATATGGAGACTATTCCCCAAAAAGTGATGTTTACCATAGTTTTATTATTTAAATAATGATGTGATATAAGCTGTGAGAACAAACATGATTATGATAAGAGCAACAGTACATGCAAATTTTCCCATTCTTACGTAAAAAGATTCTAATCCATCAGGATTTACTGCTTCCCATCTTTGTTCTATGATTGTTGAAATTGTTGCTATAACAATTACTACAATTATTAAGGTAATCCAAAAAATCATACTAACCTCCTATCTTTGAAAATAAACAACTACAGTAGGTATAGATTCTCCGAGTACATTAACATCACTTGCAAAAGTAACAAAAGTGACCGGATAAAACTCTTCGCCATCTTGAATTAAAACTGGATAATTTTCAGTTTTTTCTTCTTCTGAAAACCAACGATTGATAGAACGTGTAATTTCATTAGAAACAATAGGTTCTAAATTAGGTTCAGCAATAGCACCATGTTCTGGAATACAATAATTGTTTTCCATATCTACAGTGTTTAAAGTTTTTAAAACTAAAACGGTTTCATTGATTTGATTTCCTTCTGCGTCTTGTTTTGTGTGAAGATCGAAGATATCATAATCAACAATCCATTCAGAAACTGCATCTTGTTCATCTGCATCAGCAAGTACTGCTTCTACTGGAGTTAATTTAGGTGCTTGTAAAGCTTCTAAATCTGATAAAAATTGTTTAGTATTCATTTTGATTAATTTTGATACCACAAAAATAGCATAATTTTCTTTACCATGTTGTTTAAAAAGAGAAAAGTTACTAACAATTTGTGATGCCAGTAACTTTTACTCTATTTCCCATTCTCTTTCTTCTGTGGTTGCTTCCGACTGAACTACAAACTCTGGGAGAAGTTTGTTTCTCGTTTCACAAATTCAAGATACGTCTCACCACCAGATATTACCTGAATCTCCACGAGCTTAAATTCGATATGTTCTATACCTACTCGTTCTCTTAGTACTAATTAGATTAATTAAAGTTAGCGTTCTCATCAATTTCTCTGCTTAGTTATCATCAATCAAAATTCTATTTTATTATGCGCAAGTTTTAAAAAGTTTTAGAATTGTTGGAAAAAAATTGAAATTTTATCCGGTCTTTCATGTGCTTTACAAACTAAAGATTGACAACCGATTTCTTTTAGTGCACATTGTTGACAATCATTTAGTTGATATGATTTTACTACTTTGTATCGATTTCCTTTAAATCGGCATGTAGTTCCTAACTCTATGAAAAACTTTTTCTTCTTTTTCATATACTATCTATTTTATAAAAAGAGCCTCAGATTTCTCTAAGGCTCTAGATGGTGGACCATCATGATTGCCGGTCTAATTTAATCATCCGGATGATGGTCCTTCCTGCCTGGCGAGGACTGCATTTCACCAGTCCGGAAAGTGTGTTATGATAACGGTTGTGAAGTTGTTGCACACCATGGACCTCTATTAGCTGCCCAGGACGTCTCACAACGGAGATTGATACTTGGAATAGCATAACAAACTTTGAGGTCACCAAGGTGGTCATTTACGCCCAAAAATTGAGCATCACGATAACCATATGCTTTGGCATATTTTTCAAAACGACTACGGATTGTTCTAACCGTACTTGCCCATTTTCTACGACCTTCTGAATTGTTGAGGGAGATAATGGTACTTTGAAGTGCACGATAAACACCGTCACGACAATTTTCGTAAACTGCATTTGTACTTACAGCTTCTTCACGAGCTGATGTTGCTGGATTTTCTTTTTTTACTGACATGATTTTAAATTTTGATTGATTAACTTTGTAACGTAAAAATACAGCTTTTATCTTTACGATAAGATTTAAAAAGAAAAAAGTTACTAACAATTTTCATGTAGTAACTTTTCTCCACTCATTAAAACAACTTACTGCCATTAGCAAGTTAAACAATCTCCATTATGATCGGTCTTTTTGGTGTACATCTTACCATCACTCATGTCTTGTTCGGTAATTTCTTCTTCATAGATATCTCCGTCTTCTGTTTCATCTTCCTCTTCCTCATACTCTTCACCATTTGCAAGACATCTAACACGATATTCTTCTTTTGTTAAGAGTTCCATTTGTTCTACGTAGGTTTCTGTTTCCATTGCTAATGGTAATTGAAAAGTACCGAGTAAACGACAGGGACCATATCTTCCATCTTTTGTTTCTCCATATCGGTTGCAACCTGATGGATCTTCATAATCCTGGAATCCTCTCCAAAATTCTAAAACATTATCATCTAAATTGATGATGTAAGCATACTCACAAAAAAGACTATCTAAGATAAAATTATTGTGATTTGGCATGTAAGGAATTCCCTCTTTGTAAACTGCCAGATTTCCTTGTGCTTTTCTAAGTAAGCAATACCAATCTGAAGTTGATTGTTCAGAAACTCCCAAATCTGTCCAAGGTTCGCATTTTTTGATTTGTTCTGGAGTTGGTGTAGAATTATTAGTATCAATTAACTCAATTCTATCGTAGATTTCATTAAGTTCTTTAATACTAACAGATTTGCAAAAATCCACCACTTCATTTCCTAACCATTCAGGATAAGAATCAAAGTGATTGTAGGTTAATTTGTCTTCGTTGTTTTTACGAAAACCATAAGCACCGCGTGTTCCCATTTTAATGTAATTTAAAGTTAGTTATTGTTTGATTTAAGATTAGAAACTTGAATACAATACTGATTAACTTGAAAATCAGTTAGATAACCAAGAACATCGGAAGTGATATCTGTTTCATAACAAAGATTCCAATTTTCAGAATTTCCTTCTAAAATTGCAAGCTCCCAAAGTCCTTCTGTCCCGCCATAAGAGTAAGGATGCTGAACTACAGAAACACCATAGCCATTTGTCCAAAAATTGATGTATTGTATACCGCCAAAATCGGGTGTTGAAAATTCAAAATTTTTAAAATTCATCTCTTCCATATTTTTTTTGTTTTTAGTTATTATAGTATTTAAAATTTACTCGAGGACAAACATCACAAAGAAAAGTCCTGCCCATATTACACTTAATAAAAGAATTGTATTCACATCCTTTTGATCTTTTCTTTCCTTTGATATCTGGTAATCCAGATTCCCCATCTCTATCAAACCAAGTTGTCAACTCATAATATTGATATGGTTCTTCATTAGGACCTGCAAAGTATTCAAAGTAAACATCTTTATTATCATCTCTATTTTGTGACTCACATGCTATCTGTTCACAAAAATCTTCACCATAACAATAAAAAACACAAAGACCTTTACAAGGTACATTAAAGTGATGTTCTGTAATAATAATTTTTCCCCAATTTTCTGTTTCTATGATAGAGCCTATTGCTAAGTCGTAATATTCTAGATTTTTCATTTTAGACATCTCTTTTTAATTTAATATGATAAACTTTCAAAAAGTTTTAATTTTCCAATAGTAAAGAGAAGATTTTTCTAGAACAATTCAAAATTACATTTAGGATTTTCACAATATTTACAAGCATGAAAATTTTCACAATTTTGATTATCTTTTCGGATATGATCGAAAAGTACTGCTTTAAAATCTACAGCATAATTACAGTGTTCAAAACAAGGCGCGTTTTCTAAAGTACAATTGATTACTTCTTCTACTACCATTTTTTCTGCAACATAGTTAGTTACAGTTTTTCTTTCCCGATAAGGACAAAGTGTTAAGTGTTGGTCTATTGCAAGTTTCGCAATTTTTGAAATCTTTTCTTTCAATAGATTACCATTTTCTACTTCCATTCTTTTGTTATTAATTTCTATTATTTATTCCAACCTTTTAACTCTGTACCATATTTGCCATTTTCTATTATAGTCTGAACCACTATGTAAATGCTTTGTTAATTTTAATCCGGTTGCAACAATTTCTTTTTCATTTTGAATATAAATAGAACCTTTTGGAATTATTGCCTCATAAATTCTGTGAGGAAACCAAAGATGTGCTTTTTTATAATCTTCTTTAATAATGTCTTCTATTGTATTATAAGCATGTAAACCAGATTCAATAGTTGCTTCTACTCTTAAATCATCCACATTAAGATTTTTGCCTACAAGTTTGGCTTCTTTAAAAGAACTATCAAGTGCCATATTAAGAACTTTCATTTTTACAAAAGCTTTTTCTTCATCTAATTTTGATTTATCATTAGGTATGCAATTAGGACAATTAATTGATTCTTGTATCTTAATAGATTTTTGATCATTTTCTAAAGACCATGTTTGAATCTCACACCAAATACTTGAAAATCTTATTTTACCTACTCTGTATCCGCTTCCAGGATAATAAGGTCCTTGTAATTTTTCACCTTTTGGATTGTTCGCCACATACTCAATTACTTTGTAACATTTGATATCTTCTGTAGCAATTTTAAATCTTGAATTTTCTCTTATTGTAAAGCACATAATATTTTGTTTTAAATTTCTTTAATTGGTATCATTTTTGTTGCTGCAATTTCTTTTCTACAAGTAACATAAAGTGCTCCTTTTGGAATAATACATTCTACTACAACAAAGAAAAAACTAAGTTTTTGAGAAATAGTACATTCTTTCCGTAATTTAGTTTTTCTCCTGTTTGCTTTCCACTTTTTCGTAAATCCATGTAAACCGTCCATTACTGCAACATCTTCGAAAAAATCATTCCAAATTGATTCTTTATCAAAATAACGGTCAACTCTAATATTATCCTCAAACTTAATTTCACCTTTATTTTTCCAACCTTCACATTTAAAAGTCCTTAATTCTTCATCATAAATGAAAGTTACTGCATCACAAATAAAACCATTTAAATATCTTTGCTCTTTACCAAAACTCAATTTAAGATTAGAATTTTTAATATAACCTAAATCCCATTCTTCATCAAAATAAGGCGAAAAATATCCATTTTTTACTATACCAAAATCATTAAGATCACAAACGCGTTTAAAAACTTTGTAGCAAATAATATCTTCAGTTGCTATCTTAATTTTAGTTCTCTTTTTACAGTTTAAGCACATGTTAAAGTTGTTTAATTAATTTTAATTTTGTTGTTACTATTTTACTTTTTCTTTCAATATAAAGTTCTTTCTGTTACAATTAAGCACATTATTTTCTTTTCTTTTTCTTATTCTTCATATACCAATCATCAAGTCTATTAAAATGAGCTTCATTCTTAAAACATGTCAAATTCAAATCTTGACAAAGATTATATGCACTAAAATTATGATCGGAATATTTTGTTTTCTTCCAATGACAATCTCTTTCAATATAGCACTTTTTACATTTTGTTTGATTTAAAATTCTAATCATTTGAATAGAAAGAAAAATTAAAGCACATATTGATCCGATTATTAAGAATCCACAAATATAGGCTCCTATTTTATTTGCTAAATCAATTCCAGATAATTCAATTGAACATTATAATAATATTATCTCTTAATAATATTTTTCAAATATTCGGCACTTTTCTCCATCTGTGCCATTTGTATCATCACCTTTAAGACAACAAAATCCTTCATAATCACCAGTATGTGATGGTGTATCAAAGTGTATACATTTTTTACAATTCTTTTGTTTTCTTTTTTCTTCTTTTTCCATGAATCTTAATTGCTTTCCATAACCTGGCCAATATTTTAAAAGAAACATGATAACCTTAGGTATTGATCCGGAAACTAATTTTCCTTCAGGGTGTTTACTAGCAAATTTGATTACATCATTGTAAAAAATTTGTTCAGAAGTTTTATTCTCTGCTAAGAAAGTAATTAAATAGTGTGTCATTATCTGATGTGTTTTAAATTATCTGATGTGTTTTAAATAGTTCCATTTTCTGATCATTATAATCATTGAAATTAAATTAAATATTGGTACAAAAGCCATTACAATAAAAACGGGTTTTACCCATCCTTTCAACGTCATCGTTTTCGCAGCTTTGCTAATTCCTTCTGGTTTTATGAACATGAAAAGAAAAGTCAAAAATAATGCAATTAAGTAAACTGTCAATAAGAAAAATCCAATTAATCCTGCCATATTTTAGTTTGTTTCTTGTTTTTCAAGTAGCACATAGCAAAATGAATATGCATCTTTTCTTGCTTCACACTGTCCTATTGTTCCTGGAGAATTTATTGCTGCACAAGCACTCATGGATTTTACAATCCATCCATTATTCAATAATTGAGATAAAGTATCAAAATCTCTTTCTTCTACTCTAAGTATTTTTTGTACTATTCTTGATTCTTTTAGTTTTTCTTTTTCCATTTTAATTTTCAATTAAAATTCCTGGTATTACTTTTAGTTCTTCAAAAATTTTATCTGCATGTTCTTCATCCTCTATGAAATATCCTTGTCTCACTCCATAGGTTTGCAAACTTGTTTTATAATCTTTCCATTTTATCCAAGCATTAATTACTCGTTGTGCTTCCTTCTCTTCTATAATTGAAATATTTTTACTCGGCATTACAACTGTAACTGAACTAAATGAAAATTTAACATAATTAGCTGGCCCTACTTCTGAAAATTTCATGTTAGGATTTAAAGTCTTATTATTGAAAGTTTCAATTCTTTCAATTTTGTCAAGGTCGATATAATCACTAATCTGACCTTCACTGTTTTTAATTGTTAAAATCTGTTTCATATTTTCTGTTTTAAAAATTGAATGTTGCAAAAAGTGGCATTTTACCATAACATGAATTCATTATCATTTTGTAATATCCAATTTTTGCTTTTTGTTGTCTAAGTGTAACTTTTTGTGCAATGATAGTCATTAGGTCATCTACATTAGAATTTGGATGTACTGTAATTTCTCCATAAGAAATATCATCAAACCTAATTTCAACTTTAATAGATTTCTTTTCGGAAGTTGATTCAAGTCTCATCCTTCTTACTATATCATCCCATCTTTCTTTGTCATCCTTTTGAAAACTTGCTTCATAACTTTTCGGAGTTCTACAAATACCACCGTAAATTCTTAATGTTGTCATTATTTTTTAATTTTTTATTCTAATTCTTTTATTAATTGTATTTTACTTGCTGCTATTAAAAATCCTTTTTGTACTATAATAGAACCTTTTGGAATTACACATTCGCATACAACAAAATGATTCCAGGAATAACAACGGGGAATAATTGTATAATTCATCATCCATTTAGCACGCCAAATTTTAGTACAAGCATGTAATCCTTCATTAATTTCAATTTGGCTTAATTTTTTATTAGTCAAACTTCTATTATTAGGATGTAAAAATGTAATGGCTTTTTGTTCTCCTTTTGATTCATCAAAAATAGTAGAAAGTTTAATTTTTTCTAATATATCCCTCTTGTAACCTTTATCATGAAAAAATTCTAAAACTACTTCTGAAGATTTTTCTTCACCTAATTGCCAATTTGTCATAGTATACCAAGGTGAAATATATTCAAATTTTGATTCAGCACCAAGAACATGCTTTTCTCTTTTAAGAAAAATTTTAAAAACTTTAATATCTTCCTTTGCTATTTGAATTTTAGTTCTTTTCTTTATTACTAAGCACATATTGTTAATTTTTAAATTGTAAAACGATATTCTATTAATTCATCTGTTCTTACTCTTCCTTTAGGATGTTTCTTTGTATATTTGCGATAATTTTTATCATCTAACTTTTTATGAATTTCAAAGTTTGAAAATAACAAAAAACTTAGAACAATTTTAACAAAAAGTAAAACTGTAATTAGTTTCTTTTTATCTTTTCCCATTTTTCTTTTTGATTTAATTATCTTTTGCATCAATTAATTTAAACATTTGCTGAATACGATATTTAAGACCTTCATAATCCGATCTGTTTAATTTTTTCAACTCCCTACAATTTTGTTTTACAACATCCATTAATCTTGTAATACTTTTTTGACGTTCAGAAACTCGCATATTTTGAACCATCTTAAGATTTAAAGAACCATAAACATAACAAACAATTGGCTCTTTTGAAAATAGATCTTTTTCTGTAACAGTTAAAAAATCGTCTCCATTATAAGGAACTTTAATTGTGAATGTACTATAGTTGTTGTTCTTGTAAATATTTTTTTCTAATAACGTAATTTCCAATTCTTTATTATGAAGATTGGGATTTTTAATTCCCTCAATTTCAAGAGACTCAATAGTATTGGCTGGTGTTAAAAAATGGATTTTATCTCCTATTTTTAGTTGGCAAAATTTCTTCATATAGTTCTAAGTTTTCGATTAATTTTAATTGATTGGTTACTACTTCACTTCCATTTTTAACTATTATAGAACCAGCTGGAATAATACCTCGATATAGTTTAAAAGTTCCTTGATATTCTTTTTCTATTCTTAGATTCCATTCTTTGCAAAGATGTCTTGCCCAACTTTCTTCAACAAAAGCATGTAGTCCTTGATTAATTGCAATACTTTCTAATTTTGAAGAAACAGACTTTAAAGTTTTTAATCCACTAACATCATTCTTTGATGGTACTTCATCTCCAAAACTTTCTATTGTGTATTCCAATTTGTGAAAGTGTTTGTTCATGATTTCTTCTAAATTCAATCCGGCTTCATTTTTATCAAGTTGAACTGTTTTAGAAAAGTACTTGTAACTAAAAGTTGTTGGTCCTTCAGGTGGATCTTTATGATTACATGTAGATTCTTCTAAAACATGGATGTAATAGGCAATTAATTTTGAATTTCTAACCTTATTTAATTTCCAACAAAATAATGGTTTTCTATGTGCTGGTGAAACTATTAATTTCTTTCCTTCTTTACCAATATGAAAATCATCAATTTCTTGAACTATTTTAAAAACTTCTCTATCTTGATCCAACAAAATTACTTTTGTTTCTCTATTACAATCTAAGCACATATTACGAATTTTTTAATTTTTACAATCGTTAATATAATCAACATATTGTTTTTCATGTACACCTACTATTTTTAATTTTGATGAAACGTAATCTCCTTTTTCATTTCTAATAAAAACAGCACCTTTTGGAATAATAGCATCAAAGAAAACATCACTACTATCAGTACACATTAAGTCTGATACTCTTTTAAAAGTATCTGAAGAATGAATTCCATCTCTTACCAACTTTCGACATACTTTTGACAAATGTTCATTTGCTAATTTGACACCCGTTTTAGTAGCTATAACCCGATAAATCCTTTGAAAACCTACTACATCTTTATTCTTTTGCCAATCATCATCATCCTTAAAGTGACTAACACGAATTTCAGCTTTATTAGTACTTCCCAATTTCCATGATGTTCCTCTATAAACGGGAGAATACAAAATTTCATGTTCTGAAACCGGAGCTTTTAAAAAAGAACACCATGTTTCTCGAACTAAAAGTTTAACAACCGGAATATCTTCTATTGCGATTTGAAATTTGCTTGATTCTGAAAGTAATAGACACATCTTAATTTCTCCTATTATTAATTGTTGTTAAATTTGTTACAGTCCATATATGAATATCTTCCTCTATACAATCGCGGCTTTTTTCATTAAGCAATATTGTAATCTGTTTTCTTAAAACTTCAAGTAATTCATGTTCAACATATTTTGAACTACATGTAACCGTAATTTCAAATCTTCCATTTGGATAATTGCCTGAACACAAGTAACAAAATTGTGATGGTTTTCCAAGTTGTACCGTTGTTCCTAAAATAATAAAATTAAGAAAAGAAAACAACGTAGCAAAACTAACTAAAATTATCATAACTGTAAAAAAGTTCATATTTCTAAAATTTTAAGGTTTAACATTTTAAGCATCCAGAACCACTATAATTTCCACAACTATGGTAAGTAATTCCTAAGTAATTTTCATAATAATCATTACAACATCCAGAACAATTTTCTTCTTCATCTTCATTTTCTAAATCTCTTACCGGTTTTACAGATTCTTTACATTTTGGACAATAAAAAAGTTGGTGCAATTTCATTATTAAGTTCAGTACCACACATTGGACAAAAGTACAATTTTTTTCATATCTTTAAATTTTGATTGATTACTAAATTTCAATTGTTTCCATACACCAAATTCTAATATCAGGACAACGATCAAGATCGAAAATTAACCTTTTACGATTTCTGTTTACATCATAACCTTGAAATTCATGATAATCTTCTATGAAATATCCGGCATATTGAAAATTAGTACGATTAAGTCCATTGTAAACAGCAAGTAAAAATCTGTTAGGTCCTGAAAGTGAATTTTCATACACTTTTTTATCCAAAGTATTTTGGTGTACAAAATATTGTGGAAATTCGGTTTTCCATCTACGATAAATCCTTGTTTTAATGTAATCCAAAAACTGAAACCAATTAAGATTAGAAACAAAGTCTAATGCTTCTTTTCCTTCGAGATTGATTGCTATTTCATGTTCTTCTGATGTTAACTCTTTGTTGCAAGATTTTTCCATTTCTGTAATTTTGATTTATACTGTAAAAATAACATTTTTTTCTTTACTAAAAATCAAAAACAAGAAAAAGTTACTAACAATCTATTGAGCATACAATTCTAATGAATACCAATCAATCCCTTCAAATTCATGTTTAATATCTTCCATTCTAAAACTTCTTTATTAAAAATCTTTCAAATTTGTTTTTACTTCTTTTAGCTCTTGGTTTTCTCTTTATTAAGAACTCTTTATCATCATAAAACCAATTTTCAAAAAGTTCTTCTTTTAAAATTAATATCATTAATATAAAAACAAAAATTGCTAAGATATTAATAACAGGAATCAAACAAGTAATTAAAACTAAAAGATAAAACCAAATGGGAAATTTAAAATTAATTGTAGTTTTTTCTTTCTTGTTTTCTAATATGAAACATCTTTTGTAAATCCAAAAGCAAACAATAAAAAGTAGTAGAGTAATTAAAAAGCTAATTAAAAATTTCATTATTCATCATCTCCTTCCTCTTCTTCGTCTTCATTAAGGAAAACAATTGTAACTTCAACTATTTCAGTATTTTCATCAATCATTACATAACAATAATAACTTCCATCTCCTATTCCCGATCTTGAAACAACACCATGTGGAATTACACCAGCACCAGGTTCCAATAAAGTTATATCACAACAATGACCATACCATTGTTCTTCTAAATTTTCTTCATCTTCATGACCACGGTAAAAATTACACTTTTTATCAAAAACTGAACCATCTTTGTAATATTGACTATCAAAAATTCCAGCTTGTCCAGAATCTACACCCACATCAAAATTAGCAAGTTTCATCTGTAATCCACCTTCGGGACAATTATGTCCATTTGATGCGTTTGTTTTTAAAGACTCAGATAAATGTTTTGCACTAAGAATCCAAATTCTTTCACCCCAATCTCCATATTCAGCTTTTTCAATTTCAGCTATCCATGTTCCTTTTTTCACATTTTCTAAAACGCCTCTACACCAAACATCTTTAGCATAACATGGATCAGAAATATCAAAATTTCCCGACACACATTCAAAAGTTCCTAAGTTAATAGTTTTCATTATAATATCAATTTTTTAACTGTTTTTAATTTCTTTAATTCGTTCTCTGACAAGTTCATCAAAATCATCCCAATAAGTAACCGAGTAATAATCTCCAAGTTGCTCTGCGAGAAATTCCATATCATCATTTAATAACTCTATTTCAGAATCTTTCAAATCTAAATTCTCTTGCAAGTAATCTTTAGTAATATATGCATATTCACCGATATAAAATTTTTCCATCTCATACTTAAGTTCTGCAATAAGTGCTTCTCTTTCTTTTGCATCCACAAAATTTTGATCTGCAATTATATTAGTTTTTTGAATGAAATTTAATAATCTTCTCTTTAGTTGTTGTTCCATAATTTTAATTGTTTAACGTTCTCTCATCATTTCTAAGTATTCATCCATCATACCGGCTTGCATGTAAGCCTCCATTAAGCTAAATCCGCTCATCTGTTTTGCAAATTCCAAATTGTTTCTAGGACAACTGCAATTTGATAATCTTTCTTCTTCTGTTTCAAAGTGACCGATTACTCGACAATATCCATCATCTGTAATTTCACCAGGAATTAATTCTGCTTGATAACTAGTAGAAAATCTTCCACCTTCACTTTTACCTTTAATGTACTCAAAAACAGTACTTGTGTAATTTTTTGTTGTATCCATTTTGTTTTAAATTTTAATCAAATGATTGTGATTTTATTTTATCATAGAATCCTTCTTTAAGTAAAAATTCTACAGCTTGTTTAAAATTGTGAATTTTCATACAAGCACCAGTACAGGTTTTATCTAACTGTTCTGAAATAGGAGGTATTGTACAAAATCCTTTTACTAATTCTGACTTATCAGTATCTGGAAACTCTGCTCTAAAAGTACAAAGTCTTCTATGTGCTTCAATAGCAACTTCCATCATTTGTTCTTCTGCTTTTGCAACAGCTTGATTAACTTGTGAAAAATGCAAATCATACATAGAATCGATGTATGCTCTTGTATTTTGTGTCCTAGCATTTGATTTAGGTTTTTCCATCTTCTTAGTTTTTAGTAGTTTGCTATTATGATATCTGCTCTTTTTACTTTCAATTCTTGAAGGATTTGAGAATCTATCCTCTTTTGAATTTTTTCTTCTGACAAGTTAGGATTTCTTTTCTTAATTCGTTCTATTCTAACCTCTAACGGCGCATCTACAACAATTACTTTATCAAAAAGTTTATCATGTCCTGCTTCAAAAAGTATAGCACTTTCAAAAAGTACGTATGGAACTTTATCCATCCATTTTCCATATTTTGAACCTCCTCTATCGCCTGTTCTAAATTCTCTGTATGTTTGACACCAATTTTCAAACTTTTGCATGACTATTGGATGTAGAAACTTTTCTAGAGCTTTTTTCTTAACATCATCATTAAAGATAATTGTAGCCAAATTAGGAAATGAAACTTGTCCATTTTGGTAAGTTTGTTCTCCAAAATTTTTAATAACCCATTGTTTTACAGTACTTTCATCATACAATTTCTTGCATTCATCATCTGCATAAAAAACCGGAATTCCCATCTCTATGAACTGTTTTGAGATGTAGGTTTTACCAACTCCAATTCCTCCTGTAATTGCAACTTTTTTCATCTTAAAACAAATAAATTATTTGACAGAAAATTACAAAGAAACAACTTGCAACAACAGCATAACAAATTGTAATTGTATTAAAGTTATCACATCCTAATCTATCTTTTTCGATATATCTTCCTAATTTATTATCTCTTGTTGGTACTTTATTCCACTTTTGATAGATAATTGCCAAATAAACTATAATTCCTAAATTGACATAAGGGATAAAACTTCCTAGTAAAATTAACCAAGTTGAAAGTTTTACAAAACTAACTGTTTTGAAAGTTCCTATGTAAAATGCTAACAAAAGTATGCACATGGATGTTAAAATGATGTAACTAAGTAAACTCATTCTGCTTATTTTTTAGGCGTTAATAATAATTTGATTTCGTTTTCAAGAATTTGGATTTTGTTTTCCAAATCTTTTACTACAACAGGCATGTACTTTTCTACCATTCCTTTTTCTGCTTCTTGCTGATAAAGAAGATATCCAGCACATCCTTTTGAGTATTCCATTTCTTCTAACCGTTTATTGTAATCCGGTAGTAGTCTTTTTACTATTTCAAGATTTTGATTCATTGAGTATTATTTTAATTTTATTAAGATCGTTTAAAATTTCTTCAGATAATTCTTGAATTCTTTGAACTGCTTTTTTAGAATAATTAGGACAAACCATTCTTTTAACTCTGCCATCAGATACATCGACCCATTGTCCTTCAGGAAATTCTGTCCAGTGTTCCATTATTGTTTACTTTATATTTTTTACAACTGTCACAATCTTCTATTAAACTTCTATCATAACCTTTCCAATTTGGACAATTTTCAAAATTTTTCTGTGCTAATTTTTTCTTAAACTTGCGTAATCTTTTACGATCAAATATTTTTAAAAAATTATGGATAAAATTAAAAGTAGATAAATATCTTGGTCCAATTACAATTAATTCATTAGAAACAATTTCACTTTTATCATTAGTAACATAGTATGCACCTTTTGGGATGTAAGCTAAGTGCATCTCTATATCTGACCAAATTCTATTGACTGGATTTGTATAAGCATGCAAACCTTGAAAAATTTCACATTCTGTAACAATTTCAATTCCTGGTCTTTCCATTTCTAAGAATGGTCTATCATTTAATAGATGATTAATTTTAATGCTTTTAATTTCTTTAGCTGATTCTCTATTGAAAATAGCTTCCATTTCTGCTACAACTTTTTCTCCATAAGTGTAATCAAAATGTTGATATGGAGAACGTCCTTCTCCTTTTGGAATATCTTTACCTTGAAAATAACCGGTTGCTAACTGTTTGTAGACAATAATATCTTCTTTAGCATACGTGTATCTTGAATTTTTTGAACAATTAAAGCACATCTTCTGTTTCTATTTTGTTAAACAATTGAAAATTACAAAAAGTACAAGCTAAAGTAAAAGCTATTGTACCTCCTAAAATTACCCATCCGATGTAAGTAAAGTAAGTTGGTAAAGCATTGATAAACCATTTCCATGCTATATCAAAACTACAATAATACCAATCTATTAAAAATCCTAATCCTCCTATTACAATTAGATTTACTAAGCAAATTAAAACAGTTACAATAAGACTCATTACAAAATTTTCTACTAAAATCTTTTTCATTTCAATCTCCTTTCTTACTTTGCAAGTTCATACTTACCTTGACTATTCTTTACCAAAAATCTTGGTTCTTTTCTAGATGGTCCCATTAAAGTACCTGGTTTGTATTCTCTATTAAAGTATGATTCTGATTTAGACCAATCGGGTTTATCAGAAAAATAACTAGAATAATAACCACGAGTTGCATACTTTTCAATTCCTTGATTGTATGAAACTCCATGTTTTACTGCCATCATAAACTCTTTGAGTTCAGTCCAGTTCATTGGTCTATTCATAGATTCACAAAAATCCATTACTACAGATTTTAAAGAAACTTTGTTTTCTCTCATGTAATTCCTGATATCACTCCAGGTATTGAGATAACTGTAATCTTTTTTCATATCTTTTTTTAAATTTTGATTGATTTTTTTACTTGTTGTTAAATTTCATGTATGCCGCTAAAGCATCCGGAAAATTTGGTCCGCTATAGTGCATAATAGTTTCTTTTACATCATCTTCATTTTTTGCACAACGGTTAACATAGAACCGATGATAAAATGGCGAAAAAAGTAATTCCACATATTGACCATATCCTGCCATTGAACAAACTTGCATTTTGTAGTTTTGGATATCTTCATTCATTTGATCCACAACTTTTTGATAAGTTGTATCATCTTTCCACTGAGAACAAAAAGCCATTACAGCCCAAGCTGATTCCTTCGAAATTGAACCATCAAAATGAAGATGTTCCACTCGTGTTTCAGCAATTAAGTTATTAATTGATTTTTCACGATTTGCTTTAATTTTTTGACCGATAGTCATTGTTTCTTGATTTTCCATTGATTTGAATTTTGATTAATTAATTTTGATACTGTAAAAATACCGCTTTTTTCTTTACGATGTGTTCTTAAATGAAAAAAGTTACTAACAATTTAACTATTGAATTTTCTTGCTAATTCTCTTTGTCTTTTTCTTCTTTGACTCTTCCATGCTAATTCAGCAATAACTGTTCCATAAAGTTCTTCTGCACAACTTTCAATCATACTACGAGTTGAATTAAATTCTTGATATCCTCTTGAATCTTTTGCAATACACTCTTTTAGATTAAAGTTAAAAGCTCTTCGTAAATTTTTTAATAGTCTAATTTTCATCTTGTATTAATTTAATAATTTCATTAATTGAATTTTGTAAAGCTTCTACATGTTCTTTAGTAAAAATAATTTTTTTCTAAAGTCAATTTTGTGTGAACATCACTATTAATCATAATTCCTGATGTATTATCTGCAACAATCCATCTTTCTATCATTGTAACAGTATTTTGAACCGGACCAAGTTTGTTCCTAAGCATTGCTTCTAATGTCTCTTTTTCCATATCTAAAATTTTTTATAAAAATACTGAATTTTCTGTTACTAAATTACAATAAAAAGAAAAAGTTACTAACAATTTTCATGTAGTAACTCTTCCCAATCAAAATTCAAAAAGCCGGAGTTATCAATTCCGGTTTGCGAGTAATCTTAGTATGCTTGGTATCCCAAACTTTTTAGTAATTCAACTTGACAATTTGCGGCAAAAATAGCAAAATGTTCAACTGTTTCTTTTGGTAAAAATTTTACCATTGCTTGCATTTTTGGATCTACTTTATCTAAAGCAACTTCTGTAGCTTTTAGAATTTGTTCATGATACTTGATGTAAATTGGATCTTTGTAAAGCTCTTCCATAATTTTAAATTTTACCAGTAATCTTCACCAAAATAATCATCAATAATATCTTCAATATACCTTTCATCTTCTCCAAATTCGGCTGCAACTTCTTCAATTGCCATTTCTTTGTCATAACATTGATTTTCCATCAAGTCTTCGAACATTTCAATAATTTCTTGATCCATATCTTAATTTAATTAGTTAATCGTTGTAATACTAAAAATCCATTTTCTCCATAGTATTCCTTTACAATATCTTCCATACTTTTGTTTTCTTCCTCATAATTACCATGTACTTGATGTAAATAGTCATCAAATTTGATAATATCAATTACAATTCTTTTAAAAGCTACAGTAAGTAATCCATCATAAAATGGTTGTATTGAACATTTAAAAGCATCTTCAAAATCTTTTCTTACTTTAGACCATTCTCCTATTTTGTAATAACTCATGATTTTTCAATTTTAACATTTTCTTCTAATTCTAAGATAAAAAGTAAAGCATTTTTCGCGCCTATCAATTGATAGTAAATCATATCTTCAGATTTAGAATACTCAATTCCTTTAAATAATTCTCTATTTTTCTCTATTGCTTCAAGATGATCTGTAATTTGTTTTAAGACATCTTCTGTTTTTGATTCTGTTCTCATAATACTAAAAGTAAAATTGGTTAACTATTGTATCTGTATCAATTTTCGTAACATAAAGCACAAACTTCTGAATTTTTTCTATCTTTTCTGAAATTTTGCAAACTATTAAAAAAGTTGCATAAAGTACTCTTGTCATTATTTTGAATTTTGATATTACAAAAATACCAAAAAATTCAATACTAAAGTTTAATCTACTTCAAAAGTTACTAACAATTTTTACTCTTCCTCTTCTAACTCTTCTTTCCAGGTATTCAAAAAATCAATTCTAGGTTGATACCATTTTTCAGGATCTGTAGTTGCAATTTTTTGATCATACCAAAAATAATGACCATTTGCATTAAACTGATTTTCAATTATTCCTTCAGATTCTGCTCTTTCAAAAAAATCTTCTTGAAACTGATTAATAATTTCAATTTCCATTCCATCTTCAATTTCTGGTAATAAATGACAAAGACCTTTGTTTGCTTCCATGTAACTTATTATTCCATACTCATTTACTCTTTCATGATATAATTTGATTTTTTCATCAATTCTTTCAAGTAAGAAGTCAATAATTTCAATTTTTTCTATTGTTGTTATCATAGTATTATAGTATTAAGTACAACTTGTTAAATCTCCTAAAGTATCAAGAAAAAAACATCTTTCCAGACGGTTCATTTTGTGGTAATTCTGGGCTAGTATAGTAAACTACTTCTTTAACAATTAGATAGTTTGAAACATACTGATTAAAGTTTTCGATGTAAATACTACCCTTTGGAATGATCGCAATACAATTAACTTCTGGCCACCATGGCTTCATCCATTCTCCATTATTCATTCTTTTTAAATGACCTTTTGTTCCAATTTTGTAACTGTGTAATCCTTCTGTAACTGAAAGAGAATAATCAGGTTTTTCTATCCATTCATTAATGAATTCATTAAGAACTTTAATTTTATCTTTTGTGATTTCTGAATACTCATCATATGTTCGCCCATACATTTTAGCATCAATAGTAATTCTAGAACCATAAAGTTTTCCTAATTCGTAATTCATGTTTTGAAATGGTGACACAAAATTTGTTACACCTTCCATAGCGTGACAATTTTCGATATTTCTTGATAATTGCTTAAGAACTATGATATCTTTTTTCGCAATTTTAAATTTTGATTTTAATCCTACTTGAAAGCACATGTTATTATTTTTGAATTCTTTTAACCATTTTCATCTGTGTTGCAACTATCTCACCCGCCATCCAATTTTTCAAGTAAACAGAACCTTTTGGAATTATCATTTTAAAAACTTTGTGTTTTTTAGAATTACTATTAAAAACCCATACATTACTTTTTGCTCTTAATTTTCCAGTATAAGCATGTAATCCTTGATGTGCTTGTATTGAATTAAAATCTTTGTAGTAATTCCCAAAAAATTCAGAAATTGTAGTAGACTCTTTAATTTTAGATTTATCAAATTCATGAATTGTACCACTTAAATTTCCTATTCCAATTTTAGATTCTTTAATTTGATTTACTTCCCATTTAAAATCTCCTGCAAAAGAATAAGGTGACCTTGGAACTATTGGAGAACTGTCTAAATTTCTAATCCTAGAACATTCTACACACAATACTTTGTAGACTGTAATATCTTTTTTAGCAATTCTAATTTTGCTTTTGTTTCTTAAAGTAAGACACATTATTGTTAGTTTTAATTAATCTTTTACTGTAAATTGTTCTTCTATTTCAGATTTGCAAACAGGACATCTAAATTTTATTGTGTATTGCCAACTTGCTTCCATTGTTCTAAAACTTTTTAATGATATGCACTCTTCAAATTCTGCATCAAGTCCAGTACTACATTGAAAACATTGCAATTTAAACTGTTTTTGATGAAATGGAGATTTTTTAGTTATTGTCATTTTTCTTTAATTTTCTTCTTTTCTTAATTTCTGTACTCAACCAAAACAGTCCTTCTATTGCATTTCCCCAAATCCATAGCATTCCGCAAATTACCATCATCAAAAAACTCTTTCCCCAAATCAATTGAGCCCAACTATTATCGGGAGGATTGTATGCAAAATCTTCTTTTAGTATTCCTAATACTACACTAAAAATGAAAAAAATTATTGTAAATCCTATTGTTATTATTCCAAAAAGTTTTGTCCAAGTCATCTCTTTCATTTTAGTTTTGGTTTTTCAATTGTTTCTAATTTCCAACATGATGTTAAAGAATCTCCAACTGCTACATTGTTGTAAGTTTTGTTTCCTGTACTTATCCAACTTCCATCATTTGCAACCACAATACAATAGTGCACTGTTCTTGTTTGTACCATTTTTAAACTAACATTGTAGTATCTTTCTCTTTTCTTAAAATCATACTTACTTGCAACCATCTTAGTTTGTTTTTCACAACAAGATGAAAACAAAACTACAATAACTATTAAGAAAATTGTTAAAATCTTTTTCATTATTTTTCAATTTTAATTAGTTTAAGAAATCTTGTCAATTTGTTGTTTCTAAAGTTTTTCTTTTTAGCTTCAATGACAAAAAGTATTACACAAACTAACAAAGCTCCAACATTAAAAGATGGAATTAAACAAGCAACAAAAGAATACTATAAAAAGAAATTAGTCCATTTTACTATTGCATTAAAAACAGAAATAATGATAAGACAAATCAAAATGATAAAAACATGTAATCCAACCATAACTTTATTCTCCTATCATTATTTTTAATGTTCTTACCACAATTAGGACAACAAACATTGTATTCTTTAATTCGTTCTTAATTAAATCCACCATGTACTTTGGTATAAGAAGATTCATCAAAACTCAAGTATTCATGAACTTTTTCACAGTGTTCACATTTAATGTAACAGTGATCATTAAATTTTGTCATTATTTTAGTATTATGATTTCTTTTTGTTTTTCTATCAACTCAGTAATTTTTTCATCTATGGTTTCATAATCAACCCATAGTTCATATCTATCCCAACTAACACATTCAATTTCTGTTTGTTCAACTCCTATCCTTGCGGCTTCTTTCAATAAAGCAACTAACTCTTCTTTTGAAAATTTGAAAATCATCTCTTCCATTATTCTTTATCTTCTTCAAACTTAAATCTCTTGTATTCTAAATCTGAACATTTGATGTTAATTTTAATATCTTCATTATTACAATTTTTACGGCGTTCTACATCAGTTTTGTAATACTTAACTCGTCCACCTTCTGAAACAAGTTTAAACACGATTTTAGTTCTTAGCATATCTTTTTGAATTTTAACAGTCTACGTAATCATTCCATAATTGATTTGCACTTGTAGCCTCGCTAGAAACTTGATTATCCCAAACAGGATAAAGTGTCCAACCATTTGAACTTTTCTTGATAATAATTTTATCACAAAATAGTTCTGGATCGTATTCTCTTCTACCATTTTTGGTTGTCATTTTCATCCAAGTTAAATACTGTCTTCCATGACTCTGCACAAATTGTTTCCAAACTTCTTGCTTAAACTCTTCGGGATTAAGTTTGAGATATCTTCCATAATCTGTAATACCACCACAAAGCCCTATACCAAGATAAGACTCATTAAAAGTTTGCTTTCCTTCGTAAGTACCTTCAAAGTCAATAATTTCGTAAAGTATTGCAAGATCCGCTTCTATTGCACTATCATAAACTGAAACTTTTGTCTCATACAATTTTCCATTACACTTTGGACAAACTCCTGTGATTATCGGTTTTTCAAACCAAATTCTACCATCTCCATTACAATGTTCACATTTTACTTTGCACATTTGCATTTTTCCAAATGCTTTCTTTTCTTTCTTGATGTAACCTTTAGCATCACATTCTGGACAAGGTTTGAAAATTTCAAAAGTTTTTCCTATGCACTCTTCGGTTATTCTATCATTATGTGCGATGTAGGTACATCCACATCTTTTAGTAGCTCCAACTTCACTGTAAGTAATTTTTCCTGTTTTAGGATCTCTACTTAATCTCGATGTTGTCAGTTTGTTTAATTGTTCTTGTGTCATTTGATTGAATTTTGATAATACAAAAATACCAAAAATACTGATACAAAACTATAATTTTGAAAAAAAATTACTAACAATTAAAATGGGATAATTTTTCTTTCAGTATTAATTGAGTACTAACTATTTCTAAATTTGGTAAAATTGTTTGTTGCTCTTTGATGTAAAAAGCACCTTTTGGAATAATGGCTTTAAAAACATAATGCCAATATTGATTATCTATCCAATCCATTGCATAATGTTCTGCATGTCTTTTATCTGCAAAACTATGTAATCCAGCATTTACTCTAAATTCTAAAACTTTTTCTGAACTACCCACCCAATTTCTCCAATATTCTTTAAATTCTATTCCGTCATTAGTTTCTAGAAACTTAGTTTCTTCAAGTATGAATCTACGCAATTTTTCATCATCATGAGTAAAAAGTTTGTAAAAAGAATTTCCACAAATTTTTTCTATACCCATTATTGAATTTTCTTCAATAACAGTAGCACACATATCTACTTGATAAAGTTTGTCTAAGTCCCAAATCATCTTTTTGTAGATAGGAGAATGAAATTTTTCTATCTTTTTAGTAAGTACTTTAAAAACTTCAATATCTTCTTTTGCTACTCGAATTAAAGTACTACCATTTGCATACAGACACATGTTAATTGATTTTACTTAGGTTAATAATATTACTGATATGAATTCCATTACTTTCATAGTAATTTTCTTCTTTAGAAATTAAGTCTATTAATTTTAAGAACAAATCTTTATCTTGTACTTCTACCGGTATTTCATAATAATAATTGAAAAAGCAATTTTCATACTTTTTGTCATTTTTCCATACATTAATAACTCTTCCTGCTACCATGTACCAATTTGTTGTTCTATTAATCTTTTTCATTTTCATTTTCTTTATTAAATGATGGTAAGTAATTCATTATTATTAATCCAACCAATGGCCATCCCGATTGTAAAAACCAGCATGCTGCACCAATTAGTCCAAAAAATCCTAGCCAAACTAAGGTTCTTCCAATATTTCCCATAGTTTTGTGTTTTTAAAATTTTTCTAAAATCTGCTTTTCTTTTAAAAAGATTTTTACCGAGTATTTTTTAGGTAGTTTGAAATCTTCAATATCAAATGGAATGTAATTACAATAAGTACTAATTTTCATCCAACAAGTATCTGAAACAAAAAATTCTACAGTACTTGCTTGTGGATCTTTGTAATAAAATTCTAATCTTTCCCATTTAGAACCGCATTCACCAAAGTACGTAACTACATTAACTTGTGGAGAATTATCTTTAAAGATATCAATTGGTAGTAAAAAATTCTTCTTACCATCTAATCGAATTGTAAAGAGGTAGGATGTATTGTTTGTTCCTTTTGTTTCAAAACTTGGTTTCTTAGATTGTGAAAGCCATTCAATTTTTTCATAGTGTACAATAGGAACTTCTAATTGATAAAGTCTTGGTGCACAACTTGAAAAGAAAAGTACTATTATTAAAAGTACAGAACTTCGTTTGCAAAAATTTTGTAATGATGTCATTATTCTTTAATTTTTATTGTTAAACGTCTAATTTTAATTGTTTTAATTTTTCTTTTTGGTTTTTAAGGAATTGTAATTCTCCTTGTAATTTTGCAATAACTTTTTCCATTAACTTTACATCTCCAATACAGTCTGGTCTTTTCTTTAAACTAATACCAGCATAAGAAAAAACATCATACCATTTTCCTTTTTCTGTTTGCCAAACTGTTTTAATCAATCCACACTTTGTACACTGAAATTGATTTCCGCCTAAACTATACCATTTGTGAAATTTGCTACTATCTCTCATAGTATCTTGCTATTGTAATTTGATTTGGTTCTATATTTATCAGTTCTTCGCCGGTAGTCATATGAATTGATTTTGTTACCAAATATCGAATTCCTGTTGATAATTCTGTTACATTGTAAATTACACTATTCCAAGTTTTTTGTATAATTTCTGCTGGTCCTAACTTAATTTCAGTCTGCCAATAGTATTCTTTAATTTTCTTCAATATTGTACCATAAATTTCAGGCTTCCAATACAACCAATCTTTTAAAGGTGAATGCCAATAATCAAGATAATCATTAAAATTTTCGATTTGGCAATCTTTTTTCATAATACAATTGTAAACCGCTAACATCCTTTCAATAGTTTGGATATGATCTTCCTCTTCTTGACAATAACAGTATTGGAAGATATCATTAATTATATCAATAGTAACTAACTCTTTTGCTTTAATAGATTCTTTTTTTACTTTTGTAATAGAGGTTAAAAATCTAATTTTATCACTAACCGGACTCGCAAAACTAAAAGTAGTCCAAAGTAAAATAAGAAAAATTGTAAATCTCTTCATTTTTAATAGATTTTAATTAATGTCCATAATAATAAAAGAGTAAAACACAATAAAATAGTACCACTAAAAACTTCTCTCATAGTAACTCTTGGTTTAAAAACTCTATCGTATGGTTTCATTTTAAAAAATTTGAATAATGTTTGGTTTTCTACAAAGTCTGTTTTGATTTGATTTATCAAAACCATAATTTAAATTCATTCCTAAAATATCAAGTTCTTTATCTGTATACTTATCCCAATCTTTAAATGAATTGGTAAAAGTAACTTCGTTGTAATTCCACAAAAGATTGTAGACTCCACCTTCTTGAATCATATGAGAAACAATAATAGCTTTTGATTTAACACCAAGTTCATCAAGCTTTTCGGCAAGCTTTACAAAAGTACCTCCTAAATCACAAAGATCATCTACTACAAGTACATCTCTATTTTTTAAATCAATGTTAGTATTGACCTGTTTTAAAACAATTTTTTGTTGTGAACATTTTTCTGCTACTTGTATTATAATTCTTTCCTTTTCAAAACAAACAATTTCTGGATTTAAAACTTTGTGTCCAATATCTTCTTTAAAATTATCTGCTGCACCTTTATCAGGAAAAACTAGCACCTTTTTATCAGTTGTAATGGACTTTAAAAGTTTAGACAAACCTTTACCTCCATTTGCCTCAATAACTCCACAGTAACCAAAATATGGCAAAATATTGTCAAATTTTACAGGTACTTCCAAGTTGTCTAAAAGAGACTCTTTATTATGAGGTGTAAAAATTCGTACTAATCTTGGTTCTAATTCATTAATAGCTCTACAAATGATTTTCAAATTAAATGCTGCATTGAAATTAAAAACTCTGTCATTTCTCATACACATGAGATATGGAAAGTAAATCTCTTCTATTACAACCTCTTGACGACGTAAAATATCACCAACTTGTTCCATCAAAAATCTATCTTCCGGTGTAACCAACCTCATAATAATTTTCGCGCGATGTTTGCGATTTAAATCTTTAAGTTCAACTTGGATATCACCATCGGGAAATCGGTGAATTTTTTTAATCCCTTGTCCTGTAATAAAGTTTATTGTATTCATATCATTAATTTTTAGTATGCTGGATTTAAAACTTCAATCCAAATAGTTGGATCATTTTCTTCTACTCTATCTTTGTGTTCTAATCTGAATTTTGTAATGAATCGTTGATCTTGATTTTCTTCCCAATCTTCAATTTTAAATTTTTCAAATTCTGAAAAATTTAATGGATCAGTTTTAATTTTTTTAACAATCTTTTCATCATAAAGAATTGTTACAATAATCAAATCTCCCCACATGGAATTTCTAAATTCAAGCAAATGAAAATGAGTAACTAAAGCACCAATTTTCTGTGCGATAAATTCCAAATGCTTTAAAGTTGATTGCCAATTTAATGGGCTTTGTGGTCCAGATTTCATTTCCATAATTAATAGTTATTGCATTTTTACAATTTGGTTTGTGTGCAGGTCCACCTTGTCCAGAATTACCACTGTAATTACTAACAAAGATGTACTCATGTCCTTCATAAGTGAATTCTCGTATTTTAAGATTATCACCATTAGAATCTTGCACTATTATAATACTTTGTTTTCCATTTCCTGTTTGTGAATTCATGCAACATGCAAAAAGAATTAAAGCAAGGAAAATTCCAATAAACCAAGGTAGAATTTTAAAAATAATTGAAAAAGTTCTCATAGTAATTTTAATTTTTAATTATCTTCTATTTCAGAAACAATAATTTCAAGTTTAATATTTTGTTGCTTTAAAGCTGCTTCTGTAAATTCTTGCCATCCTTCCATTATTTTAATTTTCTTTTCCAACTTCATTACTTTTTTAGTTAATTCATGATTTGAATCATGATTTGCAATTATAATTAATTTCAAATTTGCAAGATCAAAAATTAAAACTACAAATAGTGCTACCATTAAAGCAATAGCTCCTACAAAAGTAAAACCTATTGTGAAAGCATGAAAAAGTGCTTGGTCAAATGGAAATGAAACACAAGCCATAATAAAACAAAAAGAAGCGAATAATATCCATCTTCCTGCTCTTGATTTAAAAAGTTCTTTCATTATTTTAAATTTTTTTGATTAATTTTCTTTAACATCTAACTGAATTATTTTGCTACTCCAGCCAATATCTGCAATTCCTATTACATTATAAGTAGTGTAAATTGGCCATGCTAATTTTTCATTATCTTCTCTGAGAGTCACTAAATTAACTTCAAAATCAGGATGTTTCATTAAAAGTTCTGCTAATTTTTTTGCTTTCATTTTGTTAGTATTCGTAATCTTTGTATTGCTTTATAGTAGTCAATGGATCTCTAGAACGACGAATGAGACGAATTCTTTGTCTCTTAGCTTCTTTTTTAAATCTTTGTCTTCCTTTTGTTTCAGCACTGCCTAACTTTTGTGCAAGACCTGTTTCAATTTTTCTTGATGTGTTCGCCATTTTAAATGGTAATTTTAAGATTGTGAAAATACTAAAAATTTCAATACCAAATTATTCTAAAAAGAAAAAGTTACTAACAATTTTAGTCAGCAACTTTCTCTAATTAAAAATTCAAAGTATGAAAAATCATCAAATTTCAATAGGTTTAAACGGATTATTGTCTAATTCAAGAGGAACCATTACAAAATTGGTAGGTTTAAATGCTTCATCAAGGTTAACTTCTTCAATTACAGACTTTTGTGCTTGTTCTTCAGTGTACTTTTGATATGAAGATTTTGTTTTTACTTGATGTTGTGTTTTCGACAAAGACTGTTTTATCACTTTAAGTTCCTCATCAATTTTGCTGTTTTTCTCTAATTTTTCAGTTTTTTGTTGTTTTATCGGTTTTTGGTTACCAGAAATTTGAAATGGTTTAAAAAAGACATCTTGCTCATCATCTCTATTATCACTACTACACGCAATTTTTTGACACTCTTCTCGAGTACAATCTTTGAAGATACAGATTTCACAAACTTTTTCTCCACCATTATTAGAGATATCAGTTACTATTGCATCTCCAAATTGAGTGCTTACTATTTCATCAATTTCAGAATTATAATACTTCTTCATTATTGTAGATTTTAAAAGGTTAATTTTTAGTTATTATTGCAAACTTTCAAAAAGTTTTGATTTTAAGGAAAATGCATGACTTTCGGTTGACTTTTTAGACAATGAGTTTCACCAAACCATTTTTTAGCCTCTTCAATTTTATTGTACTTAAACAATTCTCTAACAAAAGAAGATGAACAAATCGCATGTTCTGGTTTTGCTAAAAGAAAAACAGTCTCAATATCTCCTAATAATTTGTTGATATGGGCGAGGTCTTTCTCGTATTGAAAATCAACAGAATTTCTAAGACCTCGTACAACTACAAAATCTTTAGTTTCTAAAGTTTTGCAAAAATCTACTGTTAAAAGATCTGATGTTTTTACTGTTACTCTTCCATCATATTGAAAACATGTTTCAATTGATTTAATTCGATCATCTAAATTAAAGTATGATTTTTTTGAACTATTAATAGCAATCAAAATGATAACTCTATCAAAAAGTTGCAAAGAACGTTCAACAATATCATAATGACCTATTGTAAAAGGATCAAAAGATCCTGGGAATACAGCAATTTTCATTTTTTACAATTTTAAAACCAACCAACTTGATCTTTACCAAATTCTAAGAGGATACATCTTGGACAACCTAATGGATCTTGAAAACTGTAATTTTCAAAAAATCTTACGTTAACTATATTGAAAACATTTCCATTATTATCAGCAAAAAGTACCGGAATTTCTTCATCTGATTTGTCAATACTAACTTGGTATCTTAAAATGTTAAGTAATTCCATTAATCTGAATTCATCAGTTTCAAAAGCTGAAATTTCATCCGGAGTTTTTTCTGAGAAAGAACCGATTGATTTTTCGCCTTGTACTATGAAAGCACACAATGGCATAGGTGGATTATCTATGCTAATGTGTTCTTCTTCTTCAGTAAAATAATAGCTAAAATCAAATTCTCTAAGAATTAAAGCATCAGTAGCAATTGTTGTATTACCGGCATCTAAATTTTTAAAAACTCCCGTTTTTGTAGCTTTTTTATCCCATTCACCAAGCCGGATAACTAAATTATCATTCCATTTTTCATGCAAAAGTTCTAAGTTCTTTATCAAGACTTTAACTTTCATTCCCCAAGGTTCTTTTTGATTTTGTTCCATAATACTATTGATTTTGATTTTGTTTGCGAATTTGAAAAAGACGTTTAAATAATGGTAAAGTTGCCATCATTTTTTCAGGATAACCATCACAAAATTCTCCATTTTCATTAATAGGGAATGCCCTGGTATCAATTTCTTCTGTTGCATAATAGCCAATACTTTTAGTTTCAGCTATCTGGCACTGAAAATCCATTAATTCAAGTTCATTAAATTCTCCAACATATCCTTCACCATCAAGCCAAATGTGAACTTTTGGTTGTACAATTGTGTTTTTAGTAGGTTTCATGTCTCTTTAATTTTAAGCAAAAATAATGAAAATAATGATATGATGAAATTTAAAATGAAAAAAGTTACTAACAATTCATGTAGTAACTCTTTACACTGATATGCAAGGGATTAAAATTATCTAGGAAAACCGATTCCTCTTTCGGTTATTTTAACAGAATGTTGACAATCACCAAAAAAGTTTTTTACGAATTCAATGATGTGTTCACACTCAAAAGGTTTGCAACTAAAAATGTCAATAAAACACCAGCCCTTCTCTTCAAAACTGTGAATTGACAAATGACTTTCAGCAATAATAGCAATACCGGTAATTCCCTTATCTTCCGGAACTAATCCTTCATAAGGAAAAACATATGGTTGCGTTATTGGTGTCATTCCTATTAACTCGGGTAATGCTTTAAGGAATTTAAAGTGTAGTTCGTAATTAGAAAGTAATTCTTTCTTCACATCCCAAAGATCAATTGTGATGTGTGGGCCAAAAACTTCTTGATTCATCATCTTCCATACAAAATTCTTTTTAGTAGGCAAATTGGCGCCTGTTTTAACTATCTATTCCAGTTTTCTGAAAACTTTTTGTTGAAAAAAGTTAGACTGAAAATCCTGGAATAAATAGTGAAAGATATTGGACGACGTTGGCAAATTCACCTACTGATTTATTGGCAAAAATTCTTAATGTTGTAATCCAAACGGAAAGACATGTTACAGAATTGAACAAGAAAATGGATGATAAAAAATCTGTTGATGTTAATGCTATTGTAGAAGGTAGTATGAACCAAAAGAAAAAAGAACAGTCAGGATTAGATACTAAGAGTATTGAGAAAAAATTGGACGGAATAATTTCCAGCATCAACAAGGGTGTAACGTTAATTTTAGATTCAAAACAAAAATCAGCGCCTACCGGCGCGCCAGTCCAACCAAA